CCACCAGAAGAGTCTCACATTACGCCAGAATCATTAGAAGAATTGGCTAATTTAGCCAGTGCGCTTGATTCGTCAGACGACCCTAATCTCAAAAAACAAGCATCAGTTATTGACGAATTATTATTAACAATTGCAGCAAATCCAGAAACATTAGCTAATAAAAAAGCTGCCGATGAGAAAAAAATAGACGAAATAAAAAGGAAGTACGAAACTCCTCGTAAAAATTTAGAAGACACTAACAAAATAGCTGATACTAAAAAAGCAATTGATAAAAGTGATATGACAAAAGAATATAGAATACTTGAGGCTCCATTGAGCACAAGATATTGCCCAGATCATCCTGGTACACAAATTTACCGTATTGGTGAGCATGTCTGGCAGTGTGAATTAGATAAGAAAACATATAATTTCGATACTGGATTCGATTTAATTAATGGTAGTAAAGTTCCTGGAGGCGATGTTTCAGAACAGACAAAAGGATTAGGAATTCAAGAACAAGCCATATTTGACACTAGAGAAGGTAGATTAGGTTCAAATTAATCAAAATTCTGATATAATCTTAATTGGCTTGCTATTAGCAAGCCAATTTTTTTGCATCTATGTGGGTGTTTATGAACAAAACGTCATTCAAAAAAATATTGGAACATCCCGACAAGGATGAAATTATATCTAAATTGGTCATTGGTACGCCTACCAAAGACATTCACGATTGGCTTGCCCTTAAATATACAAATGTAAGTGAATCAAAATTCGTTATCTCTGAAAAATCTATTAAGTCATTTCAAGACAACTATCTTGATATGTATAATTATATGCTGGAAGACATTTCCAAAACTAAAGCCGCATTAACTAAGACGGGATCGATTGAAGATCAGCTTGAGTTAGCTGTTCAAAGCAATCCTACATATAATAGTAAGATGATTGAAATAGCAAGTGAAAATTTAGATGTACGTCAGATGGTATCTAGATTATGTGCAGCAATCGAGATTAGATTTGCACAAGTATTCGATGAAATTCAATCTGATCCTAGAAATATCAATACCCGCGTTGATCGTATGTTAAAAGAGTATGGTGAGCTTCTTGGCACATTACTTGATAGGTATTATAAATTTACTGAAGAAAAATCTGATCAAATAGTTCAACATAATGTTGCCATTCAAATTGTGGATCAGCAGGTTTCAATTTTACATAATGCTTTAAAAGAAGTAATTGCAGAATTTGATAACGAAAAATCTTTGCATTTTATGGAAAAAGTTAATGAAAGAATTAGCAGATTAAAAATGCCATCTCCAGATAGTCAATCTTATGAGGATCGTTTGGCTGATGCTAAAATTCTCAGTGAAACTATTAATAAGAAGATAAACGAGTAATAACCATGAGTAACAAAGAGCGCACCAAAATATCTCATATTACCGATCCGGTAAACGTAGAATCATTAGAAAAAGTTAAAATTCCAGACTATATCAAACCATATAGTGAGGAAGAGCTGGCTGTTTTACTAGATAGCCCTCAAATAAAAAATATGTTGAAGTGGTTAGAAAAAATTAAAACTAGAGAGGGTTCTCCGGTGGATATGGAGACCGCTTTAGATGATGTAACTGCCTATCCAAATAATGATAGTCAATACATGCACATTCCGGGTCAGCATAATATTGAAAAATGGCTAACAGCAATTAGAGATATTCTTGCCAGCGAACATCAAGGAGTGGATAGAAAAGTAGCTATCGCTCAAGCCACAAGAGGATGGCGCGAGATGGAAATCTTTGATTTTATGAATTGGGTAAGATACTACCAGGAAGGGGTTCATTTGAAATATAAGTTTGCTCAGTTCTTCTATGGCGATGCTGATAGGGGATATATGCTTCCTATTGGAAGAAATCGCGAAGAATCAAACCCCACAACAGACATAGATTTTAGTAAAGATCTACCAGTAGATGGAGATTCTTCCAGAAAAGAACTCATCGAAAAACAAAGAAATAAAATAATTGGCAGGCTTGATTCTGCTGAAAAATTATTAAGATCAGATGATGGTCAATTGTTTTCTGGGAAAGAGCTTGAATCATTATTAGACGCAATCTATGATTTAAAGAAAAGAATTCAATTGATTAATAAGAAAAGTTTATCTACTCGTTCTTACGAAGATTTAATTGTGAGACAAGCAAACATTTTGTCAAAAAATGGTTTTTACAAAGCTGCGCAAGCTTTACATTCAATTGCGGAGGAAGATACAAAATTACAATCCGCCCCCGAGCCAGCGCAACCTGTTCCTAACAAGCCACAAGATCCAAAAAAGTCTCCACAAAGCAATAAAATGCCTCCTCCCGCCTCCCCTGCCCCACCAATGCAAGGAAGTGGGTCTGTTGGTGGATTACCATCAACTGGACCAGGAATGCCTCAAAATCCTCCGGATAGTGCTCCAAATAATCCTCCCACCCCAACAAAAACAACTTCTGTTGGTATCAATCAATTCATGAAAAATCTTAATAAAGGATTATCGGCTGATAAAGGATCAGTAGATGATATTTTAGAGGTCCAAGATCCGGGAGATATTGTTGTTGAAGCTCAGTTAGCGCCAGAGGCGCCACCACCTCCAACAGAAATGACGCCACCTCCAGAAGCTACATCGCCATCAAAAGTTCCAGAAGAAGCTCCAATTGAGGTTACAGAAAATAAATCTCCATCTCCAAATCAGCCTACAACAAAATCTCCAGAATCTTTCGATTCAAAAATAGATGTTGTTTTCGCTAATATTACCGTAGATGATGTTGTTATTAAACTAGAAGATTTAGCCAAGGTTTTCAAAACAAGAGAAATACCAAGACAATTAGCTATTGTTGATATGATGTTAGATAGTCTTGGATTAGCTTCTTTCTTTCCATCTTTATCAGAAGCCACTAATAAGGCGTTAGAGTCTAACAACTATATTTCTACTCGTATTGAAGATATCATTTCTAAACTTCGTGGAGCCATGACCACTCATGATATTGATTTGAAGGGAAATGAAGTTGAACAAAATCCAGAAGTGGATGCCGTTAAGAACAAACTTCAGCAGGATGCTGATAAAGAAAAGGTTCGAAAAGAAATGAGAAAGCAACAGGAGAATGAAGAGCTAGAACAGAAGTCAAAGGAAACTCCAGAAATAGAGGTTGCCGAAGATTTAGCTCCAGAAGCTCCGTCACCTCCTGCACCTCCTGCACCGCCTCCTCCAAAACCAGCAGTTTAAGGGATAAATGAAACTTCGCGAATTGCTGCAACAAATATTGGAAGTTCAACAAAGTATTGGCTCTTCTAAGCCGTATATTTGCGGAGGTACGCCCAGAGATAGGTATTTGGATAGATTAAAAGATCTATCAGATTTGGACATCACCACCGGTGATAATACTATAGATTATCTTTCACAAGAATTTGCTGAAAAATTCAAAAGGGAATATAATATAGTTAGAAAAACAATGTCAGACGGTCATAGCTCTATTTATATAGGTCAATTTAAGTTGGATTTTTCATCCAATTTTATTGTACCAAACATAGAGCAAATTCTTGCAAAAATGGGCATTAAAAATCCATCGGACATAAAAAAAGAAATATTCAGCAGAGATTTTACTTGCAATGCTTTATTGTTAGATTTTGATTTGAAAACGGTATATGATCCTACAGGAAGAGCATTTGCTGATCTAAAAGAAAAGAAAATAAAAACTTGTTTAGCTCCAGAAATAACATTGACATCAAATAAAAATAGAGTGGTGAGAGCAATTTATCTCGCAGCTAAGTTAGATTTTGATGTTGATAAACCCATCATTGAATTTGTTAAAAAAAATCCTGACTCTATCAAAATATCTTCTGAGAAGTCACTTGCGGAAAAATTAAATGAAGCATTTGCAAAAGATGCTGATAAAGCAAGTTATTTATTAACACAAATGGGTTTATGGAATTATGTTCCAATTACAGAGCCAATGAGACCATATTATGCTAAACATGTAAAGGGGAACATTAATGTTGCCAAATAAAAAAGGATATTTTCAAGGAACAGAAGAGCCAACTCCAGGAAAAAGAAAATACAAAGCGGAGCCTGCTATTGTAGTACAGCCTCGTTTTGAAGAGCCTTTATATAGAAATTATGACTTATATAATGCGCCAGGTATAACCGACCATCCAAAACATGGACCAGGAGCGGGCTGGCATTCTATGCAAAATTATAAGAGCATATCTGATTTCTTAAAAGATAGGCGTAAAAAATTAAAGGATAAATATAAAGCAGATGATTCTTGGATTCAAGATGATGGTTCTTTAACCAAATCTCAAAAGAAAATTAAAGCAAGAATGGAAATACTAACTGGATTAGTTAAAACAGCTGGAGAACATTTTAATAAACATTGTAAGAACTGCGGAAAAATAACAACATGCAGATGCCCCGGTCCAAAGAAAACCATTGAAGTTGATTCGTGCTATAATTGTTCAGATGTAAATAATATAGATTTCCCAATTGATGACCAGATAAATTCTGGTATGATAAAAGAAGATGATTCTTCTGTATCTGGAGCTGCTCAGATTGGCGGCAATTTAGATGAATATCTTCCTGGACCAGATGAGGAAGGTAAATTACCTTCCGAGTTAAATTATGGCAGAGATTATTCTTTTGAAAATAAAGAAGATATGCATGATTACTTACAGTCTTTATTGGAAAAATATCTAAATTATGGAGAAGAGCCTTTTTACGGACTTCCTGATGGTCTTGAAGGCATGGATGCTAGAGAAGATGGATTAGATAGAGTAACGGATAATCCATATGGAAAATCCGAATCAGGAACCACTATTTACGATAATATGTCGTATTAACAATGACTATTATTACATAATAATGTATATAAGCACAAATTCGTAGCTTTAGAGGTATCAATGTTAGAGACAACAGCACAAATAATTGTTGATGAACAACAGGGAATGGGTGGACCAATTCACTTGGTTCCAATTACGCCTCCTATGCCCGCAATCCAAGAGGCTCCAATTGAGGTTGTTGAGTCTCATGAACCAATTATTACGGTGGATGACCCAAAAGCGGGAGAGCCAAATTTGATATTAGAAGTTAATTTGGATGGTCAATTATTGGGCGCTCCTGATTTTGATCCAAACGTAGCTGCTCAAGAAGCAATTGTTGTCACTGATGAAGATGATGAAGATGATGAAGACGATAAAGAGGACGAGACAGAAGACAATAACGATGCTCGCAAGTCCAAGAAGAATGACAAGTGGGACTGGGAATCCAAAGGTGCCAAGGGCTTTTTATCTTGGGTTAAAGAGAGATTGGGAGATGTTCCAAGACATTCCGGCTATGATACCGCCGGGCTGGAGAGGGCGTCCTCTTATCTTGAGAGATTAGATAATGAGATTTCAAAAGCAATGAGACTTGATTTGGATGGTGAGTTAGACTCTAACCAAATAGAGCATGTAAGATCTCAGATCGAAAAAGGTTTGGATATGCTTCAGGACCGAATTAATAAGGTTAAAGATACTAAGAAAAAGAAAAGAAAGGGCAAAAAAGCCGACGCCGAAACTTCTTCTCTTGTTAAAGAGGCTCAAAAAGTTACCGGAGTTAGTGGTATTTACATTATGGCACCATTATTCATCTCTAGAATTGCTAGAATTTGTGTAAATAGCGCTGTTTCTGCCGGTCATGACATTGAAGATACTTATAATAGACTAGTTAAGAGATATAAACTTACTGAAAGAGAGCAGGCTGAAACTATGCAGCTTCTTGCAGATATGGGATATCCACTTCGTCAAGATAGGGGTTTTATGCCCGATGATGATATCGAAGTAGAAGATGGAATGGACTGGAATCAAAACTTCAAGGGATAACTAATGTCAAAATATGTCAGGCACCAATCGGTAATTTCTAGACAGGCTGATGAGTCGATAGAAGGAGATCATTGGTTAAAACAATTTGAAAAAATGCAAAAAGAAGCCGTGCAACCGCGCGCTGTAGATCGTTCATTGTTTGAGCAGATAACCACTATTATGAATGGTAAGCCAAAATATACTTCTGTCGAAGCAGCTGTTGAAGATATGAAGAATAGAAGCGGTTTAACAGCTTATTTGAGTAAAGTCACATTATCAGAAGAAGGTGATAGAGGACAGACAAAGACGGCTTCCGCAGAAGAGGAACAATTACCTGCATTATTAAAGAAAAATAAAAATATTGTTCAAACCATTGACAATATTGTTAGGGAGTCGAAAGGCAACCTTCCTGTAATTGCAATTATAGAAAAAGTAAAATCAATTCATCATAATGATATTTCTGATGATAAATTATGGGATGGTGATGATCTTATTATTTATGTTAGTGGTCTCAATTTAAAAGAAAAGAGAATTCACGCGCGTAATGAAGAGAGTCAAAATTTAGGCAAGAGTGATTCTAACAACAACTTGGATATTGATCCAACAAACACTGATGCTTTTTATGCCTTGAATCCCGCCAAGATATAAGGAGCATTTTATATGCCAACTATAAATTCGTCGGCAGCAACCGATAAAGATTTATTTGAAAAACTAAAACAACAATTATTGTCCTTGGACCCAGTCAGCTTCGCTGAGAAATATCTAACATTAGATGGCAAGCCATTTCGTTTACATGGAAATGGTTATCGACCATTTGCAGACATTTATCGTTACATTGGTATTAAAGCTTTAGAGCCAAATTCTAAGCCCATAATCATCGTTAAAGGACGTCAGGTGGGAGCAACCACTATGGCAAGCGTTCTTGAGATGTATTTCATGGGTTCAGGTCTTTTTGGAGTTGGCGATAAACCGCCCATTCGTATTATTCATACATTTCCTCAATTGGAATTGGCTGCTGCTTATTCAAAAACTAAGCTTAATCAAATGATTAATTCATCTGTAGCAATCAATTCAGATACTGATAAAAAGGGCGCCAAACCAAAAACATTTATGCAAACATTGTTAGATCAATCTACTACTACAAATGATTCGTTGCATTTTAAACAATTCATTGGAGGAAACCATTTATGGATTGAATCTACTGGGCTTGATGCTGACCGTATCATGGGGCGAATGCTATCTCTTGAGACTGATATTCCTACAATAAATGGATTCGTCAAATTAAAAGAGTTAAAAGAAGGAGATCAACTATTTGATGAAAATGGAAATATTTGCACTGTTACTAAATTACATCCTATAGATTTTAATCCCGAATCATATAAAATTACTTTTGATGATGATACGACAATAGATGCTTGCGCAGATCATTTATGGTTAACGTATACTAAATCAGATCGTAATAAAAAAAGAAAACCAACAGTAAAAAATACTAAAGAATTATTCGAAACATTAAAAAAATCTGGTGAAGCAAATCATTCAATTTTGTGTACTAAACCACTTAATTATTCTGATAAAAATTTATTATTAGATCCATATTTACTTGGATTATGGTTAGGAAATGGTGATGGCAATGGTAGAATTGAGTCAGCAGATCCAGAAATTTTTAATGGATATGAATATCATGTAATTAAATCTTCAATAAATCATATAGGAAATTTTAATTCAATACCATCAAAATCATGCTCATATAGAATAAAAGGATTAACTACAAAATTAAGATCTCTTAATTTATTGGTTAATGGCAAGAATATAGAGCATAATCTATATAAAAAATATATTCCAGAAATTTATATGAAAAGTTCCTTTAATCAAAGGCTTGCTTTATTACAAGGTTTATTAGATACTGACGGGCATTGTGATAAAAATGGAAATATAGAATTTGTACAAGTACGTGAGGATTTAGCGAAACAAGTTTATGACTTAGTATTAAGCTTAGGTATTAAAGCATATTTTTATAAAAGAGATAGCAAAAGATATGGAAAAAAATACGCTGATAAATATAGAATTAGATTTATCACAAATTTACCAGTTTTTCGCATGAAAAGAAAATTAGATAGAATAAAAAATAATATTTCAACAAAAAGCACCCATAGATTCATTACAGATATTAAAAAAATAAATCCAATTCCAATGAGGTGTATTACTGTAGATAGCCCTTCTCATTTATTTTTAGTTACAAAAAAATATATTGCTACACATAATACTGCTGATGGAATTTTCTTTGATGAAGTTCAAAAAACATCTGATCAAGCCATTGGTAATGCTCTTAAAATTTTAACCACTGCCAAATATGGTAATAAAGGAATCCAAGTATTCTTTGGAACTCCTCGTAAAAAAGGTTCGGGGTTTTATAAGAGATGGGCAATGTCAACTCAGCAATATTATTATTTGGGTTGTGAAAAGTGTGGCAAACATTTCCCACTTTATACGCCCGGATCAGATGATTGGGAAAAAATTTGGATTACTGGATTTACCGTCCAATGTACTCACTGTAATCATCAGCAAGACAAAAGAGATGCGGCAGAAAGAGGGAAATGGATTTCTTCAAGACCAGAATCTGAGTCTGATTTGATTGGTTTTCATATTAATCAGTTATACATGCCTTTTTTTACTAAGGAAGACATTATGAATGAAAAACCAGGCAAGCACCCAGTTAATACTGAAAGAGTTTATCAGAACGAAGTTCTAGGAGAGTTCTTTCAAGGAGATTCTAGCCCGATCACTCCAGAAGAAATTAGACAATTTTGTGCAGATTTTGGCAGAAAATTTAGACCTAAGATTTTACCTGGCGAAGAACAAATAGTTGTTGTTGGAATTGACTATGGAGCTAGGGCTGATTTAGAACAATTGGCTGATCCAGAAAAATCTAAAGGCGGTCAATCATACAGTACCGCAGTAGTATTGGTTGCTAAGGGTCCAGGATTATTATCAATTGAGTTTGCAACAAAATTCAAACGCAATGACCCAGAAAGTAAAAAGGGGGTTATTGACCAAATAATGAGACAATACTCTGTAAATCTGGCGATCGGAGATATTGGATACTCTAACGATTTCTCTATCATTCTTCATAATTCATATGGAGATAAATATCTAGTTTCTCGCGCTCATCCTAAAGTTAATGGTTATGTAAAATTCTCTGCTGATTCATTTCCAAAAGAATTGGTTTTTGAAAGAGATTATTATATTGGCGAATTATATGAGCAGATGAAAAAAGGTATGATTAGATTTCCGTATGGAGACTATGAAAAAATAGCATGGTTAATAGATCATTGTGCAAGTATGGAAATTAAACCTTCCATTTCTAGGGGCGGAGATCCAACGATTCATTATGTCAAAGGAAGCACCCCTAACGATGGTTTTATGGCTTTATTGAATGCATATATTGCATATAAATTCATCATAACTAAAGGGTTTACTAGCAATAATCCTCTAAACTTTCAGCAATCATTGAAAGATCAAAATAAACCGCTAGCGATCACGGGATATATTAAACGTAGGGTATAAAATAAGGTGATATTGGATATATTACTATGTAGGGATAGTATAATTGTAATGAGAACGAGGCTAAATGTCTAATAATAACAAAAAACAGAGTCAGTGGGTCGGTCCCTCCAATTCTGAAAAATTTCTTACAAATAGGTCGGCTGTCCCTCAAGTTAGCGCATTAATGGCATATGGTGTTTCTCAACATCGAAGAGAAGTGTTAGGAACAGAGGTAGAAAACGGATTATTTAGAGATGGATCCTCTTCTCCCACCAAAGAAAATATAATGACTTCTAATTCCAATGTAACATCTTCCATTGGATTGAATAAATTTGCGCAAGTTGTTAGCAGTAGTAATTATCGTGGCGGAAGTGGAGATTCTGTAAAACAAACTCCGGAAGTATACTCTCCATTATGGCTCAACAGCAATATAAATCTTCCAAGAGACAGAGCCACTATTAACGCCTGGTGTCGTAGCTTCTATGCCTTAAACCCATTCGTTCATAATGCTATTAATTTGCATAGTACATACCCGATTAGCAAATTAAACATCAAGTGCCCTAATAAGGATATTGAAAAATTCTTCAATGATATGATTGAAGAAATTGATTTAATGAATATATCCGTGCAAATAGCGCAAGAGTATTGGCTTTTGGGCGAAGCATTTGTGTTTGCTGAGCTTGATGAAAGTAAGGGAAAGTGGAGTCGCTTATTAATTCAAAATCCAGACTATATGGTAGTTAAACGTACCGTGGCTGCCAATGAGCCAGTTATTATGATGCGTCCAGATGAAAATTTGAAACGTATCGTTTTCTCCAATAAACCAAGCGATATTGAACAAAGAAAACAATTAAATCAATATATTATTGATTCTGTTAAGCGTGGCGATAATATTCAACTGGATAACTTCCAAGTTTCTCATTTAGCTAGAAGAATTAGTCCTTATGAAATAAGAGGAACTGGTTTGCCAGTTTGTATTTTTAGACAATTGATGTTATTTGATAAGTTAAGAGAATCCAAATACGCTCAAGCTGATAATATGATCAATCCATTGACATTGGTTAAGATAGGCTCGGCAGATTTTAAACCAACCCATGCCGACTTGGAGGCTTGGAGAAGCGTATTTGAAGAAGCACAGTATGATAAAGATTTCAAGATATTTACTCATGAAGGTGTAGCTGTTGAGCGCGTAGGATATGGTCAAGGAATTTTTGATATTGGTAACGATATCACACAAATTATCAAAGAGATCTATGTTGGATTGCAAGTACCATCCGTATTAATGGATGGTGGAGCCGATACTACCTATGCTAACGGTGGCGTAGCTCTTGACGTATTACGTCAGAGATATATGCAATTTAGAAATATGTTATCTCAATGGTTGAAGAGAAAAATCTTTGCACCAATATCTAAAATCCAAGGATTTTATGATTATTCTGGCGGAGAAAAACAATTAATTGTTCCAGAGGTTGATTGGAACCATATGTCTTTGTTTGATGCTGGAGACTATATTAACACATTAGTAACCTTAACACAAGGTGATGAGTCTCAGAAGAGAGTTTCTTTACATACATTGTATCGTGCTTTAGGTTTAGAATTTGAAGATGAAGTTCGTAAGATGCGTAGAGAAGCTGTACAATCCGCAATTGTGCAAAAAGAAAAAATTGTATTGCAAGCAATGGATTTAAACGCTTTGAGATCTTTGGATGAAGAAGATGAAATATCTGAGGCAGCCGTCACAGCAGCGGGCGCAACGCCAGGAGCACCGGGAGCCCCAGGCGCACCAGGAATGCCAAGTGAAGGACCACCACCAGGCGGATTACCTGGATTAGATTTGGGCGCTCCACCAGCAGGTGGACTCCCAGGTGGAGGACCGCCTCCGCCACCTCCACCAGTTTAATTCAATATAATAGTTATTTAACTTATGTATAATCTCGTATTATTTTCGAATAATACGTTGATAGAGGGATTTATGCAAAAAAACGCTCAAAAAAGAGGATTGCTTGATTGGATTAGCGAAAAGACTGACCTTGGCGGAATTGCTACTGAGAGAGTGCCTTTCTTAAATCATCCTGGATTTAAAGATGTCATGGATAATTTGAGAGAGGTAGATGATAATGCTAGATCAATCGCTTTAGGCAAAGCAGTTGGTAATGGGACTGCTCCAACAGATGGGATGAGCTTAAAAGACATGCTAAAAGGTGCGGAAGAATCTCTTGGCAAAAACGAATATATGCGTGCGGCTGCGTATTTGGGTCGTTTCCATAAAAAAATGGAAGATATTGTTAACGTTTTTAGTTCATTCAAATCTAATCTTTCCGATATTCACGAAAAGTTTTTGTTGGAAGGATTAGATCCAGAAACAAGAGAACATATTTCTTCCTTAAGAGGAAGACTTGCTTATAAGCAATATAATTTTGTAAAGGAAGCCGGAATCAAAGATTTCTTTGTTAATTTATTTTCAGACGACCGTGGTCGTGCATTAGCTGCTTGGGAAAGAATATACAATAAAAATGGATTTACATTAAAGGCAGATATAAAAAACATTTTGTCAATTTCTAATAGTATGTTTAATGCTTTGTCGAGATCATTTAAAGATTTATCTAAAGCAAGAAATAAAAGATTGGTTGGCGAGTATGAAGCTATTTTGAGTACAATTTTGAAGTCATTCCCTAAGTATGACGCTAGTTTTAGAAATTTTTATGCCAAGAATATCAAAGCGTATGCAGATAAACTGGTAGACAAACCATTAGAAGTTACACCTCCTTCTTCTAAAGAAGAATCTGGAAAACCATCTTCTAAAGAAAAAGTTCAAAGTTTAAATTTGCCAATATCAGCGCCCCTTTCTTCTGAGCAAAGCACTTCAAAAGAATTTTCTCCTCCAGCGATGAGCGCTCCTAGCGTATCTGTCCCTGCAAAAACTCTTAAAGAACAAACATCAATTATTCCACCTCCATCGTCGTCTCCATCAGTTTCTTTACCTCACGATACTGATAAGACATTTAGTTTGCCGGAAGGAAAAATACAAATATCTCCGCGTTCACAAACACTTTTCCCACCAGCACCAGAAGCTATTAGCTCTCAACCGGGAGCATTGGAAATTCCAATTCCTACAGATGAAAAAACTCAGGTTAGTGGTTTTGGTCAAGCACAAGCCGCATTGATATCTACATTGGAATCATTGTCAAATGAAAGCCCGCTAATCGTAAAGAGGTATTTGGCAAAATATGCAGCAATGATACAAAAAAAAGACGCAAAACTTGCTCAATCATTAATTGAGATTGTAAATAGAATAGAGGTGTAATATGTCTAATTTGGGAGAGGGATTCTATCCAAAATTAGTTCAGATCGCATCGGAACTTGGAATGAAGCCAGAAGACATATTAAATGTCATGGTTTCAGAATCTGGTATTGATCCAAGCGCACATAATGCGCACGGTGGGGCATCTGGTTTAATTCAATTTATGCCTGCCACTCTTAAAGGTTTGAAATTTCAAGGAACTCCAGAAGATTTAAGACGTATGTCTGGTGTAGAACAATTGCCATTGGTAAAGCAATTATTTCAGGGCATATCACGAATTTATGGAAAACCATTAGATTCTCCCGCACTAGTTTATCTTGGCATATTTTTTCCCGCGGCTTTAAAATTGGCAGGCGTTAAGCGCGGCGATCCATCTACTCCAATATTAGAAGAAAATCCAGAATCATTCATTGAAAATGGCAAAAAATATTCTAAAAAATATGGAAACAATCATGTTGAGGTGGCAACGGAATCTTCCGCTTACAAATCCAATCCATTATTTCATGGAGACATTCCCGGAGTAATAACTTATGGCGATATGTTAAAACAAGTTGAGAAGAATGCTTCTAATCCAATTTATAAAAAGGCTTTAGAGGAATTGCATGGTTCAGGATATACTAGTACATCTGTCACCCCCAAGCAACCAAAAGAGCCAGATATAACTAATTCTGATATTAAGGTTGATGATCTAGTAAATATGTTGAATGAAAAACTTCAAACTATGTCATCTAATGATAAAAAACTTTTTAGACGTTATTTGCCATCTCACAATATTTTAATCAAAGTCAATGCCGACAGTCTAGAAAACGAATTAGAATTTTCTAGAATATTATGCGCAGCTCTAGATGAAGAGCTAGGGGCATCAGCATATACGTGTTCAAACGGTGCTGACGTTGAGATCGAGTGTTCAATTGCTGGTCCAGAAAAAATTTGTTTAGATACAGTGAAAGAGTTGACCGCAGCAATAGAAGAAGCATTTGTTTTAGCAACTAAAAAAATTGGATCAATTTCAGTTAAAACCAATATTTTTATGAATAAAAAGTCATCATATCAACAAATCAGTTGGAAAACCGCCGATATCAATTACCGCAAGTTTTTGCTCAAATTCATTTAAGGAACCAATGGCTTATACAGAACAAGAAATCAAAGACAAAGTATCAGAAATGAATCAAGATAGAACAAAAACTTTTGCAGAATTTATTGCGACTGTTTTTAAGGATAGATTTATTGAAATCTATGTCGGTGATACATATGAAAATGTCAGCACAGAACAAATATCTACTGATTATCCGGCTGTGTTTTGTGGTAAGGTAGTCACCGCATTTAAAGAGTGTTTGGTAATAAGTGCCGCCTATATTGGAAAAGACAAGGTTCTAAAATTAGGCAATTTAATGTTTATTAACGAAAGAGCTATTAGGGCACTCAACGAAGTTGATGGTGACGGAATTATGGAAGAAATGTTCCTAAGAAGCAAAGAGTCATTAGAAGTTAAAGAGTATTTTGATAAAAAATAAAAAACATGATAAACGTAGATGATATTCTAAAAAAAGCTAATGACTATTACAGTCGGGCTGCCGCATTAGAAAAATTTGCTTTTATTAAAAAGTTGCCCAATGGGAAATATCGTGTTTTATCAGAAAAGGGAAAAAATCTAGGAACTTGCGATTCTAGAGAAAAGGCTAAGCAAAGATTAAAAGAGGTTGAATATTTCAAACATAAAGATGAGTCTTCTGCCAATGATTCTTCTATTGACTTATCTAAAACGGACGATTTTTCCTTTTCTGCTATTATGAGACGGATGAGAGAAAAAGCCTCTCCTAAGCAAGTGAGAGAATTCTTAAAATTATTCAATGTTAATTTCGAGAAAGCAGTTAAGAAAAAATTACAAGAACCTGAAAAGGTATCATTGCAAAATTCACTTGTCCAGTTCGGGAAAAATCACAAGTTAATTTTAGATAATGATCTTGTTAAAAATGCAGCAATTACTGAATTGGGAGATGCCGCTTTGGTAGGTAGATATTTAGCAGATATGATTAGATTTATTTTAGTTAGAATATCTCCAGAGAAACGACAATCAGCTATAGAAAAAGTTAAAAATAAACTATACTATCTTAATGAAACAGATATTTCCAATAAAAACCTACCATCTTCTTCAGCTATGGGACAATCAATAACCTTAGTTAAGAATGTATTATTCAATCATGATCCAAGATACATTAGAAACGTAATTAATAATCTAGTCAGGAGCCTATAAATGATTAGGAATCTAGACAAAGTAAATAATAAATTGTATCGAGGATCCGCTCCCAGCCCTAAAGAAGTGAAATGGTTAAAAGATCGTTTGGGTATTAAAAAAATTGTTAGTTTGGATAAAGATGCTGGAGAAAGAATACATAGAGTTTGCAAATTATTGGGGATAGACCACGTAATGTTTCCGTTAGAAATGGATAGGAAATCTATTCTTAAACTCTTAAATCAGAATTTGCATGATTTATTAATAAAAGGCGGACCTACTTTCGTACATTGTAAATTTGGTAAAGATAGAACTGGATTAGTAGTTGCAATGTATAAATGCAAATACATGAATATGAAACCAGAAGCAGCCATTGAAGAAGCTATGTCTTTTGGTTTTGGTATAGGGGTTGATCCTAAAGTTGTAGACCTATACAAAAAAATAATTAAATCATGTCAGCCGATGAAAGATGAGAATGCAGCTGATATAGTTTCAAATACGCGTGAATACATCAGCGATAATCGTACCGGGATATTGGATGAGGCTCATCAGGGATCTTTTGCGCCATTCCTAGACGAAACAAGACAGTACCCAATGGATTCTGTAGATAATTTTATTAATGATCAATCTCCTACCCGTCAAAATTATCAAAATTATAAGTCAATAAAAGAACATGATAAAGAGGAGACTGCTGGTAAGATACCACCAGTTGGTCAATATAATAATGATGCTGGAGTCCAAGGATTTGGTCCGGTATTAAATCCAGGCGGGTTTATATATGATTAAAAGGGCTTATACCATTCAAATGACATACAGCGTGACTGACGAAGAAAAACGTCAGGCTGAACGCGCTATTATGTGTTTGAATAGCGCAAATAAGTCTCTAGAAAGAGCATCTCTTCATTTAGATATTATGAAGACTCCTTTTACAGATAATCCTGATATTAAGCCAAAAGAAGTTATGGATGCAAGAGTCGCTATTCGTAGATTTAGGGATAAAGCAGTAGATAATTTCAATGAATTTAAACATTTAGCATTTAAATGCGTAAATCTAATGCAATTATTTTCATCTGACACTCAGACTATAAAATTAACTAAATCGCTTATTTCTTCAATTAATGATTTGGAAGTAAAAGTAAATAAATTTGTAGATTTATTTGATAATCTAGAGGCAAAAGATTTTATAGGCAATGTCACTAAGTCGATGGATGATATTCAAAAACAATGTGATAGTATCTCTGAAATATTGGATGATAGAATTAAAAATCACATACAATCAAATATTTTAGCAACAAATTGGGTTGATTCAGTCAGTAAAGAGCTGCAGGTTAAAATTGAAAAGAAAAAGCCATTATTATTGGAACTCTTTAATCAAAGACAAAATCAGCTTAATGATGTCTTGGTCAATGAAAAGGGCGGGAGAAAATAAATACAATATAACAAATACTGGGAATATTACTATATACTAGTAGGTTTACATAATTTGTAGCAATATTTCATTATACTAACAGAATATGTTGTATTTCTCTCATAATTGGAGAGCGTTAAATGGGTTTTATTAAACACGGTGATGGAAAAATAGTGTCCGTATTAGATACGGATGAAGAATTAACAGAGGAACAAAAGAAGTCTGTTAAAAAGATATCACAACAAGTTGCCTCTCAAGAGGGACAGACTGATTCTTCTAATAAGAAGTCAGGGAGATAATTCATGTTTAAAAAAATTGGTGAGTCTATAGAGATTAACAAGATAGAGGACGTTGCTTCTTGTATTCCTGTTGTTAGTCAAGAGATTCTAGATAATTTTAAGAAGTTTGCCAGCAATTTAAAGAAGGTAGCTCCTAAAGCTGAAGACTTTTTATATTTCTCTGCTGTAATGATGCACGCTGCGGAAGCGTCTGCTCTCAATGATGATGGAACTCCTCGATTAACACCCGCCGGTGAACCTGTAAAGGTTGGTTGGGATAAAAGTGATAATACATGGCGCTGGACCAGTAATGACAATAATGTCAGACCTTATAAGAATTCCAACGGAGATATCTTCCCAGAAGAAGAGTTGATTAAAGCGCACAAAAAATGGATCGGTAAACCTCTTTGCATAGATCATAAATCCAGTTCGGTAGATCATGTTAGAGGTTTTATAGTTGATACCTATTATGATCGTAATTTGAAACGTGTCATCGCGCTTTGTGCTCTTGATAAACAAAATTACCCAGATTTAGCCAGAAAAGTTGCGACAGGTTATTCCCACTCCGTATCTATGGGCACAGCCGTTGGTAGAGCAATTTGTAGTGATTGTGCTAGAGTGGCTAGAACAGAATCTGATTTCTGTGACCACATGAGAAGAAAAAGTGGTTATGGTGAAATTAACGTAGATTTAAATCCAATTGAACTTTCAATTGTTGTTAATGGTGCGGATCCAAAAGCTCACATTAAACATATTATTGCGGCTGCCAATACATTAAATGCATATGTAGATAGTAAGACTCGGGAGCTAAAGAAATTAGCAGATAATTATCAAGCTTCTATTACTTTTACAACTGGTAACCCTAACCAATTTGTGGAAGAAGGAACTGGTGCTGTCACTAGCATTACAGTAACTTCTAAAGATTTAGAAACATTCCGCGAGGATGTTAACAAGGCAATTGCTGATTTTGCAAAATTACAATCTTCATTTAATGATGAAGATGAAAATAATCCAAAATCTGGCAATGATCTTGCATCTAATCAATCGTCGGGAACTTCTGCTATGGCAGAAGGGACCACAGTAAGTACTGATTTTGGATTGGCTCTTCCATCAACTGACAAATTCGCGTCTGCCACTTTTGATGCAGACTCTCTTACCGAGCTTCGAGCCGTAGCTTCTGCTATCGAGGCTAAATTGAGTCAAATGAAAGAAAGCTTGGATAAGTTAGAAACCCTTAATAAATTAAACAAACAAGAGGAAAATATGTCTGGATCAAAAGATAATATCAACAAGAAGGCTTACTATCAAGGAACAGAGGAGCCTTCTCCTGGTCAACCAAAATACCAAAAAGACCCAACTAATGAGAAGTTGAGGAATGAAGACAAACAAATGGTCGGTCAAATGGACACCGGTCCTGTTGATGGCATGCATCCAGGTCCAGATTCTGTTGGCATGAGCGAATTAGAACGTAAGAAAATGTTGGCTCGCGCAACCTCTGAAGAGAGAGCAATGCGTCGTAATGCTATTGTTAATCTTGCCAAAGAAACTCTTGAGCAAAAGAAATTAGGATACTTTCAAAATGGCGAGGGACCAAATAATCCTAATACACCAACTCCTGGTAAGCCAAAGTATCAAGTTGACAAGATGAACGTTGATCTTCGTGATGAAGATAAGCACATGGTTGGTCAAAAACCATTCCCTGGTGTTGGTTCCGTAGATGGTCTTCACCCAAGTCCAAATTCAGCAGATACTTCTGATGAATTAAAGCGTAAAGAACTTCTTCGTAGAGCAAATACTCTTAAAGCAACTTTCCACAAGTCAGCCGAATCATTAGGCGATCACGTTTGGAACGTCTTTTTAGGTGACAAGTTAATTTTGACCGCAACTGTTAATGAGTTGACAAACGGTAATTCTGACTTGTTCTATGATAAAGTTGCAACCGCCGATTTCGGTGCAAGATTAATTGAAAAGATTAAAATTCAGGGTGCGGATAGAGTTCGCGCTATGGTAAAGAAGGCACAAGAAGCAGCTCCTCCAGCTCCTCCAGCTCCTCCAGCTCCTCCAGCCGATGCAGCTTCACCAGCCGCTGAACCAGCTCCTGCAACGGGAACCGAGCCACCAGTTGGAGACTCTGGTAAATCAGGTGATCCAAAAGAACAAATACAATCTATTGTTCCTCAGCTTGTCGAACAATCATCAGATTTACAAGAAGCAATTAACAAATTGTTTGGTGATCAAAAAGAAATGGGTTCAGAACCAGCTCCAGAAATGGGTACCGCAGCTTCTGCCGGAGATTCTACTCTTAATACTCTTAGAAAAGAGTTGAATGGAGCATTGATTCACGCAATGAAAGAATCAGTTGCAGAACTTAACGATCACAAAGAAGAATTAGAGATGATTTCTGGTATGTACGATACTGGAGCAATTACTCCTTCAAACACTGATGTAGTAAGCTCAATTGCACAAGATGCAATCGCTGAGGCAAAGGCAGCCATTGCCGATGGATTCAAACTAATGACGGCATTCGTTAAGTATGCTCGTGGAACCAAGGCTATCGAGAAGCGCGCAGCAATTGAAGCTGAACTTCAAGCATTGGCAGAACAAGAATCAACGGAGACCTCAATGGGAGAAGATGACAACAACTTAATGGATTTGGTTAATGATTCAAATGCTGATGTAGATCACTTGGCAAAGTTATTAGAAGAAGATGAAACAGGGCTTGACGATGAGGTTGAAGAACCACATCACGAAGGACTTGAGGGAGTTGATCATGAAGTTCTACCAGAACTTGATCTTGCCGATGATAATGATCTTAAGGCAGGAGATTTGAAGCCAGAAACCCAGCTTCCAGCCGACGTATTTAAAGCAACAGCTTCTAAGGCAGATCGCGCAGCTCTTCGTGCTAAGTTGGCAGCAGAAACTCTTAAGGTTTCTCCTCACCTTCACGAAGCTCATCCAAAGGGCGGATTTACAACTCAATTAGATGTAAAGCCAACTGGTGATTTAGCCAAAGTAGAAGATATTGAAGAGACACATGATGCAATGATGGATCTTGCTAATGCACCTCCAAAGATTCGCAAAGAAGCAGAAGCAATTCAAGCCTTAATTAGTGAAGGAAAGATTGCCGTATCTGATCTTGATGCTCTTGTCGCAGAAGGTTTAGATAAGGATGCCGTCGCATATTGGAAGAAATATTTTGGTGAAGCAGATGGTGGATCTGAATTCGCAAGCGAGCTTGTAAAAGAGCACGTTAAAGCCCAGATTGATGCAGAACTTCAATCATATAGAATCAAGATGGCTAGAGCATATGAATTAGCATATGATATGGTTGACCGCGGTCTTTGCCACAGTGACAGAAGCTCAGTTTCTGCTCAGGTTGACGAAATCATGAAGTTCAATGATGAAAGTTTTGATTCACTTAAGAAGGTCGTTGCAAAACACGCACCTCTTATGCGCAAAGACGCAGGTCGCATGCCGCAAGTTGGCGTAATTGGATCCGGAGAAGTTAACACCTCCACTCAGGCAGATGGTAGCTTATACGATCAGTTGTCAGCAGCATTTGCTAAGACTTCTAAAAAGTTGTTCTAAAGCAATTAAAACATAAAACCGAGGATATTATGAATAACAAAAGTGTATCAGATTTTGTGGCTGCAACAATGAATGCAGTATTAGAAAGTGATGAACATAAATCACTATTCGGAAACTTCAATAAACGAGCTCAACTTGAGGGATTTAAGGTTACTCGTCATAAAGACTTAGACCCTAATACAAAGTGTGACGGAATAATACAAGGAGGTCAATGTACCACCTGTGGTTGGGTAAGAGATAAAAATAAGGCAGAAGATTCATCCACCGACGGATCATCTTCATCATCGGACTCTAATGATGTAAAAGATGGCTCTTCCGATAAGATTTCATCCGCATTTGACATCGCAATAGATGGATTGCTAACTGCTTCCGCAGCATTAGATTCCGTTGGATTCGAAAAGAGCGCTTCTCTTAGTTTAAGAATTGCCTCCTTCGTTGCAGAAGCAAAAAAGAAGGAAAAAGAGAAGAAGAGCGGGAAAAAAGATGAGAAATCATCTGAAAAGTCATCTGGTAAGGGTGTCTCAAATTCCGCAAAAGACAAGAAGAGTGATAAATCCTCTTCCAAGTCCACCACCTCCTCTTCATATTCTGCTAAGAAACCAGCTCCTAAGAAAGATGAAAAGAAGAGCAAGAAGTAATTCTTGATAAAAAGATATAATGAAACCCACAAGATTCTTCTTGTGGGTTTCATGTTTTTGTCAATATTACAGTATCTTTTGTGTAATCCGCCAAAAGGAATTAATTATGTTCAAAAACGCTAGTAGTGAAGCAGAAATCATGGAAATTATGGGAAAGAACCTTGTTTCTCAAGAGCTAGAAGAAACTTATAAATTCAACAAGATTGCCAAAGCTATCGAGTATTTGGCTGCTGCCGCCGACATTTTTGATGACGCAGAAATGACAGAAGAAGCTGCCGAGGTTACTGATATTTTGGAAAGTCTAACTAAATAACTATTTGGGTAAACATGATTAACAAAAAAGTATTTGAAGAAGATATTGTTTCTAGCATGCAGAGAAACCTTGTGTCAAAAACACAAGAATCTGCCATGGAAAAATTAGCTCATGCAATTGAGTGTTTGAATTCTGCTGCCGAAATTCTTGATAATGCAAATTTTCAAGAACAATCTGAAAAAATTCTCGGTCTTTTAGCCAAAGTAGCACAAGTTCATGGCAGAAAAAGAAAAGATTTTAGCAAACTTACTCCAGAATTATTGGAGAAATTGGGGTGGCTATTAAAAGATTATAAACGCAGTGAAATAGTTAATGCAGTATTGAATAGATATTTGTATGATGCTGGATTTACATATAATGAAATTGTAGATTTCATTGGCAAAGATTATGCAATTCCACCGAAAGCTCACCATGAAACCCCTGCAGCAGAGAAGCCTTCTCAAGAAGTTCATACTATTGAAATTGAAGAACCTATCAAGGTCGAATCCCCTGCCATGCTAGATATGGGGACTCCTAAAAACCCATATGTTATTGATGCTGCGATTGACAATTTTTTAGAAGCTTTGGGAGGTCCACCCGTTGATGCGACCCTAGATGAAGAATTATTGGAATTAGGCGTTTCTCCAGATGCCATTTTAAGAATGTATTATGGTGATAAAAAAGTAATTGCCGCAGTAAATGCTCATTTAATCACTAAATTGGGTAATTTAGGAATGCGCGGTAAAGAGATTAAAGAAAAAATGAAGTCTTTGCTTGGAGAAAAATATACAATGTCTCTCGATGAATTAAGACGATATTTATCTCCCAAGAACAGTTCACAAGAATTAATGGATGATATTTCTAGGGGTAAAGACTTTTTAGGTAAAGATTTGCCCAAAATAGAAGCTAAAAACAAGAAACATGATCGTCATACCAAAGGATTAACTTCGGAAAAAATGATCGAAAATCTTAAACATCATGGTACGGTTTTCAATCTTTCTGATGATGGTCAAATGTCTGAAGACAATATGGATATTGATGACAAAGAAATCGATGATTTATTGGATGATGAACCTACTTTCGAAGAAGAAACTTAAATAATATACAATATATGTTGCACTGATATAGCTATATGTGAGTATAGTGGAGTAAGAAAGGCAACATTATGTTAAGATTGGTTCAAACAGGAAACGCTTTACCTGCATCTTTTATTTGCGATCCAAGTGCGGAATTTCAGCCTGGAATGATTGCTGAATTAACCATTATTGGCAATCAGGTTATGGCAACCGTTAGCAACGGAACGGCGCCTATTGGAATTATTGACGACATTAAGACGAGAGCATTTACTAATGTTTCTTGGAATGAAGTTGTTATTGTGCCAGCGGTTGGAGTATTATCAAATAATCAATTAGTAACTCCAGTTGATATTAAAGCAGAATTAAAAAAGCCAAATATAGTATCTTCTAGTTTTAATTCAACAGTAGATGTTGTATTAAATCCAGTAAATGGAGTTATTGTTTTTGTGGCTGGCACTCCATTAAATTTTGATTTAACTGGGTCGGGACAACCGAATGCAATTAGAACAGTAGTAAATTATACATATCAGGTATCTAATGTTCCTGGCGATGATAGCACGTTAGGCTCTAATAGAGTTACTGTCTGGTTTCAAAGAATGTTTTTTCAAACTGATCAATTTGAAACCAACCAGCAATTCCCTGTTAGGGCTAATTTATTTGTTAGTGAAATGGGCTTATTAACAACCAGACGTCCAAGTTTGTTACATCCAGCCGTAGCAATGGTAACTGCCCCTCCTTCTCCAATGAATCCCATGATCGAAGCTCTTTGGTTATAAAAATTTGAATATACGCTGATATATAATGTTTTGGAGGTCAGGCATGACAAACGACATTACATATGAAAGCGATCGAATTATTTACATTTATTGTGTGAGGTGCCTTGTAAATAATAAAGTTTATATTGGGCAAACCGTTAAGCCTTCTGCTCGTTGGTGGCAACATAGAAATGATTCGATAAATCCCAAAGTTCCATTTCATTTCGCCATAAAAAAATATGGCGCCCAAAATTTCGAATTTGAAGTAATTGCCACATGTAAAGGGCAAGATAATGCTAACGAATTAGAAACCCTATTAATTGCACAATATGACAGTTTTATCTCAAATAATGGTTATAATGCAACTCATGGTGGCATGAACGCACCAAAAACTGAGGAGTGGAAGAAAAAACTAAGTGATTGGCATGCTTCTTTAACTCCGGAAGAAAAAGCCAAAAGATCAGAAGATTTATCTCAAGCCACTCTTAAACAAATTGCTGACAAAGGTCATCCAGCTCAAGGAACCAAAAGAACTGAAGAGCAAAAAGCTAAAATGAGTGCCATCCAAAAATCAAAAGATAATGCTGCTATTTATACGGAAGAAGTGAGAAAAAGATTTTCGGAGGCTCATATTGGAATAAAGGATTCCGAAGAAACGAAGCAAAAGAAGTCGGAGCAAGCCAAGAAGGCATGGGAAGATCGTATAGATTATTCTAGAAAATGCGAAGCTCCAAATTGCGATGTTCATGGAAAAGCGAAGTACAAAATAGTTAATGGAATTCGTTATTGTAACAAGCATGGTTTGAGAATGCTTAGGTACCAGAGATTAGATGCATTAAATAACTAATACTAGAGCATAAATATAGCTAAATTATTTTGTTGAAGGGACCACTATGAGTTGGAAACACGCCAAATTTGAAGATTCTACCGTCTTTAGATCTCTAGAAAAAATTGCCCAAGAAAAGGGATTGGTAAAAAATACCGAAGTTGTTAAGACTGCCGCCAAGACTCTTGATTTAACTCCTTCTAGCAATTTAACGGACAATATTATTAAATTGTGCGCCGGTCTTAGGGCACAAGGCATGTCAAAGTTTGCAGAAGACCTTGAATTAAAATTCATAAATTACAAAAAAGCTCAAACATTATATGAGACCTTCAAAGAAACTGGCGAGGATCTAGTTGATCAAGCCCATCCAAAAGGCAGTCATAAGCTGGAAGGTGTGGATGGGGATGCGACAGTAGAAACAATCGTTGACAGACATTTAAAAATGTTAGATGTAGTTAATAAAACTCCAAAGGGTAAATTGGCTAGTAATCACCAAATAATCAATGCTGTGAAGATGGCTTTAGGTCAGGTAGTAGACTCAGAAGCCAATCAAACCGCTAAAGATGCGTATTCTGAAGCCATTAAATTAATGGTGCCATCTCTTCAAAAAATAGTGGACCTATATAATAAGACCTCTTGGTGGGGAGCCAGAAATCAATTTAGTGGTTTCATTTCTGTTTTAAATGGCTTGCAAAAAGATATTGATGCAGTAGATGTAAATGCGGGATTCCCTACTGATTTGCCTGGCAAAATAGCTGGCGCAATTTTTAATGCCGCAGAAAAAACTAAATCAGATAAAAATTGGCTTGCTACCAATTCGGCTGCAAATAATGAAGAAAAGCAAAAACAAAATATTGATCAGGCATTTATAAATGCATATAATGCTGCCGCAGCAAATGTATTAAGAGCCCAATCATTATCTTGGGCTGGCGGAAATGCTCTTAATGGAAATCTTGGAGATTTAGAATACAGAAGAAAATTATTAAATCCAGACGATATTAAGAATGTAATTGTTATTAGACTACTGCGACCACTTGGAAAAATTAAAACAGACGTTGCAAATATGAATTATGGGGAACGTAAATCAAAATTGCCAACTAATGCTAACGGTGTGAATAGGAAAGAACTTGCAGACAAAGTAATTGGAGAGATTGACTCATCTATTACATCAGCAACTAATGCTTATAAAGCTGTGGATGGAAAGAAAGATGGTATGGGATTAGTTTCGGCAGATGTTTTGGGCGGATTGTTTGCAGCACCAATTACTCAAATAAAAAATGTAAAAAGCTTAGAAGATTTATCTGCCAAGTGCGATAAAGTTGTGGCTATGTATAGAAAAAACCTTGGAATCATTGAAGATTGGTTAACTGAAGCCGGTTCTCCAGCTCCTAATGTAGAGGAATAATAATGAGCAACTTTAAGAAACTAGTATTAGAAATACAAAAATACGCTCAGACCGACTTAAGTGGGGGAGGGTCTAAACCTGCTCCAAAACCTGCGCCTGGGGGTGGCGGTGGTGGATATGCCGCGCCAACTGGATCTAAAGGTCCGATCATCAATATGCAAAAAGCAATGCAAGAATTGGCAGAAACGGTTATTAGAGATTCTTCGCTTGATATTATGCAAAAAACGCAAGAAATAAGAGATCCAAAGAAAGTTGCGCCAGGTACGCCAAAAGCTCGTTCGAAAAAAGGATTTGCCGATTTCATTGCTGAACAATACGTTGGCACACTTGATGACGATTACAAAGGTGTAGAGTGGTCCACTGATACTGGTAAAGATACCTATAGTAAAAAACTTCCAACTGAATCAGCCATATATGAACTTGATGTAGTAATGGATACCATCAGAAGAATTGGAAACGTTAAAAGCGGAGAGTTCAAGGCTGATGGATTTTGGGGTTTTAGAACTGATAATGCATTAAGAAATATGGCTGGATTCGCATATGCGCTTCTTCAATTAGAAGAAGACTTTGGAATTAAGACAAATATCTACAGAAAAGATAATTGGAATTGGTTTATCAATGCATTAAATGGATATGACGTAGATCCTACAAATGATAAAACTATTAGTCTTCCATTAGATGAACAAAACAAAAGAGCTGCAGAAATAACTAGGCATCTTAAGGCAATTACAAAACTATATGGCGAAGTAAGAAGGGCTATTTTTGCTCGACCAATGTACCGTAATTATATTGAAGGAGATCATACTTTTGATGAATTGCCAAAAGGCGTTGCCTCAAATGTTACTCAGCAGCATATTGATGATGCAATTTCTGGTCATAAATCAATAAATGTAGAACTCCCAATATGGGAAGGTACTTCGCCAGGCGCTCCGCAATCTGTGAAATTGTTTATGGTTAGCTTAACGGATCGCGAAAGATTCAAAAACTTTATTGTCAAGACGCTAAAATGTCCTGCCAACTTAGCCGATCAACAAATTTTTCCAATCTATCAACAAATAGAAGCACAATTATTCCGTATGACAGAAGAAGCGCCAACCCAAACCCCTGCGTCAACAACAATGCCTACCGGATCTGGTGGCGGAATGTCAATATAAGGATTGTAAATGAGTTTTATTACAAAAGATCCAGCATTATTGAGAGAGTTTGAGAGAATTATTAAGGAGAGCCAGGCAAAGCTAGCTCCATTACCAACTCCTACGACGGCTCCAACTCCATTGCCAACCCCAACAGAGGCTCCAAAACCAGTATCTGATTTAGATATTGCTAAATTCCTGTTTATGAGATTAGGACAAAATCTAAATGGTATGCCAAATTTAGCTTATGGTGAAGGTGGTGTAGAAAAAGGACCAGAGGTAAAAGATCTTCAAAATATAGATCAATTTGCTAAATATCTGGAAGAAAGTAAAATCACAATTGATGGTCAGAGATTGGCTTATTCTATGCAAGATTGGGCAGCTTTAAAAAACCCTATGGTTCAAAGAAGATACGGCTCTCTTGGCGTTAAAGTTAGTACACAAGAAGGTGGAGCAGACAAGGATTTACGATTTGGTGAAGCCGACTATAAGTTGCTATTTCCCGAAGTAACAAAATATCTTGCCTATTTACAGAGAAAAGCATTTAACGAGCGCAATAAAGTATTGCAAGTTATGATTGGTAAATTGATTAATTCAACAAACCAATACTATGATACTGGACTTACAGCTACGCCAACAACAGCTCCTGGAACAGCTCCTGCTGATTTACCAGCATATATCCAAGTAGATTCATTTCCACCAAATTATATATTGGATCCTGCCAACCAGAAATATGAAACTGGTGCGGTAGAATTGACTGCTGGCGATTTAACAGATGCTGGCGCTTTAAACAATTGGCTTTCTAAAAATGGTATTAAAATTAGAACCCAAATTCCAATTGAGGGTGATAAAACAGGAAGAACTACTTCAGTAGATTTGCCGTTGGCAGATGCACAGGTTAACTTCTGTAGCATGATTAATGCTTTATATTGGAGAGCTAAGTATTTAATTCAGCGTCAAACCAATGCCGAACAAAGAACTAACGTTGGGTTTTATTTAAGAAAAGTGCAAGAACTTTCGTCTCAATATACGGGACCAGATGGAAAGGTATGTTCAATTACCGGTGCAATTTCAGTTCCCGGAGCCGGAGCCGGAGCCGGAATAGGTGGCACTGGCGCTGGTGGTGCAGGTGCAGGTATAGGATCATTGTATTATATAATGAACAACTTACCTTTCAGAGAAATTGATATCAATCTTCAAAGAATGCAACAATTTAATGAGGCGTACTTAAGCTTCACTTCTGGAGCTCATGCAACTGGAGATCATGCAATTAGAGTAAAACAAATGATCGATCAGGTGTTTTCTCAAATGGCTATTGTACATGATTTCTCTAAGCGCCCTGATCTAATAGCATATCCGCTTAAAAATACGCCTGGTTTTGCCGAGGAACTTGCAACTCTTTATACCAAGGACCCTCCTGGACAAAACTTTAGAAGATTGATAGCCGAACTTAAAAAACTTGTTGGAATGGAATACGCAATCCTTCAAGACATTATGGATACATATGGCGAAGGTGGAAGGGGCATGGCTCCAACACAATCAACCAAACTTACTCCAGAACAATTATCATACCTAACATCTAATATGAGAACCGCAGGTGATAATAATATGCTATTGGATGGCGCATTGAGAGAATGGAATTCTTTACCAACATCACAAGTAGGACAGAAATAATGAAGCCAAGTAATAGTGAAATAAGTTTATATGTAGACACTATGGTTGTCCAGGCATTTGCTGACGATAAATTCGTCAAAATGGGTGCTGGGAGTGGTTTTATTATGTCATTAATTGACAAAGTAAAATCATATGTGTCTGGTCATATAGACCCAAACAATAAAATTGATAGTGTTATCAATTTTCTTGCGCCGGGTGCTATTGTCACTTTATTTCAAGCATTAGGATTTACTTGGACAGGGCGCTTACTAGGGTTCTTGACCGTCATAATGCATATAGATGTGGCTTCAATTTTAAAGAGCATTCACAGTAAAATTTCTAGCTTATTAGGTAGTGGGAAACCAATAACATCCGCAGATGTTGATGCGGCTACTACAGAAGCTGCTCAAGCGCACACTCCAACTGATTCTGAATCTGCGGACGATATTGAATCAGTTGCTCAGAGAATGCGCGATGCACGTATGTTAAAGTTGGCTGTGATGGAATATCATGCTACAGGAACAATAAAGAACGCTGCTTTTACTACAATGCTTTCAGCAAAAGCAATAAAAATATTCACCACTATTATTGGTTGGATATTTAAAACGGTTTTAGCGTCTGCCGGATTAATGGCTGCAGGTGATGTTGCTAACAAGTTATTAGGAAGATCTAATGCATTAGATTCTTCTTTGCAGGGCGGCAAGCCAACTAAACCAGAAAAATCATTTTTTGGCGGTTCTAAAGAAACCGAACCTTCACAATCGGCAATGGTTTCTACCAACCAAACCAAATTTCCCAAGAGACCTGGATATACTGACATTAAGAGAAACCAGTCGGGTGTTGAATGGGCAGAACATGTAATGAATGATCGCTCATCTATTGAAAATATGGTAATTGGTTTTGCCAAAGAGGTATATTCTGGACTTGATGGTGTTGAGGATGTAATTAAATCGTCTCCCGTATTCAATACTTTAGTTGATCAAATTGTATTCTTCAATAGGATGAGCGTCGGAGATCCATACGTTTTCATACCAAGGCAATTTGTTTCTAAGAAACAAATGGTGGATTTCTTTATTGACGATGTTGCTGCAAAAAAGCAATAAAGGGCATATACTAACATATTAATGTAAATTAACCATGGTGAGAGTCTAATGAGAAGAAGCGAAATTTTCGATAACTTTATCAAAATTGCACAAGAAAAAGGTCTTGTGTCAGAAGATGCGCCTGAAAAAGCTAAGAAAAAGTTAGAGAATAATCCAAGAGCTGACTCTTTGGATATCAAAGACATTGAGGCTCTTTATGGTGTTAAACCAGACATGCCCAAAAGTATGGAATATAAAAAGAACATTATGGAGGATGCTCATCCAGACTCAGTTGTTCTTTCTCCCGCTTATGATCGTTTGAATGGTCTTGTCGAAAATAATATCGAAAGACAAAATATTATTCTCAACATTATTGATAAGGTTCCAACCGGACAATTAACTAATAAAAGATATGCTGAACAAGAATTAATTCTATCTCTTGTAAGATTGGGCAATGATTTAGACAATCAAAACAAAGACGAGTTAATGGTTTTAGCTGATACCTGTTTAGAACAGGTTAATTTCGCTCAAAGAAAAAGTTTAGTTAAGACTGCTTTATCTATGTTAGCTATTACTGAATTAATTGCTGCCTCTTTTGGCGCAATTTATGCCTGGCAACATTTGCCAAATATATCTAGAGGTTTTAAACAAGATAGCGCCAGATTAAAAGATGCTGTTACTTCTTTAATGACAAGTACTGTAGATTATGGTTTTGGAATTGAAGTGGCGGATAATGTTAAAGCGGACATGGCAAAGTTCTTAAAATACCTAAACGATTTTGAGACCACGTATGATCGTCTGTATCCAATCATTGTAGCTCTTGAAAAACCACTAGATGCAAAAGAATTATTCGAGCAAGATAATCAAGAGAAGGCAAAGAATGCATCTAAAGCAATTCAATTATTGAAGAAGAAGTTGGATTATTTTAGACCATTTATGATGCAAGTGAAAGCTAATTTCTCCAAGCCCTCATATAAGGCTATGGTTACCAAAGATACGGGATATGTGACCGATCTTGCAGAACAAGTTCATTTATATGGTGGAGCTACTTCATTGCTCTTCGCTGATAAATTTGAGAGTATTGTTACAGAAATTCCTGCATATATTTCATCCATAGATGAGATTATAAAAGTATTAAATGACTCACAGAGTCAAGCAGCTGTAGTTGGGCAGTCTTTAGTATCTTCTTTCCGCGAAGGCGGATCGGGTAATGCAGTTCCAGATATGAAAATGAATGAGGAAGAACTAGATGAAATCAAAAAACAGATAGGTGGCTGAAAAATCTGGGCATAACAAGATATTTTTTTAAGTTTTACATATTTTTCATTAAATATACGCATAAGAAAATATGTTACTTGAATTTGTAAGTTAGGTGTAAGACAACATTGCTTGTATAAGCATTGAAGATTCATAGGATAACAAAATGGCTTTAAAACTATTACAACCAGGTACTCAACCATTAGGTCAATTTGATGGTCTTGATACAGAAGTTTTGACACTTAAGGGTGGAGAATTACTTACCTTTAAGTCTATTGTTGCAAGTGCAGCAACTGATAAAGCAGCTTTCGACGTATTTGATGGATATGTAAATCCAAACAAGAGAGTCGTAGCTACTAGAACTCTTACCTCCAGCTCTCGTCCATTGATGTTAGCTGATGATGGTATTTCCGGGTACGGTACTCTTTTCGGTACAGTAGTCGGTGGAACTGTTGGTCAGGTATCAACTGGCGGCGCAGTTCTTGGACCTCACACCGCAACTGGTTCAGGCAAAGTAACTCTTTGGGAAAAACCAGGTATGTACGCTGTATCACTTGATGCAGTTGACACTGCAGCAACCGGATTGGTTCCAACCAATGCAACTCTTGACACAGGCGCAGCACTTACCTATACCGCAACGGGTCTTTTGACTCCAGTTGGTTCAGTAAACGCTGTTGGTTCAGCTCCAGTAGTTGGACGTTTCGTTGAATTCGAGACCAACGGTTCTTTGGTAAACACCCCAAGCAAGTTAGCATCTGCTCTTGGAACTGCAGTATTAGGCTTCGCAACCTTCTACTTCAATCCACCAGCTGCCTAATTAGGGTAATCTGAATTAAAAATCCTGCCGAGGGACAGGAGGAGACTGGATGTCTCAATCCCCTAATCGGGAATCCCTCGCTCTTTTAAAGTAAGTTCTTTAAGCTGGTAAGACTGGCAATAATCCATTTAGGAGAAAATTTATGAATATGTTCAATAGCAAAGGCGAAATGAACGCCTCATCTTTGAAGGATGCGTTAACAACTCTTGTTAAATATGCATCAATTTTGGAAGAAAATGCGCCATCAAATATTGGTCTTGCAGGACAGCCTCAATTAAGTGACGACAAGCGTGATGAATTAATTTCTCGCGCAATTATGACTCAGGATGGAAAGATTGCTCTTGCTCAGGCAATGGCAAACCCAATCCGTAGAAACTTAGATTACCACGGAATTGCACGTAGAGCACTTGTTGTAGACCCTCTTCCACAGGGCGCAATGCCAACCTACGATCGCGATATCGACGTAGCAGCAGTTGTTATTTCTAGCAACGGTACAGGACCAGAGTCCCGTGTTTTCGGTGACCGTGTTGTTGTTCCAGAGTTTGAAATCTTTGCAAACCCAACTGTTAGAATCGCCGAAGTCAAGCGTCGTAGATTCAACGTAATCGACAGAGCTGTTCAGAAGGCTCGTCAAGAAATTATGGCTCAGGAAGATGCTAACATCTTCGCAGCATTAGACGCTGCCGCATCAGTCGAAAACACCTTGACTGACATTGCTGACGCCGGTCTTTTGAAGAGAGACCTTGTTGAAATCAAGCAACAAATCGATCGTTGGGACTTAGTTACAACCAAGTACTTCATGAACATCAATGAATTTACTGATATCCTTAAGTGGGGTTCAGGTGGTGGTCAAGGAACTGGTGGCGGTGATTTCGATCCAGTCACCATGCGTGAAGTTCTTCAAACTGGTCTTTATGCTCATATTTGGGGTACTGATATTATGGTATCCAAGATCGTTCCACCTGGAACGATATATGGCGCAGCCGACCCAGAATTCGTTGGAGTTATGCCAATCCGTCAGGACATTGAAGTGCTTCCTGCCGATGAGCCAAAACAGCTTAAATTAGGCTGGGTTGTAAGCGAAATCATTGGTTTGGCAATCGTCAATCCTCGTGGTGTCGCAGCCGGAAGGAAATCAGTCGTCGTAGGCGCCTGATCCTAACATATACACCTACTAGTTAGCGTGTAGATAAAATATAAAGAAAAAGCCACCTTCGGGTGGCTTTTTCATTTTGTATCATAGCAGGCAATGTATGCTACAACTAAATTATATTAATTATTCATTATGTTTACATAGGGGAATCTATGCGCTCATGTAAATCTAGTAAATATTGTTGTATACCACCAATTCCAAAACCAATAATTAGAACCTCTAATAGTTCTATTGGTACTGATCTATTACTTGCATTAGCAATTAAAGATCATACTGGAAGGAGAGGTCCAACTGGATTTATTGGACCTACAGGAGCAATAGGGGCTACTGGTGTTCCTGGACAAACTGGTGCGTGTGGTGGTGCTATGGGTGCTATGGGTCCAATTTGACCAACAGGTCTCGAAGGAGACGCGAGACCAACTAGTGGAGTTGGAATAACTCGTTCTAGCACTGGTCAGCAATTGGCACATATGAAATTTCTGGCAGGCATCTATAAGCCAGCCGGCACAACTAATGTTAAGAATCAATGGTGTATTCAGTAGTTGGAAGAAAAAATAGGAATATCACAACTTGTTAATGATGTATTGAGTACTACTTCAACCGTCAACTCTATAGTAGAAGTAATTAGTCCCCCAGGAAACAGTCCTGCTTTTGACATTTCTGATCCTGATGGCGGTCTAATCCATTCTCAAGCAACATCTCTTCTTATAAAGAGATTGTCTTAACAATTGTTGAAAGATGTTCTAGAGTGTTCTTTTCAGGATGCTCTAGAATTTCTTCATAACATCTATCCAAAAGTTTTTTCAATTCCGGTCCTGGTTTAATTCCAAGTTCAATCAAATCATCGCCATTGATTGCCATTTCTTTGCGAGCCCAGACAATTTCGTTTTTGCATGCCTCAAGGGTCGTTTTAACGTCCCTTCCAAACGCCTCAGACAAATGTATAAATTCTCTTAAGATGTCTTGCCAGTCTTCCTGTGCCTGATTCTTAAGAAACGCCATAAATTTACGATAAACTTTTGTGGTGCTCCAGTCGGCACTTGTCCATTCAAAAAGTTGCAATAATAATTTAACTTTTTTGATTTCATTATTGGAAAATTTAAGGGATATCATTGCCCGTTCAGCGATGGTAAAGGTTGTATGAGTGAAAAGACAAGCAATTTTAGTTTCTAAGCCGCCCTTACACTTCTCTAAAGCTTCAGTAAGAGTAATTTCTGGACAGATTTGTTGTAAAGCGCCACAATCTTGTAGATATTTTATTCCTAAGTATGGATTGTTGGTCATTAAAGTTTTACAAAGTTCATCTTTAATACGTTCAACAGAGACTTTTGCCAATGTTGGTAGGTTATTGCACATGGCTTCGAATGTTTTTGATTCGATTATGTATTCAAATCGAGCAGCAAACCTCGCTGCGCGCATAATTCTTAGCCCATCTTCTTGGAATCTATCATTGGCATTACCTACCGCTTGAATAAATCCCCATTTTATATCTTGCTGACCGTAAAATGGATCTAGAATTATCTTAGCTAGAGGATCATATGCCATTGCGTTAATGGTTAGATCTCTTCTGGCTAAATCTTCAATAACATTACTGACAAATGAAACTTCTTCTGGTCTTCTACCATCAGTATATTTACCCTCTACTCTAAAAGTAGTAACTTCAAAGTTGTTTTCAACGCCTTCTGCCATGGCGACAGTTATAGTGCCATGTTTAAGACCAGTGGGATAATGTTTAGGAAATAATTCCATCACTTTTTCTGGTTTTGCATCGGTACAAATGTCCCAATCTTTAGGTTGCTTGCCTAAGATCAAATCTCGAACACATCCTCCCACAATATAGGCTTGGTATCCGTGTTTTTGCAGAATGGAACAAATATCAATTGCATAATGGTTAATTTTTTCGTTTGATATGTGAATAGACGACATGCACGCACAATATATCGTAAAAAAATACAGTCAAGGGCGGGCGGATGACAATATTACTGCATTACTTGTGATAAGTATACGGAGAGCGAAACAGCATGAAATTAAATACCGTTTTGGATCTATATTCATTAATTACTAGGGGGACAGCAGATGTTCCGTCTAGAAAAATGTGTATGCTCCTTAGAAAAAAGGGATTTGAGTCTTATATTAATGGCTCTGGATTCAAAAAATTGGCATTTGATACTCGCAGAATTGATCAAGAGACAGAATATAATCCAAGACGTGGGCTGCAAAATTATAATCGTAGTGAAGCCTTCATTTCTGAAGGATTTGCCAATAAGATAAAGAATCTTAATAAGCTAAAAACTATTGTTGGAGATTTAAAATCCATTTATGGTAAAGAACCAGAGTGGCAAGATAGCAATGCCCGTGTATTATTATCTACTCTTGATAAAGGGTTGAGAGTAGAGCAATTAGATGGTGATTATACTGAAGCACAACCGGCTATGGGAAGCTTGAATTATATTGAAGAGCTTTTACATATGAGATATCGTTTAACTCCAGATGATTTACAAAAAATGGGGGCTAGTGAGTTAAAAAGAGTCATTTTATCAAAAGACGAAGAACTAACTAGAAAAGATATTAACTCTGCATTAGAAATCAAGAAGAGTGATATTGGAAAAGAATCATATGATACACTTCTTGAAAAATTATTTGGCGGAGTAAAAGCAACTGCCGAAAATCCAGATGTTGAGAGAACGGTTACAATCACTATTAGAGATAAGTTTGTGGAGAAGTAAATGAGCAGTGAAAGTGATTTTGCTTATTCTTTGAAGTACAATACTCATTTTATTGTGAAAAACATAACTGGCACTGCTAGTTCAAAACTTCACATAGAAAATGATGATCCTAAAATTCCTCCACCATATAGATCTGAAGTATTTCGTTTGTCGCCTCAAAAAACAATAAAGATTTTTCATTATCCAATTAATGCTGGTCAAACGCGAGATTTGCTTCAAATCCCGGGAGTTCAAGAATCAGATATTAGAGCATCACTTCTTAAAGGCGAATTAAGACATAAATTTTTATGCGGAGATATTGCTCTAGTATCTAGCAATATAGATTTGCTTCAATTTAGCGACAAACAACGAGAATTTTTGAAATCTTTCGGATTTACAGAAGGAATTGATATTGGAGTTGATGAGCTGGGCGACGATACGAAGGCTTATATTCAAAGTCAAACTGGCGGAGTATCTTATTTGTGGAGAGAAGAAATTCCGCTTATTGGACTTAGAAATGGTACCAATAGAACATTTTATACTCCAGAAAAATTTTTAAATGGTCTTACACCATCTGGTGATCAGTTTCATATTCATATAAAACATAATGGTAAAGATTTATATGAGGCAATAGATTATTCTATTGCTGAGTCAGGCGGAGCTGGTACAGGATATGATACTATCAATATATTTTCATTTACTCCAAGCAATCATAGCATATTATTTGCCACATATGTCGTTAAAAAAGTATAATAAATAGTAATAGTTTTGGAAATTAGCTTACACGAGGATATATAATGGGTTTTTCTAGACAAAATGCACTAAACCAAGCTCTTGATATTGCTGGTTCATACACTCAATCTCAAACATTAACATTATCTGATGAAGCTGCTGGATTTGGTGCGGCAATAGCCGGACAAACTGGCTCTGCTGCTAGTATTACCACGGTTTCTTCGGGAATTGCAACAATAACTGGTCTAACAGGAATGACTGCAGCTAGCGTAACTAATATGTTAACTATTTCTGGCGCAGCATCTTCTGCAAACAATGGAACATTTTTAATTGCTAATTTTAACTCATCAACCTCTGTTGATATTTACAATGTTAATGCCGTACCATCTGATGCCAACAACGGCGCCATTGTATGGACAGAAAGACAGCCATATTCTTTAGAAGATGACATCAATTATACCAGAACAGATCGTAAAGGAATTAAAGGTACCACAAATTGGTATGACGCTGTTCCAACATATCAAAGACCAACCGCAGTTGGTACAAATGTTAGCGCCAATTTAACAAATATTGCAGGAAAAACAACAGACGCCATTGCTTATAACGTTAACAGAGCATTTTTTAATGTTTCTGTAGCTGCAACCAATACTTTGGTAACTTTATCATCTGTTGGAAATTTAAAACATGCTGATGCTGTTGATAATACTGGAGTTCCTTGTTTCGATGCAGCCCCATTTAGTGGGGACTGGACTTCATGTTATGTTCATATTACAGATGGATATTCCAGTGGAAGTGAATTAACCGTACTTACGGGACCTCATGCCGGTGAAAGAATTTTTGGTGTTACCTATGCGGGATTATCTACTTCTCCAAACTCTGTAGAAGTTCATTTCTATTCATCTCCATTCTGGGCAGATTATACCGGAACACACACAGCATATACTTGGGAAGCTGGACAGCCAACAACAATTAATTTATTGTATGGTTATAATGAAAGACTAGACCAATTAGATGAGAACGCTTTTAGAACTGTTCCGGCACTTGGTGTTTTGACGGATGCAGCTTTGAGTGGTCAAGTTAATAATATTTTAGAAACTTTAGGTACGGTTAGTACAACTACCAATCTTAATGGTTTATTAACAAATACAACAACATATTTCCCATTCTATAATTTGCCTAATGCTACACCAACCGTTGTTGATGCTTTAAATACTTTGAATTCCCAAATTGGAAATAGAACTTATACTGGATCTATTTTAACAAGTGGACAGACAATAACGGCATCTTTACAGGCACTATCTAACGCAATTACCTCTTCTCACGTAACCCGTACGATTGAAAGATTGTCTGGACATATTTCGGCAAATACCGCCCACACATTGCCTGGTGGAATTTCATACACATTAGATGGTACTGGAAATGGTCAGAATTTGTGGATATTTACTCGTGGATTATTAAGAGATCCAGGACCAGTGGCTGCTGGAAATGATTATGCAGAAACAAGCACGACTTCAGTAACATTCTATCAAATGATAAACAAAAACGACCACATAAATTACTTTATTAAGACTTAATGATATAATATGATGTAAGATGTTTTTGGAAGAAGATTTTATTCAAAAAGAAGTTGATCCGCCTCATAATCATTGGTGCGCCAGTGGTCATGAGGCGCCTCCTTTTTTTAAGAGGCAAGGTCCAGATAATCCAGAAGAACCTACAAAATTTTTCGAAGTATCTGGTCACGGTATACATGGCATTTATTGTGAATTGTGCTTAATAGTAGCGCATCATATGGCTAAATGCAAAAAACAAGGATTAATAAAATAAAATAAAAGAAAGAAAGTATTATGTCATTTACTGAAGATATTGCAAAATTAAGACAAAAATTTCAAGACGCAATTTTAAAGGGAGTAATTGCTGAAGATGGAAGGGATATTTTTGAAGCAACCCTTATTCAAATTATGAATGATGCCGAAAAAAACAGACAAAACTGTTTGACGCAAGCTGAAAATTTACGTCGCCAAGCCGCAGTTTTTGATGGTCAAGCCGGTGCATTTGCTTCAGTTAGCAGTATTATATATGGAGTACTTAGCGGGTTTGTAACACTTGCTGAAAAGGCAGAACAAGAGAAGCAAATGCTGGCTGATGAACAATCTGAAAAAGAAAAATTAATAAAAGATGCACTTGAAAAAGAATCTTTAGAAAAGCAAATAAATGAGGATCGTTCTGAGGACAAAAAAGTTTCCAGCAAAAAGAAGAGATCTTAATTTCAAATGAATAATTTGGCATAAATTTTGATGCCAATTAGAAAACAAGACATATTTGATACAGATATAGTAGATGCATATGAGTTAGCCTCAGATGGATATGGGGATAATAGCATCTACTTATCTACATCTATTGTTTCTACAATTACGCCAAATATAATCAATATTAATGTGGCTTCGGATGGTAATGGCATTTTATATAGCACTGATCATCCTGTCGAGCCAAATGACATTGCTTGGATTTATGGAACGTTGCCCGGCGGAATTGCAGATGGATATTATACCGTCAATTCTGTCTTGAGTGACACATCATTTTCTATTAATGAAACGATAACCAGTTCTACTGGTGGAACAGTTCAATTCAGATATCCAGCGGGTGCAAAAAAAGTAGGATTTGACCCAAGAGGTACTGGACTTAGTGCCAATAATGTGGAAGATGCAATTAAGCAAATTGTTAGCTTACCATCTGGTGTAGGTGTGCAAATTGATGGCGTTCCTTATGGCACTGTTGGTACGGTAAATGTTTTGACTGATGGATTTCTTGATGCAAAAGTAGTTGGAGGCATTTTAACACTATCTGCTAATAGTTTTATCTTAGATATAGACGGAAGCATTACTTATATCAATGATGGTGACGCATTGAAAAAGGCGGTTTAATGAGTTTGCATAAAAACTTACAGCCAGAAAATATACATCTTCCGTATGCGTTTGTTTATAATAATGCCTCGGAACGTACTAGTGCCACCGGATTTTTATCATCCGATGTTGGTAAATTAGCTAGACAATTAGATGACAACAGTTTATGGATGTTAACTGCAGTAACTCCTGCATGGGTTGGAGTTGGCGGCGCGGATGAAGTAACCGTAAATACTCATAAAGGTTTAAGACAACTTATACATTTGGCGGATGGCGGTGGTCCTTATGAATCATTTGGACCTGCTCTTTATAGAGAGATTACGCCTACAGCTAGCCCATTTCCAACATCTGTAATTTGGTATACAGATGCTACCAAAACATATAAGATTTTAGAAGAAAATTACGTATATAATCCAAATAAAACTATATCTACTATTACTTGGAAGGTATATGATACAGACGGTACAACAATTTTAGTTACAGCAGTGGATACTATTAATTATAGTGGTGTTTTCGAAATTAATAGGATAAGAACTGTTATTTAATGGGGTAAATTATGGGTTCTAATTCGCCAGTTGCAATTCTTTATAGCTCAGACGGCTATGAAGTAACAGTAAAAAATGGTATTGCAATACCAGCAAGTACCTCAGCGCTAATTTTAGCTGGTTCTGATGGCGCTAACGCAAGATATTTATCAGTAGATTCTTCTGGCAGACAAGTTATGGTGGGTGCTGGAACCGCAGGATCCCCGGCTGGTGGTGTAATAACCATTCAAGGTTCAGCATCTGGAACTCCAATTCCAATTTCCGGTTCTATTACCGCAAACAACGCTTCTATCGGAGTAAACGGTTCTGCTATACCAGGATCTTCAACTCAAATAGGTGTTTCTGATGGTACAAACTTACAAGTTCTTAGAGGGTCAACCTCCAATCCTGCTGGAACTGAATTTGGACTAATTACAAGAAACATCCCTTCAGGAACCCAAACTGTTTCTGGTACCGTTGCGTCAACTCAATCTGGTACGTGGATAGTTCAACCTGGAAATACTGCTAATAGCACTCCATGGCTATTTACAATTAATCAGGGTGGAAATTCAGCAACTGTATCTGCTGGCGGAGCATTAAAGGTTGACGGATCAGCTGTAACTCAACCAGTTTCCGGTACGGTAACAGCAAATGCAGGCACTGGCAATTTCAATGTTATTGGTACTGGTTCTGCTGGATCTGCTGCAACTGGAGTTGTAACCGTTCAGGGTATTGCAAGCATGACCCCAATTCAAGTTTCTCAGGCAACTGCCGCAAACTTGAATGCTACCATTGTTGGTACAACCGCTGCTGGATCTGGATCTTCTACCGGATTAGTAACCGTTCAAGGTAATGCTTCTGGCACACCAATTCCAGTTTCAGGAACAGTCACCTCTAACCAGGGTGGCGCTCCTTGGACCCAAAATATCACTCAGTTTGGCGGAAATAACGTTGTAACTGGAACTGGCGCATCTGGAGTTGGAATCCCAAGAGTTACTGTTGCCAATGACTCAAACATTTTAGCAACTCAATCTGGTACATGGACTGTTCAGCCAGGAAATACTGCTAATAGCACTCCTTGGTTAACATCTATTAACGCCGGAGGAAATACCGCGGCTGTTAAACCTGCATCTACAGCAGCAACCGCCACCGATCCAGCATTGGTTGTTTCTATTAGCCCAAATACGTCAATTGCAACAAATATTGACGGCTATGTAACAACTTCAGCCCCAACATATACAAATAATACTTTCAATTATTTATCATTAACTACTGGCGGTGCATTGCGTGTTGACGGCTCCGCTGTAACTCAGCCGGTAAGCGGAACTGTAACAGCAAATCAAGGTGGTGCTCCTTGGTCACAAAACGTTACACAATTTGGTGGAAGTAACGTTGTAACTGGTACAGGAACTTCTGGTGCTGGTATTCCAAGAGTAACGGTATCTAGCGATTCAAATATTCTAGCCACTCAATCTGGCACTTGGACAGTAACAGCCAACGCTGGTACAGGAAACTTTACTAACGCATCTATTGGAACTACTGGATCTGCCGCTCCAGCTTCTGCCAGTTTGTCCGGTGGTTCAGATGGCTCTAATTTAAAAGCATTACTTACAGATTCATCTGGAAGACAAATTGTTATTGGTGCAGCAGCAAATGGTTCCGCCGTTGCTGGAAACCCAGTATTAATTGCAGGTTCTGATGGAACCAATGCAAGAAGTCTTAAGACTGATGCAACTGGCGCATTAGCAACTACAGCAACCCCAGTTAAATCTTCCATTGCGACAGTAACATCTGTTGCAGCTACTGGAACAAATACTACTTTGCTAGCTTCTAATGCAAACAGGTTGGGCGGAACAATTTATAATGATTCTAATAATGGAACCGTTCTCGTTAAGTGTGGAGCCACTGCCTCCAGCACAAGTTTTACTGTAAAGATCTTTGGACAGGGTTCTTGGGATATTCCAGTTAATTATACTGGACAGATAGATGCTATCTGGACCTCCGTTGCTGGCTCTGCTAAAATTACAGAATTTACATAATAATATTATCTTGATATAATAAGATAATAAGGAAATCATATGGGAAATACTCCGACGTCTATATTATATTCATCTGATGGTTATGAAATTTCAATTTCCAATGCCTCAACAACAACGGCATCAAATAGAGCTTTACTGATTGCCGGATCAGATGGATCAAATAATAGATTAATTGCGCTAGATACTACAGGAAGGCAATTAGTGGTGGGTGCCGGCACTGCCGGAACACCTGCTGGTGGTGTTATTACTATTCAAGGTTCGCCATCTGGAACTCCGGTACCAGTTTCAGTTCCTGGATTAGCATCATTAACATCTATGTTTGGTTCTGCAACACCACCAGCCGGTAGTGCAAGTGGCTTTAGTGATGGAACTAACATGCAAATGGGAAGGGTATTTGATGTTGACTCTGGAGCTGGAACACAATATGTACTTGGCGTCAATCTAAGGCAATCTTCATCTGGGGGCTCGGTAGAACTTGGTACTGGATCAAATCCATTAACAATTAATTCTACATTTGCTTCAAACGTGGGATCTAATCTTCCAACGCAAGCAGTATTACTTGGTGGAAGCGATTCTGTAAATATACAAGCATTACGCACCTCCGCATCTGCACCAGGTGGAACTGAATATGGATTAATTACTAGAAATATTCCCTCTGGAACTCAAACTGTTTCTGGATCTGGAAATTTTACTGTAATTGGAACGGGTACTGATAACACCGCAAATTCAACCGCTAAATTACCAGTTTTAGTAGCCAAGGCAAATACATCGGCGCCAACATGGACCGATGGTAACATGGCGCCATTATCTGTCGATGGTAGCGGCAATTTAAGAATTACAGGATCTGTTTCTACATCCAACCCATCTGTATCAACTACTGGTACAGCTCCACCCGCTTCTGCCACATACATTGGTGGTTCTGTAACAACTTTGCCGCCAACTTATACGACTGGGCAGATGAGCGCGCTATCACTTACAACTGCGGGGGCATTACGCATTGATGGTACTGCAACATACCAGCCTGTAGCCGGTGCTGTTTATACGTCATATCAACCAGATCCGTCAAGCACTGACACATTAGTTAATAATGGAATTGCGTTAGATACTTCTGGAAGATTAGAAACACACGGATCAATAACTACAGATGAGGGTAGTTTTAGAGACGATTTTGTTGGAACTACTTTAACAACAACTCTGGCTGGAACAGTAACTTTCACTAATAATTCAAATATAGTAACTGGATCTGGAACAAACTTTACAAAATCAGTTCTTGTTGGTCAATTTATTAAAAAATCATCAGACGCAGAAACATTATATGTGTTAGTTTCTTCTGTAAATAGCGATACAAGCTTAACATTAAGTTCCGTATATACTGGAACTACTGCGGCAACGACAGCCGTAGTAAGTAATTGGAAAACATTTACTGGTTCTGGAGGAAGTCTTACAATATCAAATTCGAATCTTGTGATAGCTTCTGGAACAACAAGCGGAAGCTCTACTTATATTCAAAGAAAAGCTGATTATTTGCCATTTAGTTGTAGCGCCTGGGTTAATATTTCGCAAAACATTGCAAATCAAACTGCGTTTTTTGGATTTATTGATACTGCAAGCACGCCGGCTAATCCAATAAAACAAGTTATGGTTCAAATTAGCGGAACTAATAACAATCAAGTAAGCTTTATTACATCAAGTTTAAATGCATCATATGCAACTGAAATTACGAATGTTATTTTGCCAGCAGGTGCGTCATTATTAAATAATAATTTATTTCAAATAGATATTACTGGAGCAAAAGCAACTCTTTCTATTAATGGAACTTTGGTTGCCGTTAATAATTTGCATATTCCAGGACCATATGATCAACTAAATTATGTAGTTGGAATAACCAATACTGGAACACCTGCAAGCAACACTACTCTCTATTGCGACTCTGTTTATTTCTGTAATAGTGATCGTTTAGAGGTAGCAAATTCATTTATTGGAGACCCACTAAATACATTATCTAGTATAAAAGATACTAATAATAGGACCATCAGAGCAACTATTTCTCAAGAAATAAAAGTTGCTGGGCTTTATACGCTATCTGATTTAACAAATAAATATGAATTAGACACTAGGCAGTGGGATACTTTAACTGCAACTGGCGGAACTGCAGTTCATGTTCCAGCATTATCAGCATTAAGGGTATCAGTAACTGGAACTTCTGGGTCCACCGCAGCTATTTGCACAAATACTTATTTCAAATATCAGGCAGGTTATACTCAATTAATCGCCTTATCTATAATTAATTCAGATTCTGGTCAAGCAAATCAGGTTCGTGAATGGGGATATTTTGATGGATATAACGGATTGTTCTTTAGATTATCTGGAACTGCTCTAAATATAGTAGAAAGATCAAATACTTCAGGATCTGTTGTTGATACAATAATTCCTCAAAACTTATGGAACGTTGATAAGCTTGATGGCACCGGTCTTAGCTCAATTACACTAGATGTTACAAAGGGCAATTTATATGAAATTGAAGTACAGTGGTATGGAGTTGGAACTGTAAGATATTTTATAGACAATATATTAGTTCACGAATCATTACACGCAAATACTTTGACAGTTCCTTATACGGCTACAGCTCAATTGCCGGTTCAATTTAGAATTGCAAATTCTGGAGCTTCATCTGCGGGCTCATTGACAATGATTTGTGCTCGTGTTGGGGCACAAGGTCAAATTCATGAACCATTTGAGTGGTCATTCTCTGCATTTACTGCAAGTGATTTGTTGGTTGGTACAACAGAAATTCCAATTATGACTATTAGACCAAAATCATTATACAATTCTATTACCAATAGAATGGTCATCTTACCAAAAGTACTCACCGTCAGTACCGAAGGTTATAAAATGAGCTGGAAACTGATATATAATGCTACGTTAACGGGTGCGTCATATACTTCAGCATCAGCTCTTTCTGGAGTTGAATATGATGTGTCAGCCACTTCATATTCTGGCGGAGAATTAATTTTGCGTGGATTTTTGAATAATGACATAGATTCTGATTATGTCGATTTATCGCCATTATTTGATATGTTAGGAAGAAAATTAAGAATGCCTGGTTTTGCCGGTCTAGGATCCAACACGAGCCAAGACACATTGACATTGGTTGCAACATGTGAATCGGTTGGCAAAACTAGAGCCAGAGCAAATATTACTTGGGTAGAGGTAAGATAATGGGAACCGTAGATGCAGTATTAAGTAATGCCACCGTTACTACCAATGGTAGCTACGTTTTTAGAGCCGGAGCCTCTCAAGAAGTATCTATAGTTATACATATAGCTAACGCTCCTACAGGGACCTCCCCAACAATTGTATTTACAATAACAGAGGTTGATCCAGCAGACGAATCAACCCAAGTTGGAATTTCAAAATCTTCCACAACTATCAATGCGGCGGGCACGCAGGTAGTAACAATGTTGCTAGTAAATTCTCCAACTGCTAAAATATCTTGGACAGTGGGAGGCACCACTCCATCATTTTCTGGAACAACTGTAACTGCATTTTCTAAATTAGTAGCCACCACCGTGCGTGGAACAATCAAGCCAGTATATGGCGCCGCTAATCAGGGCGTAACCATTACTTTAGCGAGCTTAGGCGCTGCGGCGTCAAGAGCTAGTACTGCAATAAATAATTCTACAACCCTATATGAAGATGTTTTATTTTGGGTTAAAGTTTGTCCGGGTTCTACTGTAGTTGCTACCAGCTATTTTAACGTATATGGTTATGCTAGCGATGGTACTGCATATCCAGAAGGTATTACGGGAACTGATAGTGCGGTGACTTTAACATCACCTCCTAATTTACCATTATTGGCACAGGTAAATACTCCTACCGCAAATACCGTAAAAATAGCGGGTCCTTTTAGTTTTTGTAGAACATTTGGAGTGGACAGATTACCATTATATTGGGGACTTGTCGTATCTAATCTCACAACTGGTACAGCTAACGCCACTGCTAGTAACTTTGCCATTTGGTATCAAGGCATTAATGGTCAAGTGGTGTAAATTATGTCATTATTTATTCCTAATACATCTGGTGTATATTTGACTGGAATATTTGCATATCCTGTCACAACTAAAGATATTACGATAATGCAGTGGATTAATTTATCAGCGGGTGGTCCTGCTGCTCATCGTGGATTTGTTAATTTAGTTAATACTACAACTGGAAGCAGTATGTTTTTATCAACTAATAATGATGGATTAACTTTAGATTTTGGAACTTCAAGCAATAATTATTTAGGATCTCTGTTAACCGCTGGAACTTGGTATCATGTTGCAACTACATTTATAAACATCAGCTCTACTAGCAGAATTATTAGTGGATATCTAAATGGCGTTCAGCAAGTTCATGCTTCTGATACAACGACATTTGTTGACGCCACAAATATAATTGTGGGAAATTATGGCGGTGGTGGTAATTATACGTATCCTTTATTTGGAAACGTAAGAGATGTACGAATTTTTAGACACTGCATGAACCCATTCGAAATTAAAAGAGAAATGCAGTCCTCAAGACCCGTAGCAAGAGATATAGCTGCCTGGTATTTATTAGATGATAATCTAACTCAAGATAAAAGTGGTCAAAACATAACGTTAACTACGGTTGGTGCCGGCACGGCATTGCAGGCAGGACCATTGTTTCAAACAACATATCAGGCACACGGTAAAAACTTTATTCTATAAGGAATTATTATGTCATTAAAAATAATTATACTAAATACAAATACCCATATAGATGGAAGTTTTAATGTTTCTGGAGTGTTTTGGTTAGAAAAAACTACAAATCTAGTTCCATTTCCAGATGTTAAAAGTCAAATTCCAAATGTAACACAAGATCAATTGGCATTATTGCAGAGCGGGAGTCTTGTTGAAGTACCATTTGTTAGTGGTCAATTTTCTTATGGAACTACTTTACTTGAAGTTCAAGCAGACCTACAATCCTTATACGATATCAAGCAGGCGGAATTAAATAATATTGCGGCTTCAGTTGATGGTTTTGTTGGTCAAGCATTTGATGGTACTTCTTGGTCGACAGTGTCTGCTCCACTTAATCCTCAAACTCAAACAGTTCAACTACAATATACTCAACAAAATAATATCCCAGTTTTTGCAGAGGCTCCCAGAATTGGTGATGAGGTTATTTATTCCACACATAATTTATGTGATCCGTGTACTTGGTTTGGAGATAGTGTAAGGGTAAGTGAGAATTTGGTTGATGCAGGTGATCATATAAAATATTCAGGAACTTATAATAACTGGATTGATATGATTTCTGGTAGACTTCAAGATGATGATGGATTGGTTGAAGAACAAAGAATGTTAAACCCATCTGATCCGCATGGTTATCAAGTGGTGGTGGCAGTAAATGGTGTTACAAAAACCATGAGAGAGCCATTTGAGCTTTCAGGCGGCGATTATGAAGTATATTGGGAGGATGGTTATGTCAAATTTTTTACACCATTATCTCCAACCGATACCGTCAGCTGCTCTTATAGTCATGCCACAACATCTACATTTTATCTTAGACCTTTACCCGGCAAAGATTTGCATATAGAAGCCGCTGAATCAGATTTTACACATGATATTGTAATGACTGATGGAATTGAATATAATGTTTACGGTTATGTAGATGTTTTTGCGCCACAATATATGTATAAAAGATTAACTGGAACAGCAACATTTGTAAATGGAGCGCAAACAGTTACTGGAACTGGAACATTATTTTCAACCGAAGTTACTCCTGGAAAATATATTAGATTAGAAACTGATGGACCAGAATCATATATGATTGTGGCTTCCGTACAATCTAATACTTCGCTTACTTTAGCCGCACCATATTCTGGAACATCTAGTACTGCCACAATTGCTTATTGTGACGGATATACTGGAATATATCCTTCCTTGACAAAAATCCCATTATCAAGAACCAGATATAAAAGACTTACAAATATTATACAGGAAGCTATTGGCGCTTATCCAAATCTTCCAGTTGTCGGATCTTCTGATGTTGAGCGAAATTTACCAATAAAAGAATTTAGAAGACAATCTAGGGGAATGATGGGACCTACTCAATCAGTACCATTTAGATACGCTACTTTAAGAACATTACAATCAGCATATGGATTAGAGCTTAGAGTAACTACATCTCATGATAGAGCTATCGGTGGAGAAAGTGTTACGCTAACATTTTATTGTACATCTCATAATGCTAATAATCCAGTATAAAATCATTGGAGAAACATATGAGAGCATTAGTTTTATCAGGCGGTGGATGTAAAGGAGCCTTTCAGGTTGGAGCCTTAAATCATTTGGTTAATGACCGCGGTTTATCATATGATATTATTTGTGGCGTTTCTGTAGGAGCATTAAATACTTCATTCTTATCAATGTATTCAAAGTCTGAAGAAAAAATCGCAGTTCAGAAATTACAAGAATTTTGGATTACTGTAAATAATGATAAGGTGTGGAAGCGTTGGTTTCCATTTGGCAGGTTACATGCTTTGTGGGAAAAAAGCCTATATAACAGTCAACCACTTATTGATTTAATACATAAACAAATAGAGTTGGACAAGATTAGATCTTCTGGTAGAAAAATCTCTGTGGGAGCCGTCTCATTAGATACGGGCGAATATAGAGTATTTACTCCAGATGACGATTCTTTTGTTGATGGTGTATTAGCATCATCCGCATTTCCGGGTGGGTTGAAACCTATTAAGATTGATAATCAATTGTGGACAGATGGCGGAGTCAAGCACATTACGCCATTGAAATCAGCAATTGATTTTGGAGCCACCGATATTGATGTAATTATGTGCAGTCCAGAATCAACTACCTCAAAATATGATGACTCCTCCAAAACAATAACATTAGGGTTAAGAACCGTTGATCTAATGACAGATCAAATAAATACTGACGATTTAAAAATAGCTGACATGTATAATAAACTGGTTTTACTTGGAGCATGTCCCGATAAAAGGGCTGTTAATATAAAAGTAATAAGACCTACAGAAGATTTAGTTAGTGATTCTTTAAATTTTGACAACGCAAATATTCTGCGCATGATATCATTAGGCTATGATGCTGCATGTGCTCAATATAAGTAATATTGGTACATATATTTGAATATATTTATTTTGGAGCAAATATGGCACATCCTGGCGTAAAACAAAAAAATCGTCCAAATGATTTCAATTTTTTTACCAAATTAGCGGTAAATTGGTCTCAATTTGGCGCGCTTGACGGGTATACTCCTACTGATGGTTATGGTCCAGATATTATTATTCCATTTTCTACACAAGCATTTTCTTTTATAAATGAAGGAAGTGGTGCAACAAATACTATTGAATATTCTTTTGATGGACAACACGTTCATGGAGATTTAATTCCTGGAACATTATCCGCAAGTCTTGTATTCAATAATAGAGTTGCTAGTTTAATTTGGTTTAGATTAAAAGCCGGATCTAGCGGACCTGTCAATTTAAGAATTGAAGCTTGGGGTATTAGATAATTTACATGCCGTATGTAGCTGATATATTTTTGTTATGAGGCGTCAAAAACTACTTAAAAACAAATGTGAAATCGAAACATGCAATGTAACGGATGTCAACCTACTACATTTAGCTAAATTTTGTGCAAACTATCAATAATATCATATTAATATGTGGTAAAAGTAAAATGTAAAATCGATGATTGTATCAAGTTTGTAATGGCTAAAGGGTTGTGTGCCGCACATTATACAAGACTTCGTAAACATGGCAATGTAAATTGTGTTAAAAGAAGAAAGAATGGATCTGGCACTATATCTGCAAGTAACTTTATATATGTTTACAAGCCAGAACATCCAAATGCTATGAAAAATGGAAAAGTTTTAGAGCATATATTCGTGATGTCTGAAAGTATTAAACGACAAATTTATGATAATTAAATAGTAACTCATATAAATGGCGATACAGCTGATAATAGGCTAGAAAATTTATCACTAGCAATAAAAAATACAATGTGCATTATTGATAATTGTTCTAATATTAGATATAGATTAGATCTATGCAATAAGCATTATCGTAGGAAATTAAAATATAACGATCCATATAAACTATTAATTGGCAGAAGTGAAACTGGTCTATGTAGTGTTGAAGGTTGCAATAAAACTCATGAGGCAAGAGGATTTTGCGCCAAACATTATTTAAGGTTTAAAAAATATGGAGCGTCTAGCCTACCAATCAAAGAAAGAAAACCACAAATAACTAAGGGTGGTTATAAATTAGTATACGCTCCAGAACATAACAATTCCAATGGAATCGGATACATACCTGAGCACAGACTGGTAATGTCAAGGCATATAGGTAGGGACTTATTGGATAATGAAAATGTTCATCATAAAGATGGCAACAGATTAAACAATAATATTGATAACTTAGAGTTGTGGTCGGTAAATCAGCCATCTGGACAGAGAGTTCAAGATAAGATAAAATGGGCAGAAAAAATTATAGATCTATATAAGGACCTAATTGAAAAGAATAAAGTTGATTCTTAATAAATGTGAAATTGATGATTGCGTTATAACCGAATGCTTACACCTTCATCACATTATTCCAAGAACAGATCCAAACACATCTAATGATAATCTAAATTTATGTATTTTGTGCCCTAATCATCATAATTTTGTACACAAAAATCTACTTAGGATCATAGGAGTTTATCCTTCAACCAAGCTGCCAAATTATAGAACCTTGGTATATGAATTAGATGGGAAAAAGAATATTGATATTGATGAGCCTTACGTTCAAATTCAGGCAAAATCATTCAAGATTTATGGAAGTAATACATGAGTTTTAAGACGGATACAACTGGCACTATTGGATTTAATGATAAAGTCCTATCAGAACAAGAAACTAGGAAAAGATTATTAACTCATGCCAGGTTAATTGGTTGTGAAAAAGAAATGTTGCTCATTTTTGCAAAATACGATAAACTATTACGAAATTGCACAAATGAAAAAGAAAGAAATGATATTGGCAAATTGGGAGCCGTTGAGATTTACAGGTTGCTCGGTGGCGGCGGTGAATTAGTAGTAGATGGTCAACTTGTTTGTAAAGATGATTAAGGGATTAAAATGAGCGATGGAAAATTTGTTGGGGAAGTATTGTGGTTTGACTCTAAACGAGGCTATGGATTCATTGGCTGGGAAAAAGATGGCGTCAAACAAAAGGATCTATTCGTACATTTTTCAGATGTATCATGTGAAGGGTTTAAAACTCTTTATAAAGGACAAAAGGTGTCTTTTGGTCTCGGCGTAAATAAACACGGAGACCCCAAAGGAACCGAAGTAACAGTTTTAAAACATTAAGATTATTTAATTTCTAATGAAATTGGTTTGTTATTAATATTATTTTCGTAAGAAAATTTGAATTACTTGTATAACCAAACTAATTAAACCTGTAACAAATAATACTTGCATTTTGAAGATATCTTTATTGATTTCATCATTTTGTTTAACTATTTTATCTAGTTTCTCATGTATTTTATCATGAGAATCTTTAGATTTATTTAATAAATCAAGTATTTCTTCGTTTTGTTCGGCAACGCCTGTCTCCACCTCGATGGCTTTCTTGTTTACTTCAAGAATAAGCTCAAGATCTTTTTTGTTTAATTGATCGTTATCATTTTCAGACATTATCGCTCAAGTAGAGTTATTTGTTATTTTGTTTTTTGGATTTTCTTGACTTAATTTTTTTAATTACAACATCACACTTTTCATTAAGACGAGAATATTCGTCTTGAATAGATACGGGCTCTTCTGAAGAAGACTCACTTAGAGAAGCATCAACATTTTTTGCTTTAACAGGCGTACGCAGATTCATTTTATCCTTTGTGTTTTATGCTTTTTTGTTCATCTAATTCTGCAAGTTCCGCATTTTCTTCTGCGAATCTTTCATCCGCTAATTGTTGCGCGGTTTTATTATCCAGCGAAGGATCTGGTGCAAAACTTAATTCTTCGTAAGTAGTTTCCGCAATTCTATATACGGATTTTTCTCTACTTGGAAGATAGGCGCCATCTTGAGACCAAACTTTATTATCTCCATCATATAATGTTCTAATTATTGGCATATCTTCTTTAATAATTTTCGGGGCAACAGTTCTAAATCCAAACATTTTTCTTTTAATGAAAAGAGATCCGCTCTCTTTGGATTTCTCTAATTGCTCTCTCGTGTAACTGTAATGCTTAGAATCTAGCAAATTTACAGTTGAAAATGCCTTTATTGTCAAGTTTAGATCTGCTAAACTAACATTTCTATTTGTTAAATTGGTTATCCAAAATGAATCATTGCTCATAGTCGTTACTAATATAGGAAAATATTGGTTAATATTTGGACATTAACTAGAGAGGTGTTTCTGTGCAGGTTTTATCATATTTCCCAGGACAAAAAGTTACAATCTATCTAGAAACTGTAGATGGTTATGGTGTTCGTACAGACACACTTTCACTTCCAGTTGTCTCTAGAATTATATTCCCTGCTATGACTTTAGCGAGTGGATATCCTCAAAATATGACCAGATTAGATATTGGTTTATATTATTTTCAATTTACTTTACCTTCTGGTGCTTCATCAGTTGGAAGTTACCTAGTAGATGTTTCTTATGTTAACCCAGTAAATAGTGTTAATGTGATACAAGCCTATCAAATAGAAGTCACTGCTCCATATGGTAATTTTAGCGTCACACCGATAGGATAAATATGACAATCAAAGCTCGCGGAGAATTGATCGACGTTACAGATCAAGTTAACTTAGTGGTTCAATTTAAGGACACAGCGGGAAATCCAGTGGACGCGGATTCCTTCCCTAAGATTTCTATTATTCAACCCAGCGGTCTTATTCTATTAGCAGCTACCTCAGCTGGAGTTACTAGAATTGGAATAGGAAAATACTCTTATATTTTTACAGTGCCAATTAATGGTCCTTATGGAGTATTTAATGATATTTGGACTGCGTATATTAATGGATTTAGGGTTGAATCACCATTTGAATTCATTGTTTCTCATACACAAACGCCGGCATTAAATACTGACGGTTATGTTCATATGGGTGATGATCCTGGATTCAATTATTCCCAGGCGGCTTTAAAAAATATGAATAAACTGATTAAGTCTTTAAAAGCCAGACTTAATAGTTCTGGAAAAGCTAAATCTACAGATTCATATGGAAATGTTATTTATGTAGATTGCGATATTTTTGCTATTGATATGCTATATACATTTTTAGCAACTGCCCTTTGGGATTTTAATCAGGTCCCATATTTTACTTTCTTCCAGTATGACGATGATGCTTTCGTAGAACAATTTGGAGAAATACTCGTTGAAGGAGCTACTCTTTATGCCCTAGCATCCAAGGCACTGATTGAAAGAGGTCGCGAATTTCAAATTACTGATAATAGCATCAATTTTACTCCACCAACAGTTAGCGAACTATTAAACACACAATATAGTACATTGTTAACTCATTATTGGGATAAATTGAAATATATAAAGAACAGTTTGCGACCAGCTCCAAAGGGCTTGGGAGTTTTCTCAATGAATAGTGCTATTAATCCGGCATTTAGTCGTATGAGGCACTTGCGCGCGCGTAGAATATACTGATTTTATAGTTATTTTGAATGAAAATTAAATAGTTGACGCAGTTGTCGTGACCTATGCATATTATCTCTACAAGGATGCTACAATTTATCTTAAACGCAAATATGATTTAGCAATGAAAGCAAAAAAGTTTATTAAAAATAATTAACCATATCATTTTCTTCGTATTACTTGTAAGATTTTTAAGGAGATTATTTCATGAGCAAAGCGGTAGATCAGTTAGAAAAATTGGCAGATAAGTTTGAGTATAAATTAAATAAACGCGCACAGGTTGCTCCAATGGAAACACCACCAGTGGAGACTTCTATGTTGTATTTAGAAGATTTATTAAATAAGCTATTCTCAACGGCTGATAAGAACAAAATTATGACAGACATCTATAATGGTACAACCATAGAAGATGTTAAAACAATTACAGCATCTCCTGGAATTAAAAATAAAGTTCCATATGGAAATGTATTTATAAATAATTCTACAACTCCGGACCCAGAAGGTTCAGCCATTCTAACAAATGCTTTAAAAGCAAAAATAAAAGAGCCAGATTTAACAAAATATAATGATACATTTATGAAAAGCTGGATACATTATCCAAAATGAAAAAAGAAGAAAAAATACCACTATCTAAAGTAAAAAAACTATCTTATGGAACTAAGCGCCGACTTATTTCAAAGTTGAGAAACTATCTCAAAAAAGATAAGGTTGTGCAAAATATGTTTGATGAGTATGGCGTTGATATTGCTGAACTTGATCATATTCCAATGATGTTTGATGATCTTGATGTGTCCGCCAAAACAGATCATGGCGTTATCATTTATAATTATAAGCTTTTGACAGATGGTGATTTTTTCAAAGACTTTTCTTATGGTGTTCATGAGATGACTCATTGGTTGCAACAAACAACGGGAAATAGACCTACCCAAAGTTCTGATGATGGAAGTTATTTAGACAATCCAGCAGAACAAGAAGGCTTTCAAAATCAGATTGAATATATCTCTGATCATTTTGGAGAGGATGAAGCTGAAGATTATGTTGATAACTTATTAGATCATCATAATGTTGATAGTAAGAAAGAAATTGAAGAGAAAAAAGAAGTCCTAATGGCAAAAGTCTGACACTAGACCCGGATAGTATATACACTCTCCCTATATAATACCCCATGTGTTTGTCGAGAAACTCTTTCAAATTACACGAAATAAAAATCTCCTTAAAAAAGGCTAATAAACTAGAATAATAGTATGGTTTATTACCCGCAATACGTAAATGTCGGCACAGACGCTGTTTCCTCATTGGGCGACGGTCAGACCATTAATGTCAAGTGGTTTCAAGCGATTCCATCGGATGGCTATGGAATCGCTTATCATATTTATTATTCTACCCAAAAAAATAGAGTATTTTATGATGGTGTAAAATATGTATCCATTGATGGTTCTCTGGAGGCAAACATTATTGATTTAACTCCTGGGCAAGAATATTTTTTTGCAGTTAGACCAGTAGAGTATGATAAAAATTTAACTGATCTATCGCTACTTCCAATTGCTTATGATAATTTAAGAGTTTATCCAACTAGTTTATTAAGACATGATATTACGGCAACTGACATCATCATTCCTTTGTTGGATGTTACTGGATTCCCAACTATTGGAATAATTAAAGTGGGAGTGGAGTTAATTCAATATCTTGCGGTTGACTCTGTAAATAATAATTTGATTTTAGCATCTTTGGCTCAAAGAGGCTATCACAATACAATAGCAACTTCACATACTGTGGGCGGATATGATGGATATTTTACTTGGGATCCAGCGGTTAGCGTTTTTACATTAACCGAATTTAAAATTTATGATAGAATTTTCGCTTGTCAAGCCAGGTTTGAATATCCTAACAATTCTTTCACTTTGGTTGATGGTTATCGTCAAGTTACCAAAGACTATTTGAGCACCGATTTAAGTGCCAGTGAACCAGGCAATCTTGATTATCCGGCTTATGATTACGCAGGATATCATAGAACAGATCCAGTTCAATTATTGAATGGCACTTGTGTCGGAAGTTACATTGGTGGAGAAATGGGCTGTATTGATGGTTACGGAAATATGCAAATTTTAAGAGGCATGTCATTACAAGACCAGAATAATCAAAGACAAGAATTGCACTTAAGCATTGATGGTCGTCCAGCAGTTTTGATTAGAAGAGAACGAACTGGGATTATATGTTCCTGTTACTTAGCTTCTGGAGAAAATCCAGACGATAGATGTCCAAAATGTCATGGTACAAAATTTGTTATTGGATATGAGCAATTTTTCAACCCAAGAAGATCTGATGGTAGAATTATGGTTCGTGTCAGCCCGGCTGAAGAACAAACAAAAGTATATGAGGCTGGTTTAGAATCAGAGTTTACAATAGATGGTTGGATGCAGGCGGCACCTATTATTAAGCAAAGAGATGTTATTGTTTTGTTTGACGAAGATAATAATGAAGAATTTAGATATGAAATTTTAGGAGTTACAAGAAACAATACTCTTGGACCACTAATGGGCGGACAAAAGTTTAGAGCCCAAAGAATTAGAAAGACTGATCCGGCTTATCAGGTTAGAATTTTCAGAGACACCAGTATGTTCCCTTCCAAATTAAATACTGGAATAGGATTTTCTCTAGGAATACCACCGCACACACATGAAATTGTGATAAATGAGAAGATCTTATCAGTATCTCAAATAAATCAAACAACAGCAGTATCACAGGGTCATAACCATTCAATTGTAAATGGTGTTGTTCAGCCTGCTCTTGGTCATACGCATAAAATAATAATTCCTTGAGGAAAATATGAGCAATCCATCGTCCCCAAATTTTAAACCAGGTGTAGGAAGACTTGTTACTGACAGATATGATTTTGAAAATCATATTCAAGGAAATAATTTTAGACACACAGCAAATCAAATCGACATGTCCCCTCCCGTCATGGTTGACGGTCACATAAAACATACCGTTCAGGAAGCTGTGCAAGCAATTTCATACCTTGTTTCCCCTCCGGTCTTGCCCGATGCCTCTCCCACCGTTAAAGGACTTATAAAGTTAGGCGGAGACCTTGGAGGAACTGCGGACATTCAGAAGGTAATTGGTATACAGGGAAACCCAGTTAATACCTCAACGCCAGGAGTAGGTAATGTATTAACTTGGGATGGTTTTTCTTGGTCGCCATTGGCGCCAGTAAATAATTTCACTGCTGGTGGAGATTTAATAGGAACCAATTCAGTTCAACAAATTGTACAAATTACTGGTGATTTGGCTGGCGCCGGGTCTGTAACTGTATTGTGTTCCAATATAAAATTCAATCCAAGATTTATCACCCCTTTAATTACACAGGCAGATGCTGTTGGTTCTGGATTTCCGCCAGCTCACAATGTAAGCGGAGTTGATTTTACAATAAAAGCTCAAACGGGTCTTGGTATTGGTTCTGGAGGAAATCTTTGGTTAAAAGGAGGCGAACCGGGAGCCTTGGGGAGAAAAAGAGGCGGAGTAATTTTATCATTATCTAATAGTGAATCTCCAGCCTTACAATTAATACAACCAGATACCTCTTCTGGTAGAATAGTTTCTCTTTGCGCATCATCTTTAATAACAAATACTAATATGCCGGCTGGAACTGGCGATTTAGTAATGTTCATAGCAGACGCTGCAAGCATGCCAACTACAGGAACACCAGTAGGTGGTGCGATTCTATACTCAAATAGTGGCAAACTAAATATAAAACAATCTGATGGTAACAATTTTACAATTGGATCAATACCAAATCCCAGCACATGGGGAGAGTCAAAAGAATACGTATATTCATATCGAGCACATGGTTTATCAGCAAGCTGCGATACTCCAATTACACACAGTTTTACTGTGCCATCTAATTCCACTACCCGTGTTGATGCTATTTTAGTTGGTAAGCTTGTTGGGCAGGCAGATTCTTATACTGCAAATGTAAGCGCTACATTTTATTGGAATGGAAGCGCAGTACAAGTATTTCCAGGTGGAGTTAATATAGTTAATGAAAGTGAATCTATACATGGCACCTTCTTATTTGGGGCTCCTACAATAATTTCCTCCGGAAATACAATTACGGTTAAATCTGGATATACTAATGGCGGAAGTTATCCTAATGTTAATTGGATTATGGTTATACAAGCCGTCTGCATAGCAGACGCTTAAGGTTCACATGTCAATAATTAATGGATTCATGCAAATAAATATGACAAATGTTAGAGGTACTACAACTACATTTGTTATGGATAATCCAAATGGAATTAATTGTGGTCAATCAATGACATTTACCATTCACGTAAAATATGTAAGCGATTATATTAGTGGTGGTACAGTTTTTGTTATTGACAATGATACAAAAGAAATTCTCGGACAAGCAGATAATTCCACTGGGATAACGGATATTACTATTAGTATGGTATCTGGAAATCTACAGGGAGGTATTCCGGGCGAGGATGGTTCTGAATATTTTTTTGGAGATAGAAACGTTTTTGCTTTGTTTTCTGGTGTATCCAATATTTGGAAATCATCATATAGTGCCACTCAAAGGTGTATTGTTCAAAAATCTATATCTAATATAATTAGTGATGGTTATAACAGTCATACACAATCAGCCGCAACAGATGGGTATTTTCAATTTAATTTGACACAGTCTTTAGGCTCTTTTAATTTTATTGATGGGATTGTTGATTTTAAATTATATACTGACAATCTTTCTTTTGTTAATTTGCAGAGTTTTTCGTTACATTTAACAAATCAGGGTCATGCAATTGCAAGAATTCCGGCAGGAACTATGACGGCAGGTAAAAGATATTATTTAGCCGCTTTTTATCATGGGAATGGTTGTATAACGCCATGTAATACAGATTATGGGATAGCTGGCTTTTATATTGATGCCACATAAGAATTACTCATATATTACTTGTTTTGCATAACTGAAGAGGAGATTCAGATGGATAATGTATTGCTAGCCCTTTTTACGTGGCAGTTTGTCCTTTTTTGCCTTGCAGTGTTTGGTATTACTTTAATAATTAGAAGAATTGCCGAGTATGTGCTAGTCAATAACAAATTTGTTGCTAAAGAATCAAAACTTTGGAGAGATTTAATTCTTCCACTTCTTCCAATAATTATTGGAATTATTTTTGCTATAATTGCCAAGAAATATCCATACCCGGTGGATATGAGTGCCACAAGTGCGCGAGTTTCTTGGGGATTGGCAGGAGGATTACTTTCTGGATTAGGATATAGAATTGTAAATTCATTTATTATTTCATTTGTGTTATCAAAAATTCCAAATGCTCAAATAAATGACCCTAATATTCTTCCAGACCCAGTATCATCTGTAGTTACAACTATTCCTGTGCCACAGAACGTAACAAATGTCGCCCCTTCTGCACCAGATGCAAATAATTCTACCCAAAACAAGCAATAATCTTGAAATAAGATATATAAACTACAATAAACCAAGCATAAATGGTGAGATATGATAAAATTTCCAGCAGCAATTGATGATGACTCTAGCATTCCAGTCGTAAATGATAACATCAACGAAATTGGTGGCGATGCGATCAATGCTACTCGCGAAGGTGTAATTACTTTAGAAGAGCAAATGGGAATTGGTGCCCCTGGTATTATGAATTCTCTCGCTGAAAGACTTGGCGTTGCTATTCAACCAGATGGTCATATTAAACCATCAGAAATTACCAGTTTAGGATTGGTTACATTACCTGTAACTAACTTACAAATTGCTGATAATGCAGGCATTCCAGAATCAAAGCTACGTCTTGATTATAGGACTTCTGATTTGTTTAATTACATAAGAGACCTATCAAGAGAAATCAATATTGACACTGGATGGATTTCTGACTCTGGAATAAAATTAGAGCCACATATTTCTGGATTTTCTTTTTTCCATGAATTAAGACATATTTTAGTTTCGGATCCATCTGGATATCTAAAGAATAAATTTGGCTTATTGAGAGACAATGCTGAATCTTATTCGTTAATAAACGATATAAATAATGAGTTATTGGCGCATCAATTTGCAGATGGCTCTCCTTTCGGAACAATAGGTAAGATTAAAACAAACAATGGGTCTACCTATCCATCTAATTATGCTCACACTGCAAGTGGAGTATTTTTAAATACGAACAGATTTAATACTATTCCTCAAACAATGAATGATTTGCAATTATTTGCTGATTTCATCGATAGTTCCAGTATCTTTTTGCTTGGTAGCAGAATTCAAAATTTATATAGTAATGGCATTTCAAAGATATCAAGATCATCTTCTTTAACAGCGGATGGTTATGGTCAGGCATTGGTGCAAACTGTTCCGGCAGTAGCCTACTTATTAAGCACTGGAACTATGAGTTCGCCATTTGATGATATTGATAAGGGAGATGATATTGTAGAACTATTGCCACCAGCAGGTTTATTGTCATCCAATTCTTTTGATGCACAATTTGCTTTGGTTAAAATTGGCGACGTCATAAGAGTCAATTATGGAACTGTAGAAGTTCCTTTCTTAATAAAAGAAAAAAAATATATTCAAAATGGACTAATTAAAAAGTTCCTTATTAGAATAAACGGAAAGAATTTACAATATACAGCCAACGCAACTGCTAGAATTGATCGTTCATTAGTCAATCCAAATAAATATGGAGTATTGGCAGTTGCGCCAGCAAACAATTCTTTCTCAGAAATTCCAAGTTTAATTATCGGCTCTCCAAGAGGCGCCGAAGTGCTAGGAGTTTGGTTTGATCCTGATCAGTTAGATAGTAGTCACTATAACTTATATCTTGCAATTTATCCAACTGGTAATCCAAGTGATGGATATACTATTCTTCCAGCAATTGATATTACTGGAAATCAAGGAACAACACCAGGTAAGTATACTATTGATTATATTGTCAATACAACTAACAATGCTTTTAGAGTACCAGGATTTAATTATAGATTCATTGCATTCTCTTATAATGGTAATTTTGGAATAAAACTAGCAGACTCATACAACAATGCCGCTTTCTCAATTTTAAATGCAGTTGTTAATCCATCTGATGGATCATATGATACTTCAGCTACCAGATCAAACTTCCCAAATAATGTTGTTGACGTTTTTGCTGGAAGTACAGGATTGATAAAAGATGCGTTAGGATTTGGTGTGACAGGAGCTAATATTGCAAGTCCTCCATACATGACTTCTTATGGCTCTCCAGCCGCTGCCGTTCAAGCAACCAAATTATTTGTTCCTTTAAAGAGAAACAATTATTATGTAAATGGAGCCGAAAGAGATCAGCTAGCCCCAGATATTGGTCAAGTCATTGATGGATATGGTGATGTTTATTGGACAGCAACCGTGACTGCAATTAACCCGGTTCCCGCGCCATCACCATCTGGGCACGTAGAAGTTACCTACTCAATACCTCTAGATCTTTCTGCATCTAATTTGAAAGCTGGAAAGACTTTAGTAATTCAATCGTTAAATAAAAGTGGGTCATTAACTGATTTTGGAAGATTTACTATAAAATCAGTAACATTTTCTGGATGCACGCCAACACCCACTACAGATGTCGTAGTGTATGATGCTATACATGCTACCGGACTATCTCCATATGCTACTCTTCCAATTGGAAGTAGTGTGGCATTATATTTTGATAGCAGTTCAGTGTCTTTTAATAAAGAAAACGCATCCGATATTTCTCTTTCAAATCCACCAGCATTTAAAAGACATATAGAGGTTTACATTACTCAGGATGGAAAAACATTCACTCATGAACGCGCCAGAATGAATATTAGCGGTTCAACTAACACAGTGAACGGTACAATTCCATTATATTCTCACTCAGAATTGGCGAAATTTAATATCATCAAAGTTTCTCCAAAATTAAGAGGCTTTCAGTTTGGACAAATCCAAAAAACTACACTTACTCTTTCTAGCTATAATGATACCACCGGAGTATATACTGGTTGGCTAACTCAGTGGGACGGGTCTCTACACACTGTTTATGGTCAATATACTACCGGCAGAAAAGGTGAAATCACCAGATTCTATGACAGCACAGGAAATGACTATATAGATTTTTATGTTGATCCTAATGACGTATTAAGCTCTTTCACGAACCAAGATATTGATATTCAATTATTTCCTTCATTATCATTAGATGATGAAGTAATGATGATTAGCACATGTCAATTAAATGACGTGACAAACAAAATCACATACCTTCAAGATGCCCGTCAATTTGGAAATACTTCAGAAAAAGATCTCAGCACTTCTGCATTGAATTATATTTCTTTGCCAGAGAAATTATTGCATATGAATGGAGTAATTTCTGGTTTTGATTTGTCGGCATCACCATTTATTGTTCATAACGATCAAATTCATATTAATGGTGGTAAAGTTCTAGTAGATGGAAAGATCATTCAAATGAATGATGCTAAATTAGCAATTCCAGTTCTACAAGAGTTTTATTCCGGAACATATTACAGTATAAACTGGGCTCTTTGTGTTAACTCAAAGGGAGAATATCAATTCCAACCATTATTAGACCATGATGTTGCGTTAGGCACGCCAAATGATCCAAACAGAATGATGAAGGTATTTAATCCAAATACCGGGCTATCTTATTTTGTTGATGCAAATACTTTCTCAGATATCGTCAATACTAGAAAAGATTTAACAATATTATACATCGTGGGAGCTACGCTAACAACATCCCCACTTCCAGCATATGTATCTTTCTCAATGACTACAGATGCTAGAAGATATGTTAATGACGCTGATAGTAATTTACCATTGAAATTAACCCTAGCACAATCTCAGGGTAATTTTAGGAATCCTCTAGCCATAATAAATTGGGTTAAGTATAATAATTCATTTAATAGTTTTGCAAATTTTAATGGAGCAAATTCTCTTACAGGAACTATCAGCAGCAATACGATATTGGATTTTGGTCACTCAACAATTTTTGAAGGAGAAAATAACGCGCAATTAACATTCAATGCATTAGTTACCTTAGGATCTAATCTCACCATCAGAAACATGAGGGTGGATTTCCTTAAAAAACTAGCTATTTTACCAAGCTCAAAAAATTTATCTTTCGAGAATTGCGAAATTCATTTGCAGGTAGATACTACTCCGTCTGGAAATATAGCTATTGATTTGACTAATTCAGAAAATGTTTCTTTTAAAGATTGTACAATCTTTGTTAATTATACAGTTCCCGCCGATGCTGGTGCCGTATTCAAATTGGGAAATAATAAAGATTTTAGGTTTGAAGGAAATCATGTTGAAGTTGAATTCGCATATGTTGACTCTCAAGCACCGGGAACCGTATTCTTAATAAATCATCAAACAGAATTTGACGTACCAAATTCTGGAATTAGAATCACTGATTCTTCTTTCATTGGAAATTTCTCTCAATTTTTAGTTAATAGCGCAAATAACCTTGTGTTATCAAGATTGAGCGTTACCTCTACACATGATCCAAATATTGGACCAGATATTTATGCAGCAGATCCGGCTAATGGTTTGCCAAATGGATTTACCTATAATCCTGGAGATTTTGTTAATTCTGGAAGAGGATATATTTATTGTAATGTTGCTAGTACAATAACAGATATTACTATAGATAGGGTTACATTTAATTATAATCCGCCATTGGGAAGCAAGTTCAGATTAAGTTTTATTAATTTTGAGCTACCAACCAATACGTCTATATTAAGTAATGTCACAATTACTAATTGTAAGTTCAACAACTTAAATGTTTCAACAAATGCGGATGATGTTGCGGCAGCAATCGCTATTATTAATAAGGCGCCGGTAACTATTGATGGCTCTCAAAGACCAACCGTTGCTAATGTATTAATTGCAAATAATACATGCAATAGAAATCAAATGATATTGGTAACTTCTCAAACTGATCTAACATCAACCGGAAATATGCTATCAGGTTTAATTGCGCAAAATGTTGTTATTAGAGATAACATTTGTGGAACAATTGGATATTGGGTTTCTGCCGATACTAAGTTCATTAATATCGTTCCTAACTCATTAAATGATAAAACGTCAAATCTTATCATCGAAAACAATTTGTGTCACTTGATTGCAACCATGGATCACACTGGCCACTATTGGTATCCAATCAAGCTGATTAATACACTTATTGGAGATAGAACGGTTAATAAGTGCGTATATGCTTCTGGTCATGTAACTATCACGAAGAATAGATCAAATTGGATACATGCCGCAATAACTACTACCACAGACTCTTCTATACAGGTAGTGAATAATTCACTTGTAGCATATGATCAAGCATATCTTGATAATTTTAATGATAATGAAACGGGAAGTTACGGATTTACCGGTGGCTATGCCTATGGCTATGCAATAACAGTTGCATCTAATATCCATCAAGCGGCATCGTCTTCTAGTGACACGGATGTTCCAGATTCTCCATGTATCATAACTGGAAATAGTATTGGTGCGGGTTATTGGTATACTACCTCTATTACTCCAATTACTTATCTTTATAAGTATGGGGGAATTTTCTCACAAGGCTCATGTCAAATCAGCCATAATACTGTTAAAGGTATGGATGAAAACGTATTATCTGGCATTCCTGCTAACATCGGAATTTTAGTATCCGGCTCCAATAATATTGTAACCCACAATAGAATCTACAGAAATGGAAAGACTATTTTAGCTTACGTTGCTTTCGGAACCGTAGATATGCCAGCTTGGGACGGAGCATCTTCTCATGGTGTTATTACTGAAAACTTCTTTGATAGCCCATGGATTACTGATATTGTACACAACGATATTAGCGAATTAACTGTTAATATCACTTTCTTAGGAACCAGTAACGCTAGAAGATGGATTATCGAAAGAAATATTAATCAAACTGGTTATTTATCCATCCCAATCACAAACAATGCAGGTTTATTTGGAGAGTTTGGATTCTCAACAACCACTGGATATAGCCCGGGAGCCTTCTTCGTTACAAGTGCCCCAGGTGTAGATAAAGTTGCATCTGATATTATTGGTCTTTATAAATCTCCAGTATTATGGATTCACGATACGGATACTCCAACAGTAAAAATATTAGGTTGGCAAGAAAATCTAGACAAATATCTTCCAGCAAATGTTAGAATTGTTAAATTGCAAATGGGTCTAAGACCTTGGGAATCCATCGTAGATATAAATCACGCAAATACATTATTTTACTTATCTTTGAATAGATATTCTGTTAGTAATTTATATGTTGATCTAGATTATTTCACTGGATTACCATCCGGCTTACCTCCATATGGTTCTGGTATTAGAGATGCTGGAATTACTAATGATTTATCTCCGGTAGCAGTAATGGTAGATGGACGTCAAATCAATTCTACTTCACTAACAATACCAATGGTTCTTGATACTACAACGGCTGGTCCTGGCGGAACTGATATTTCAGATCAATTTACAACTAATAGATTTCAGTCAATTGGCGTTACGTTGGATATTAGATATCTTAGAAACCCTGTAGTTGGTACCGACTTCTACATATCTCCTCTTATGGTAAAATACAGGTGGTAATTTATGAGCAGTAATAATGCTTTTAGGTCAGACCTATATTCCTTGTATAATTTGGTACAAGCATCAATGCTTGTTTATCCAAAAGAAATGATAATTGCATTTTTGAGAGATTATTTTTCTAAAGATAGCTATTATCATTATGCAAGAGACCAATGGGGGTTTCCTAATACAACAGATCATACAGACTTACCTTTAGGAGCAGATTTACCTTCTGGACCTAATGATGAGTCTATTTTGAGCACTAGGCTTTATATTGGTGAAAATTATCGTTTTGACGGAATACATTACCCCGCTGTTTTAGTAAAAAGTGGCGGAAGTAAATATGTTCCAATTTCTATAAATAGAGAAAAGGGAAGTGTTAAATATGAAGATGTTATTTACGAAGATGGATATGGTCATTGTACCACAGTAAAAAGACCAAAAGCATTTGTAACTGCGGGAGTTTGGGAAGGATCTATAATAATAGATATTAAATCAAGAAGTTTAAGGGCAAGAGACGATTTAGCAGAATTAATTGGTATGTTTTTTTCTGAAATCTCGGTTGATAGTCTTTATGACATCGGAATTATCGTAAAACCGCCACAAATTGGTGCTCCATCAGAAACAGATGATAGAAGTGATAAATTATATATGCTATCTCTGACATTAGATATAAGAACTGAATGGCGAAGGGAAATTCCTGTTGGAAATTTAATTGACGCGATATTTTTTACCGTTGATTTCCAGGATCTGGACATTCCAGACTCACCAGTTGCCAATAATCTTACAATTAATAGTGACGTTAGCATCACTGATATGCTGCTAAAAGGGTAAGAAGTCGGATTTGAGTGACTAAAATATAAAGTTTAGAATCAAACAGACAATAAAATGCAGTAAATAATATTCTAAGAATATGAATATTACTACATTTTAATGATACAATCTACCAAACTGAGTGACAAGGATTTCAATATGGCAAATATACAAGGAGCTACAAACATCCTACCAAGCGTTATTACTGATGTAGTAACTCAATCTCGCGGAGTAGCAATTCCAGGAGGTTCTCGTTTAGCTGCAATAATTGGTGAAGGGTCAACTGATGAAGTTATCGTGTCACAGGCTAACGGTGGCGGAAAAGATGGTTTGAATTCTAGCTACACATCAACCACAGGTGCTGACGGTAGACATTTTCAATTATCAAGTTTTCCATTAATCTCCAATAGAACAACATTATTTAAAAATGGCGTATCATTGGTTGGACTAGAGTCTTTAATTGATGGAAATCCATTTAGCAATAAATATGATTATAGAATCGATATCTCATCTGGCAAGGTTGAGTTGCAGAGAGCGCACTTAGTAGATCAGGGCGGCTCTTTTTATGTACCACTTTCTACAAACGTAGGATTGGGCGTCATTAATTCACTAACTTTAGTCGATCCAAATGCTCCACCAGAGACTTGGTCGGTAAGATGTGTATCTGTTCAAAGAAATCCATTAAATCAACCAATTCAAGATACCGCTAAGTTTATCGCAATTGGATCTGTTTCTGGAGCAAAGTTAGACGCAAATGGAAACCCAATTATCTGGACTGCCAACAATAATGTTGTATCCAATGGAATTCTTAGTTTCTCAATAGACGAAACTAAAGTTTTGTCGATAGCTACTTCTCCATTTAGAGAGGGCGACGCTTTTACTATAAAAGTGGCAAGCGGCGTATTGGTTAGAGGCGACAGTTTAACCGCAAACTATATTCCCTCTGCAAACCTGAATGATCCAGTCCTAATGTTAGGAATGGATGACGTATTAAAGAGACACGGAACCCCAAGTGTTAGTAACAATTTATCACTTGGCGCGCAATTGGCTTTTGATAATGGTGCGCCTTCAATTCTTACAGTTCAGGCAGCACCTCCAATGCCAAGAAGAACTTCTTATACATTAAGTGATGCTGTCAACTCCAATTCTACCAGCGATGACGATTTTATTTTTCCATTGCCAGTTGGTGTTGTCCCAGATTTTAATTCCAATATACATTTCTTCGTTAAAAATAACTCTACTAACGTAGAAACTCAGATACTTCCAAATAAGTTAACATATTATACTTTAGATACTCCTGGACATCCAACTACAGATGCTTTTATCATGAATAATACTCCTGCCCCAGGCGGTTATTCATTCTTTTATACAGTAAAACAAAGTTTAGCAACAATTGCATCTGGATTTGATGGACATATTGGACGTAATCTCGCCTTTATTAATAAGGGAGTGTTTGGATCTTCAATCGCTTTCGATTCTACATATGCTGGAAAGACTTTGAAAGTAATTGATGCGCAAAATGTTGCAAACATTGGAACCTATACCATCGATTCGGTTTCTGGTGGACAACTATATGTCACTCACGGCGGATTTACTGATTTCACCACACAAACCTCTGTTGCTTTCCAGGTAATTGACGCATCAACCGACTTGCCTCTTGCTTCGGCAACTGACGGCTCTGTTACGGCTATCTTAACCACAGCAACTGCAACTCTTGCAAGTAACGCATTAACTGGAGTAGATTTTAGCACAATTTCCAACATTCTAACTCGTAGAATCAGAATAAATGGAACCGCTACAAATAATGGTTTGTATGATATTACATCTTACAATCCATTATTGAATACAGTGACTATTGAAAAGAGTCTTGTTAACGAAAGCGGATTAAGATATGAAGTATTAGACCCTTCTGATACTAGTGATTATGTTGTCATCAACAAAAATGTTGTTCCAAACGGAAATGGATTAAGGATTACCATCGTTGATGCAAAGGAAGCATCATTCTACGATGCTGGATGGGCAGCCGCTTTGGCTTCATTAGAAGTTGTTGAATGCGATATTGTTGTACCACTTCCAAAACAAACCATCAGTGCAATCTTCCAGAATGCTTTAACTCACTGTATTACGATGAGTAATATAAGGAACAAGAAAGAAAGAGTATTGTTCTGTGGTGCAATCAACGGATTAACACCAAGCAATTTGACGGGAGCAACTTTGGCTGCTGTTGAAGATATTGGAGTTCTTGAAGGAATTCAAGGCGAAAACATTACTGATATTTTGGCTGGAAATATTGAAGATCTAGCAAATTACTCAGTTGCCGATGCATTTGGAAATACATTTAGATGTGTATACTTCTATCCAGATCAGATAGTTGTTCAAGCAGGCACCGAGAATGTTTTAATCGATGGATTCTATCTTGCATCAGCTGCTGCCGGATATTTGTCTGGAGTAATCAAGATTGAAGAGCCTCTAACTAACAAGGTTCTTACTGGATTTACTATTTTAAGAAACAAGCAATTCTCAACCTTTACTTTGGAACAATTAGCCTCAGCTGGTGTAACAACCGTTCAACCAGTTTCTGGTGGCGGAAGGGTTGTTTGGGGAATCACAACTACTCAAAGTGGATATCCAGAGGAACAAGAAATCTCTATTGTTTTCATTAGAGATAGAATCGCAAAATTCTTGAGATCTGGCTTTGCAGGATTCATTGGAACCGCAGAAAGCCCAGATACTCAGGCAATCTTGAATACTAGGGCAGTTCAATTATTGAATTCTCTTGCGTCTCAAGGATTATTAACTGCATATAAGGACTTGGTCGTTAAGAAAGATGATGTAGATCCAAGACAATGGAACATCACTGTAAGAGTACAGCCAACCTATCCAGTTAACTTCATTTACATTAAAGTAAGTCTTGGTCAACTATAATTAGGGAGAATATATAAATGGCTTTAGCACCAAATACACAATCAACACTGACTTTCGGGTCAGGTGCTAATAAAACTAGCACAGCAATTTCTACCAACATTCTTATTTTGGTAGGAAAGACGCCTGTTGGAGCAATTCAATCTTTAAACATAAGCGAAAAAAGATCAGTAAAAATGATCGATGAAGTTGGAAACGACGGTCATATTGACTCAGTACCAATTAGTTCATCTAATTTTACTGGCACCTGTAGAAGAGTTAGATTTGACAGGTTAAGGATCGCCGAATCTTTCGGACGTGGTTTTATACACGTTCAATCACAAGCATATCCTTTTGATATCGTAATTATTGATAAACAAAAGGCAGATGTTGCAAATCAAATCTCTACTGTAATTAAGAACGTATGGATTACTGGACTTGATTATGAATACAGCTCTGAAAACTGGCTTATCACCGATAACATGACATGGGAAGCAGAAACCATGTATAGCGTACTTACCTCTGGTAGCGGCGTTCCAGTTGCACAGGGCGGTGAAAGAGGAATTCCATTCAGCAATCTTTCAATTGAAAGACTTACAGATACTGGAGCAAATGGAAGAAGAGGCTCTTTGGATGCTGCCGGTCTTATTGATATAGGATCAACTGGCATGTTATTCTAACAAATTACGAAACTCCCTAATAATTATAAACTCCCCGCAATTGATATATATATATTTGCAGGGAGTTTTATATTTATGGAGTTTAAATATGGCTAATTTTGATAGTCCGTTAGGTAAAAAGAATTTTTCTGGTCAACAACTACGAGAAATCGATATTCCAGATGAAACAGTACAACATTTACATCAGAGAATGCAGCAAAGTGGCATGCCTTCATTAGATGAAAGTGCAATTAGAGAGTTCCAAAACAAGGTAGAAGTTGCGGAGCGTCCTGAAGTAAGTCGTGTTGAGGAACAAATTAGAGCAGCAAAAGAAGCGCGTAGAACAGGAATTGAAAAAATAAGTGAAGGGGCTAAACGTCGTATTGAAATGTTGATTGGCATGACCAAATTAACTAAAGATGTTGATATTAATGGAAATGTTTTCACCCTACAAACTCTTCGTGGAAAAGAAATGCGCGAAACTATCAAAGCAGTGTCTAAATTTGATGGTACCATTGAGGGTCCATTTGAAATGAGAAAACAATTTTTAGCCAGATCAATAACTCATATTGCCGGAGTAGAAATAAGCGTATTTTTAGCTACCGACTCATTAGAAACTAAATTGTCATTCATCGAAGAGCTTGATGAATCGTTATTAAATTATTTATATGATCAGTATTTAGAATTATCTAAATCCGCACGAGAGAAGTTTTCTCTTAAGACGGAAGAAGACGTGAAAGAGGTCTTGGAAGACCTAAAAAAATAATATTTGAACCGGACCATCGATTTATATGGTTTCTTTGCAAAGAAATTTTCCATACAACGCCAGATGATCCTAAAATAGTGGATATGGATCCGGTTCAGAAATGGTACATGTTCAATCATTGGCTTGCTGATCAAAAAGATCGGATGGAACTAGCTAAAAATCACGCATATTTAGTGGGATCTTTCTTTAATCCTGAAGCTGTTAAAAGTTTGTTAGACCAGGGCACTCACGAATCAACTGATGAAGAATTCGAGGAATCAACCCGCATGGTTATGGAAGCTGGCAAAGATGCACATGAGGTAGAAAAGTCCAAAGGCAATCGTCGTAGAAGACATAAACTAAAGGAATAATAAATGGCTGATGATAATGGTCTCAAAACAATGAGCGACTCTGATGTCGCTACAATGAAGAATTATGCGCTTGCCACAGATCAAGCCAATACTTCATTAAAAGGACTTTCAGATACATTAGCTAGAAGTAATTCTTTCTTAAATGCATTTGGAGACACTACTTCTAAATTAAAATATGCGATGGACAACTTATCAACATCTTATTCCGGTTTTATGAATAACGTTGCAAAAGTTGGTCACATAAATGAGCAACAAATTAATCAATTTGGATTATTAACTAATGGTTTGATAGGTGTTCGTGCCGCATTTTCCGGAGTTCAATTAGAGGGCGCAGGATTCTCAGAGCAATTAAAATATCTTACATACGACATTCAACAAAATGGCGGAGCTATTGCTAAATTAGCTGGTTTTGCTAAAACTTTAGGTCATTCTATCCCAATTGAGAAATTAAAAACTGGTGGCGCTGCACTTATGGATTATGTTGAACGTTTGGCACTGTCTGCTGATAATGCAGCTAGATTACAAAAAGAGTTCATTGCGTTGTCTGCCCAAACAGGCAATTTAGGAAGGGTGTTTTCCGCAGCAGGTCCGGAATTAAAGGGTTTAAACGAAATCGTTAATAGACAAAGCGACTATATTAATGCGGCATCTAGAGCAACTCTTTTGTCTGCTGAACATGTTGAAAAGTATTATATGGAATTAGGGAAAATTCCAGGAGCTTTTGAATCTATGATTCATGTAACAGAAACATCTGGTAAAACCATGAATATGTTAACAGCCGCTATTAAATTATCTCAGGGAACTGGAAGGGATTTTAAAGAAATAGTATCTGATTTAACGGTAGCCTTTAAAAATTATGGTTTAGTTGGTGAAGATGCTTTAAAATTTTCAGCCAGAATGGGAGAGGTTGCAAATAATCTTGGAGTAGATCTTCAGACAGTAACAAGTAATCTTACTAGCGCTGCTGGCGCCTTTGCTCGATTTGCTGATGTTGGAGAAAAATCAGCAAGGATGGCAGAAGGTTTGGCTAAGGCTACCAATGAATATGTGCAAGCATTAAAAGCAACGGGAATGTCAGGAACACATGCCCTTGATGTTATGAGAGGAATGGAAGATGCGATTGCTGGAATGAATATTCAGCAAAAAGCATTTCTTTCCGCTCAAACTGGTGGACCTGGCGGATTAATGGGGGCATTTCAAATTGAAAAGATGATGCGCGACGGAGATTTTACTGGTGTATTAACCAAAATGCGCGATCAAATGAGACAACAGCTTGGAAACATTGTTACTCTAGATGAGGCATCTTCTAATCAAGGCGCCGCCGCCCAACTAACTAGACAAATCCAAATCATGAAATCGGGTCCCTTGGGTAGTATGGTTAAATCAGATCAGGACGCCTATAGAATGTTAGAAGCTATGAAGGGATTGGATACTGGAAAAATTAAACCAGGGGCTTTGAAAGAAGACATTTTAGGCGATAGTATAGATAAGGGAACTAAAATACAAGAAAAAATGGGCACTGATATTAGCGTTATGCGCTCTATTATGGAATCTACTCAACGTACTGCAGGCGTCATTAATTATGGACTTGCAACTGAATCTATGGGCGCAAAAAATTCTACTAAAACTTTTATGAGAGAAGGTGCCGCCGGGGGCGGCGCTGATGTTGATAATTATGCCGCTGCAGTTAAAAGTGGATTGGTCGGAGACACAAGATCAGCTAGTGTAATCAAAAATATACAGAACTTCAAATCATTTTATAATAATTTATCAACTAATATGTCTGAAACTGTTAGTCATTTACAAGCAGCACTTGTTACTCCAAATGACAAAAAAGCTTTGGCGGCTGAAGTTGAAAATTTAAGAAAACAAATCGAAATTGAAAAAGCTAAGATGAAAGCTCTTCCAAAAGAAAAGCAAGCGGCTGCCAGAAAAGCTATTGTGGAGGAAGAAAGATTATTGGATCAAGCAAAAGCTGTTTTAGGCGCCAACATGCCTCCGATTGGTGGCGCAGAATCCTTCCAAGTTGCAGGAGAAGTTTATAGTCCTGGTGGTGGGTTGAAATCTGCAACCTCAGTTGCTGTTAGAAATAGAATGGCGACAGCTGGTACTCCTGGTGGTGCCGATAATGGTTTAATGACTGCTGACAGACCAATTCCGGTTTCTGGAGCATTAGACGTTAGAATAACTGGATATTGTATCAATTGCGGCGATCGTTTGGAAGATGAGCAAGCAAAAGCGGTCTTACCTATAAATGGAAAAATCTAAATAATAAGGAACTTATATGTCCATTTTAGACTCTTTGAATGCTACACAAGACTTCATTAATAATAACACACCACTTGATCCTTCGCAGCGGAATCAATTTAAAAATGATGGATTTTTATTGCCATCTACATTTTCTGCGGATGGTAATGGTCTTCCATACACTAAGGTACCATCCTATAATAGTGGTCAAACTAAAAGAAATATAATAACTTGGTTTGTTCCAGAATTTGGAATTGTAAGAATGTATGTTAATCCATCCAGAATAATATATACGCATAGAAAGGCTATATCTAAAGATAGAACTAAAGGCGGATTCACTCTACAATATTGGGGAGAGGATTTAACCAGCATCGCAATCAATGGCACTACTGGTAGTTCTGGCGTAGAGGGCATAAATATGCTTTATGAAATCTATCGCTCAGAACAATATGCCTTCGATTCTGTGGGATTAACATTAGCCGCCAACAACGCCTCGGCAGATCTTTCAGGCAATTTAATAAATGGCATTGGGGGCGCTGTAGGAGGTCTTATTGGTGGAACTTCAGGGTCCTCAGCCGGAAGTAATTTATTGGGTAGTATTTTAGGAATGAATTCGCCTCAAAATACTTTGAGCGCACAAAACATAACTTCATTAGCCCAATTAGCTTTCGGAGTGGAAATGTATTATGGTGGCTGGGTGTATCGTGGCTATTTTGAAAATATGACGGTCACTGAAGCTGCTGATAATTTTTTGTGGAACTATGATATGACATTCATTGCAACTCAAAGAAGAGGATATAGAACTAATTACTTTCCATTCCATCGTACACCGACACAAGGTCCAAGCCAATATGGAACTCCAAGTTCATTTAACTTGGATGACATTAAAAATGTAGCATTTTAAAGGCAATTAATGAGTTTTTTGGCTAAATTAGCAGATCAAATTTCTTCTCAATATTCTTTGGGGGATAATAATAACCATTCTTTGGATATTATTGATCCAGTTACGGGAAAACAACAAAAGTATGGTTCATTAGGGGATTTTGCTCAACATTTTGATCAGTCTGCTGAAAGAAGATATGTTGAAGAAGGATATCTAAGAAGAGACCCTTACAATACAGATCCAAAACAATTTGAAATTCTTATGCAAGAACCTTCGGGAACCATTCTTCTAAAAAAGAGAATGTTTACATCTGTTGCGGAAAATTTCAGACCAGATTTTATGGATAGGGATGAAAAATTCTATTTCCGTGCCATGCGCATTTTATTTCAAAACAAATCTAATCAAATTGCAGCATTAGAAAAACTTGCCAAGTTAGAAAAAATATCCTCAGCTGTGGGTCAATTGGATGCACAGCTGATGCCCATTTTATTTTCTATTACCGATACATTAACAGATGCGTTTGCTAATGGTAGTGGTATTGTACCAGGAACTCAATTATCAATTAGAGGGTTTGGATCAAATAATCCATTTTTAACTATGGATTTTGGTAAATTAGTAAAAGTGATAGATCGTATGAGAAAGGTCTATTCATTTAATTCTTCCAACAAATTAACTACCTGGATCACTGATCCTAATGGGTTATATAAAACTACGTTAGGTACTGGAACTGGAACAATCGAAATAACTAATTTTACCAGTTTAACTACAAATACATCCACTAATATGGATGGGGGTTTCTCATTTTCTATTGTAGATCCCTATCAAGCAATGTTGATAACTGAATGGGATATTGAAAAAGCAATTAGTGATGCTTCAAATTCTTTCTATAAACATAAGAGCTATCAATTTGGACAAACAAGCGTAGAACAAATCATAGACAGTAATAAAGCTCGATTGAATAAAATGAGAGCTGCCAGGAAAGCAAGCGCTATTGATTTTTATGTTAGCCCAGATACTTTATTAGGTCAAAGAGTTACTACAGTTATTGCAAGGTCTGGTATTGAATTAGTATTTTCTTATGATTCTACTGGAGGAACGGGCTTTCCTGGATTGGGCGGATCATCTCCTAATAGTGTAACGATAGCGGACGAATATCTTAAAGATGGAGAAGTTGCAGGATTTGATGGGCTAGAATCGGGCGACGAATTGAGCGCTTTTAAATCAGTAATCGTTGCCATTTATTCTAAAATACAATTAGAGTCTAATTCAAGAAATGCCATAATAGTAAATAACAAAAATACTAATTATGCTAGAAGAAAATTAAGATTCAATTTCGCAGGCAAACAAATAATCCAGCCTATGGACGTTGTTCATATTTATTTAAGCTCCAAAAGCAGATTCGATAATAAGTTATTATCTGGTCTTAATAATATGTTTACTGGTAATGGTATTTTACAAAATCTCAATAAAACATTTACGGATTTGAAAAGCTCTTTTAATTTAGCATTTCATCCAAGTGATATAAATATTCAACTAGAAAAATCTATATATGTAGGGTCTGATTTCCCAAATTATCTTTGGGCAATTATGAGAAATCAATTCGTTAATGAACGTGAAGGAACTCATGTCATAGCTGGGGTAATAGAGTCCGCTAGAGATAGCTGGCATGATGGCAAGTTTAGTGTTAGTGTTAGTGGAAGAGACAATACCTATTATTTCGATCAAGGGCAAATCAATTTTAAGCCGGGCGCCGATAATTTTAATGGAGCAATTTATGATCCACTAACTCCATTCAAAACAAATTTTGATACCATTACCAATAATTCCTCTGATCAGCTTCCTAAATTATTAACAGAAAATGAATATCTATTAAGCCCTTCGGGCGCCGATACCAAAGGAACTATAGTTAAATTAAAAGCGGGACCATATGCAGGAAATGCCGCGACCAGCAACAATATAGTTCATGATCAAAGCATAGACCCAATTACTGGAAACCTAACTAGAACGTATTATGCTCCAGACGGATTAGTTTACAAATGGAAAGAAGGTATAGGCGTATTTACTCAGTTTGGCAGTTCATTATCTATGAATGATAAAAATAAAGTAGGAAACACAAATACATATATTGAGCCACTTGCTGGTCAAGACATTATGAATACTCTATCTTTATTGATAACTGGTCAGCCTTATAACTTCGCTACTTATTGGAAAGCTGCCGTTGAGTTGCATGGTTTCTCTAATGATCCGCAAACATTACAAAATCCGGCGCACTCATTCATTACTTCATTAAGACAAGATCTAACTAAATCCAACATGTTATGGGGTAATTTTATTCCATTCAAGACTTTGTCAATAAATGAACAAGCATATGTTCAAGCATTAAATAACACCTATCAAATAACTACCGCTAATAAGAAGATTGAAGAAAATCTTAAATTATTATCAGATCTTAATTCTCAAGCAGAAACTTTTGGTGTTCTTAATATTCTAGATCCTAGCGTCAACATTGCAGATACTATGGCAGATATTAAGGCACAAAAAGACGTTTTACTTAAAGACGTACAAAATCAAATTGAAGATGTGATTAACAAGTCTAAAAATGTCAATTATGTAAGTTATATTGGTAATGATACCTCATTTGATTTCAATCAATTTGTAGATTCTAGCGCTGCATCTAAACAATCGGCAGACCCAGAGTTTAGAAGGAATCTAAGACGTCAAATAAACCAATTAACTAGAAGAATGTCATACGATGTTCGTGCTAACAGTGACAAGAATTTATTTATTGTTGATGATTTTTATGATAAAGATTATGATATTTTAGCTTTTGATAAAGCTATAGCTGGGGGAACAGCCCTTTATAACCAAGAGTTTACATCAACAAAACAAAGAATTCAGCAAGTTGCTCATTTATTAAATCTTGAAGTATTCGCAGACACGCAGGGTCATATTAGGGTACGTCCTCCACAATATAATAGGATGCCAAGCTCTGTGTTTTATCGTATGATGTATTTGAAGCAAACTTTGGGAATTCAAGTATTTCCAGAATTCTTAAGTGATTTATTTAATGGACAACTGAAAACATTAAGAGAAAGAGTAGAGATCCTAGAAGATGGTATTAGGTTAGATTGTGCTGTATTAGGATTCAATGACGATAAATCTGCCATAGGTTTTATTAGCGGATCGGGAGCCTCTTCTAATACCTCTGATAGCGCCTTCTTATTCTTATCTGATGCAAATACTGGATCTGTATCAGATGTAGCTAGCTTATTAAAATCGGCAAATCCAGACACGCAAGACAGTAAAAGAGATCAATCTTTTAACGCACTTAAACAGCAAGTATCTTCTACAAAAGCTGTTTATACCAATGGGGATAGGTATAATAGTTTAGTTAAGTTTTTAAAGGACACATCTACTGTTGGTGGCTCTTTGGGAGCTACTAAATCTTTTGAGTCAAATTCATATGTGGATGATTTAATATCTAGAATTCAAACAAAATCTGGGCAAAGAATTCCAAGAACATATTTTGAATATAATAATGGAAAATCAGCGCCCGGCGCCGAATTGCCCAACTATACTAAAATAGATTATTTTAAGGTAACATCTGATCTTGCCGATAAGATAAAAGAAAGACAAAAAGTATTAAAATTACTTTACTCTTCATTAAAAAACGCAAACGAATTCAAATCGCTAGATGAAGATAATGGAAAGGTCGCTAACAGATTGATGGCTCCTGGTTTGTTTGGAAATAAAAACATACCGGAAGTGTTTGAACATATGATTGAAGATGAAGGGTACGATGATTATGGTCTGGGATCTGGCAGTAGATATATTATTAAGAGAAGCCAGATAAGAGATATTAGTATTTGGGAAAACCCACCAGATTATAGCATGGTAGAAGTTCATGGATACATTAATGATTTTGCTTCACAATCAGACAATAATGTTCAAGGTCTAGATGTTCCAAATTTTGGAAATGGCATGACCTCTGCGGTTGCCATAGACTACGATATGTGGAGGAATTATGGCTTAAAACACCCAGCTCCAATAACCGTTCCTTTCTTAAAAGATCCTGTAAGTCAGTGCGCTCCGTTTGCAACTATGTTACTAAGCATGGCAAGAAAAAACATTTTTAGAGGCACCGTTACCATTTCTGGCAATGAATATATGCAGCCAGGAGAAGTAGTTTTCATCGAAGATAGAGGAATGCTTTTCTATGTAACTAAAGTTACTCATACTTTTTCGTATGCCGCAACTGGGGGATCTTTTACTACTCAATTAGATCTTTCATATGGTCATACACCAGGAGAATATATTCCTACTACTCTGGACATATTTGGTAAGCTAATTTATAAAAACAAAGACATTGCATCATTTACAGTACAGAGACAATCTGGAGTAACCGACGATATTAGTATGGGAGTTTTAGTAAGACCAGAAAATCCAAACAAATCAGGCAGTGCAGTTGGAGGACAAGATAGCGTTCCACCTACTCCGCTATCTGAAGAGAATAGTACTGTAATTAATAATATCTTATTTACTGTAGCTAACGTTATCAATGGCAACAATACGCGAGGAAATAATTATTTAGCTAAGTTAGAATTAAGATTATATTATGATGATATCGTGGGGCAGCCAGATCCTGATTTGAAAAATTTTGCAAATATTGTTAGGGGAGTTTTTGTTGGAAATAATAATCCAAAACAGGCAAATAATCCCCCTCCGCTTGGCGATGGGTATGTTCAAATAACATTCGTTAATATGAGTTCTGAGAATGAATTTAGGTCTCCGTCACAGAAGGCTATAGATTACTCTAGAAATCAAATAAATTCAGTCAGCGTAAGTGGTGGCGGCGCATCACCACCAACAAACACCAGCGATGGTGGAAATCCAATAACTCCAACATCTGGAAAAGATAATTCTGGAAGTTCTGGTAATGTAAAGGTTGAGCATGATAAATTAAGAATAAGTTTGTTCAAATACATAATAGATTGCTGGGTAACGTTTACTAACGTTGGAATAACTCCTACAAACACCAATTCCTCCACCTCTGGATCATCCAATGCAACATAAAAAACAAGATTTTCAAGAGAAAGTAGGTTTATTAAAAAGAGGATCTATCGTTGGATACGATAAATCCAGAGGGGTAATGTTGGTTCAACTGACCACCAATCTTGCCATCAAAGGACAAAACCCGAAGCCAGTCCCCGTACCAATTCCATATCCATTATTTTATAATGGATTGTTTATGGGCTCTCTTCCTACGTTGGGATCGACAGTTATTATTGGGCAGGGTAATGGTGGAAGTAATTATTTCGTTTCTTTCTTAGCAGAAAATACAGCGGCAGTTCCTGATGTAGATACTGACACGATTAAAATATCGGCTGGTGATTATGCAAAAATTACATTATCAAAATCTAGTGATATCATCATTGGCGATGATGATAGTTTCATCCACATTAATGCGTCCAGTAATTTAATTACTAGCAATTTTGATAGTTCCAATCATTTTACTCAAGGCACGCGATCTGTAACGGGTCCGATTAAAAGAGACCTAAAACCCAATACTAATTTTAGTCAAAACGCCAAATTAACAAGCGATATTTATGATTCTAAATTTGATATTATTGGACTAGACCCGACAGTAAAAACAAACTCTTTAGTTTCGGGTCCCGCCAAGAATCCGGCGTTTGTTGAAAACAGAGAATTAGTTTATGAGTTCAATAATAACTCCGCAGTTAATGATGATTACACCGAATCTTTGTTTTATGGAACTAGTAATACAACCAAAACAAACTTTACATTTCCAAATAGAAGATTAAGCAGAGCAGATACATTAAGCCTTACTCTTGCCTACCCAAACCATTTAATGGAGACGGTAAAGGGAACGGTTGTTGATATCTTTGGAAACATTTTAGATATCAATCGCGTCCCATTACCAGTTGGTAAAGATACGATAACTCTTAAGGGAGATAATAAAAAGAGTGCCTTTTTAGCTATTAAGGAATTAGAAAGAAAAAGTATAGCATTTCATTTTGAAATAAATGCTAGAAAAGACTTGATAAGCTCAACAACTAATCAATTAACTCTTCCAGATATTAATTCAAACTCCGATTACGCCAGAAATAGAAGTAGGTTCTTTTTTGATATTGATAAAGAGGGTCAATTTAAAATTAATGTTCCGGCATCCTCTGAACGAGGAAACATTTCTTTATTAACCAGGTATGAAAATTATTCAACAACTGGAGACGAGGATAACAATAATCCAAACAAATTAATTTTTAGAAAAGATAATTTAGATATTCTTCACGATTCTTTTGCCGCACCATCTATTAATTTAATCAATGATGGTGTAACTACAAATACTGAAAGAGGTTCTATTGTCTTATCTAATGATGGGGCTAATGGCGCTCCTATCGATAGAATAACTGGAGTTCATATCAAGCATGGTACAGTGTATCATGATATTTTGAATACATGCTACGCTCATCAATCATTAGACCGTTTAGCATATCCAAACGAATGGGGTTTCCCTGTTTTTCCACTTCAAACAGCAGATATTCCAATTCTTACAAATGTCGTAAGTAATAAAATAAACGTTTCTGGAGATAATGCTAATGCTGGCGGTAGGAGCGGATCAATTAATCTTGATGGCTCTTTAGAGCTTAATATTGGAGCCAACACTATAGATAGGCAGTCTTTATGGTTAGATACGGCTGGAGGTATTGTTGCGAATATAGGAAGAGATCGTAACAATAACAGTGCAGTAGTATCTATGGATGGTAATGTGATTTGGCAAATAGGTGGATTTGGAGTTTCTACAGATAGTAGATTTTCTAGCTTAAATAATGGGCAAATTGGAGCTTCGCTAGATATTCGCATATTAAATAAGGGCGGATTTGCCACTCTTATAAGAGTTGATGATAGCGGTAATTTATCTATCATTTCTCCAGGAAATATGGCGTTTCATTCAAATAAAAACATATCTTTTTCTGCGGATGGAAATATAAGTGTTAATGCAGAAAGCTTAATCTTGCAAGACAGGCTTGTGAATAAAGTACGAGGCGGATCTATATAAGGAGTTATTGTGAAAAAGTTTAATCATATTATTTTTGAAAGATTAACTCTTCAGGCAGAAGAGGCGCATGAACAGGGACTATTGAAATTAGCTGGAGGATTAACAGAGGCTCTAGCTGCCGGACCAGAAGATGTTGAAAAAGAATATAGTTCTAGTGAAATGGAAGAGGATGTTTACAAAAATTTATGGGTTGCTGCATCTAATGTAATCAAATACCATAACATAAATAATGTAGATGTTGAAAAACTAGATGAATTTATAGAAGATTTAACACGAGTCGTTGTAGCAAATGTAGAAGAAGCATTGTCCGTAGAGGGCAATGTAGGTCCTAGAGAGCCTAAATTACCTGGAGAATCTAAATAAGTTGATATATAAAAGAGTATAATGCCCTGTTCACCAAACGATGTAACAATTGATACGACTACTGTGCCAAGTGGACCTCCCATTCCTGGTTTTGGAGTTCCTTATTCTCCAAATGTTCCAAATATTAGCCCGTTCCCAGATGGTTTTCCAGAAGACTTGCTGGATATCTTAAATAAATTACAATTTATTATTCCTCCCGGCACTTTAAAACCAGCATTAAATCCAAATTTTGGAAAAGATGTGTTCGATGGCATTATGAAATTACTAGACCAATTTATGCCATTTTTAATGCTATATAAGTTTTTCTTACCAGCATTAAATCTTATCATTTGTATTATAGAAGTGTTATGTTCTATTCCTAATCCATTTAAAATGGTTAGGGCAATGACTAGATTATTTAGAAATTGTTTGCCTCAATTCTTGGCTTTATTTCCGGTGTTTGCGATAATAGTCATGATTATTTCTATACTTATGCTATTGATAGCTTTAGTTGAATATATAATCGAACAGGTTGCTATTTTAGTTAAAGCTATGCTTAGAAACATTTTGGCACTCAATAAAGCTATACAAATTGCAAACCAAGATTCTGTGCTAGCAATAGCTAAAAAGCTTGGTGCAATGTTATGTATGTTTCAAAATCTATTTGTTATTTTTTCTTTTTTCAATATATTGATTGAGGCAATCAGAGATATTTTAAAGCTAAATTTTCCTATTCCCCCATGTGATAGCTCTGATCCATCTAACGTGGACGGTTGTAGTACCTCAGATGTATGCCCAGAGATAGTTAAGCAGCCGTATACTAGAGTCACTGGAACATTACAATATTACAATGCCGTACAACAAAGCCCTGCTTTTAGCTCTTTCTTTACTATTACGGTAAGAAACGAAAGCTGGCAAATTTTTGATACATCACAAAATATAGCCCAGAGATTTATTAACATAGTTGACGGATATGATATTACAACATATCCAAAACCTGTGTTTTTCCCAACTGATTCGGCATATAATTCTTCTACGCCAACCAAACAAGCCCCGTATTTGGTAGATATCAGGGTGTTGTATAATCCTTCACAGTGGAATGGCAGATTAGGTCCTACAAGATGGATTCGTTTCAATAATTGTATTGTTACACACGCTCCAAATGCCTATTATAGCGGTTATGATAATAGTGCGGTTAGTATGCCTAACGGTTCTTTAAACTTAGTAGGCGGATTTGGTTTTGAGGATGATGGAGTTACTCCATTACTAGGATTTGCCGCAGACGGTATTACGCAAATAGGAACCCAAGCGCGCATTGAGAATTTCTTGCATTTCCCAACATATGTTGATAATTCCCCGACTCTTCACCCAACGGATGGATATGCATTTGTTAATGATGTTGAATATACTTTCAAACCAAGTATTGAGGTATTGATCAATAAAAATCTAGTTACTTTAGGATGTCATCCAGATTTGGCGTTAAATAGAACATTCATTAATCAAATGTTTGCCGGCGATGCCGCTCTTAAATTACAAGAGCTTTTGCATTTCATGAATTCTGATGCATTTCCAAATCCAACTCAAGCCCTTGAGTGTTTAAATACTGCAATGACCGCTATCAGAAATGATTTAACTGTATCAGGCTTGGCAACATTTCAAGCCACAATAAATGCTTGTCTAAATAAATTGAAAGATGATGCCAGCAATTCTTTATTAAGTCTAATTGGTATCGGATTCGATGCATGTAATAGCACATTTTCTGGAAACCCTTCCATACAATTCACCAGCTTGCCAATAAAAATTAGTGTTGATATTAGAGATAGGAACCAAATAAACCTAACTAGAAATTTACCGTCAAGCGTTGCTGCCAATTTAGCTAATAGAATTGTTGGATATCCAACATTTGGAACCTTATCTAAGTTTTCCTATGATGGATATCAATTTTTTACGGCGGATCTAACTAGCGATAAAGCTGGATCTGGTCAGTTGATGATTTCTTTTGATAATAACATTTTTTGTACCAATACTTTACCTACAGATATTACTACTCCTCCAACACATACATTGCAAACGTTCGATTATAAGTTTATCTATACTCTTGACGGAATCAATGTCGTTAATAGAGCAATCGGTGATGAATCAGATGGTCAAGCACCTCGTCGAGATGCATCTGATCTTGCAGATGCAGGAGGTTCTGAATAATGACTGATATAAACAATATCCTAAATCAATCTAATTATTTGGATGCTCAAAATTTTGACGTAAATGATTTTAATATAGATGATATCTATCAAGCCTTTATTTCATCTATAGATAAGATTAAAAGCAAGGTCAATATTTCTAGCATCTCTCAATTAGTGAAATTTGATAATGATAAGTATTTAACTATTAACTCTGCGGTTAAGCCAGAACTATTAGTACAAGAAAGTCGTTGCCATGCATTTTTTCGTTTACTTGGATTCCCGGTGGTAGCGGAGGATCAAACTTCTTATTATAATCCTGGACATGATGTTACTGGCAGAACGCAAAAGAAAACTATAAATAATGCGCAGAAACTTAACATTGCTAATAATGTTGGAGATAAATTCCGCACGATATCGCTTGCTAGAGAGAAATATACTAATGAACTAATGAGGATATTTTCTTTACAAAACAGCATTGATGCCGGAGTGTTGTCACTTTTGTCTGGAACCAATGTTAGGAAATTTAATGATCATATGCAAAACGCGGACGCATTTGACTTTGAATTAAAAGACCAACAATATAATATTGTTTTAGAATCTATTGTTGGAACTAACGACAGTATTAGGTTGGAAAATTATACGAATGTAGATGGTTATGGTCCGGGAGATAAAACCATAGCTATATTGAAAAAGCAGGCGCATTATATTAGACCATTTATGGTTGATCCAATAATAGATTTTTCTATTTCTCCAGCAGAAAATAGGATAGTTGTGCCTTTTGTGCCGGATGAGACCTACGCTAAGTTATCCGATGAAAAAATCCTAAATCCGCCATTGTTAGAAACAATAATTAGAAATAGGTTTACTGCAGGTAGTTTTGCTTCCGATGCGGGGTCCAGTCAAGAATTCGTAGTTAATTTGGCAACCACCTTAGATGCTATTAAAGATGAGGATACGTTGCAAAGAGCGATGGATATGTCTAATAATTTAACCATGTCAGAAAAGAATCAATTTTCATACTTTTTGAATTTAAGTAGAGTCATGATTGAAAAATTAGTAGAAGCTCAGGATGTTATTAAAAGTGTGCAGGGGCTGTATTACTGGGTTCCAATTCCAAGTACCATTGGTCCTGAAGGTGGCTCTAAATCTCACGATGTATTTATATCAAAAGATTTTTATCAAAATCATAGTGAGTTGGTTACAGAACTAGACGCCGAAATAATGAGGGCTGTTGTTAAAAATCTTTTGAATAAATATTCTAATGAGGGAAATAAAGCTAAAGGAAGTCCTAATGTTCTAAATACTGGGAAAAATACCAAACCTAATGGAACATTCGGGGCTAATAATAACACTGCTCTAGGCGATTTAGCGCAGCAAAATTTAGATTATTTGACCTCTCAAAGATCTAAAGCTATGGAAAAGGCGGCAAGATCTCTTCAAATTGTTGAAATGATAATGGGAGAGTATAGTGGTTTAGGTTTATGTGATGTAATTGCCATAACTGGAGCATTGTATATTATGCCTAAAGGTGATCTACTCGGGTTTTTAGATGCGGATGCTCAAGAAAGAATGCAAAATGCTTTGGGATTTACAAAAGATGAGTTAGCGTTATTAGTAGCTCCATCCACCTATCCAGCATCAATCAAGCAAGCGCAAAATTCTTTTATGGAACATGTTTGTAATTTCTATAATTTAATGGATAAATTATATCAAGATCAAATTCAAGTAGCCGGTTCTTAATACCCAATAAATCCCCGGTTTATCTAATAATCCGACATACCAGAAGAGTAGGAGAATGTTGGATGTCTTTTGATCTCAAAATTATTAATAGAGACTTAGTTATTCAGGACGGGGATCTAAGAACAGTTCAAGATAGCGAGAAGTTAATTCAAGATATTTTGAAGATGTGCTTAACCACAGCTGGGTCTAATCCCATGTTTCCGTGGTATGGCTCTTTTTTGTCTAGAACTATTATCGGGTCTCCTCAAAATACTTCGGTTCTTATTCAAATTTCTAAATCTCAATTAAATACAGCTTTGGATAATCTTAAATCCCTACAGGAATTACAGGTAAAATCTCTACAAAGAGTAAGCGCAGATGAACAAATTAGCGCCATTTTAGATATATCTGTAAATAGGAATCAAATAGACCCTAGGTTTATAGATGTAAAAATCAAAGCGTTAACAAAAGGTCTTAAACCAATTACCACAGCATTTAGGGTATCTACAATATAAGTCTAAGGATAAAACATGGTAACAATTCGTAGCGTAAACGAAATTATTAATAGTCTGTTAGACTTTTATAAAATAAATCAGCCAGATTTAGATACTAAGCCTGGAACTGTAGCTAGAGATTTGATGATTGATGGAGTTGCATCTCAGGTAGCTTTATTATATGATCAGTTGTCTGACTCATCAAACAAGCAATCATTGCGTTTAGTGGTTGGTTCCGATCTCGATAAGTTGGCAAGGAATTTTGGAGTTATTAGAAAGTCGGCAGCGTCTTCTAGCGGAGTTGCTTTAATGACGTTTTCTAGTATAAACGCCACCATTCCAATTAATAAGGGTGATATAGTTTACGCCAATAACAATTTTACCTTTAAAGTAGCTAACGGAGCTACCGTTGATCCAAATTCAATAAACTTTTACAAATCAGTAGCTGCTAAATATAGGGACCAACTAGATTTCGCTGGAATATCAGATCAATATGCTGTAGAAATAACAGTCATCGCAAGTAGTCCGGGTTCAATTGGTAATATCGGGAAATATGCATTATCTAGGACTTCTATTAGTGGTGTTTCAAATGTTACCAACATCAATGGATTTACTGGTGGTGTGGATCAAGAAAGCGATGTTAATTTCCGAAACAGAATACTAGCGTCTTTCAACGGTTCAAGTGTTGGTACAGCATTGGGTTATTTGAATGTTGCTTTGAGTGTTTCCGGGGTCTCTGATGTAGCTGTTATTGAGCCCGGCAACCCGCTTATGACCAGAGATGGCACTGTTACCAAACAGAATGCCGATGGCTCATTAATTATTGTATCGGAAGGGTCTGGCGGTAAAGTAGATATCGTAGCACTGGGCTCAACGTTAGTTGAAGATTCAGATTCATATATATACATAGATAAAAGTAATAATAACGACCCAACTAACTCCAAAAATGATGTTGTTCTTGGACAAATTCCTGGAGACTCCGGGAAAACAATAAATAAGAGAAGGGTTGAAAATATTGCAAACGGCGTATTGCCTTCTCAACCAGTTAATGAAATCTTAGAAGTAACCGGATCATTGAGTGGCGGTAATTTTGCACCAAAATCCGTTGATTCATTTGGCAGAGTATCTGGTAATTATGATCTAGTTAAAGATACTGGAGTTTATTCTGGAAGCCCATGGGGATTTGATAAAATCGTATGGATAAATAATAATGTTTCATTTAATGAAGATCGTATAAAAGGTCAGTTTAACGGTCAAGATTCTACAACTTTTTCTGATGTTTTAGAGATTCCTAAGGTTACACAAAACATCTCAATAACAAACGAGAATAGTAAGTTAACGTCTGATAGATCTATTATACAGTTACTTCATACTCCAGCCACCAATGTAACACGAGTTATTAATGTAAATACGGGAGAAAGATATTTAGTTGCAGATCAAAATCCAGATAAAACCGGAACTTTCAATACTACAGGTAGAATAAAAATTTCTGGAAATACTCTCCCAACATCTAGTGACCTATTACAGGTAGATTATAGTTGGGTTGTTGATTATGATCAATATGCAGATTATGATGGATTGACACATACTTATAATCCAAGAACAGTTAATGATAGCGTAGATTGGGGATACTCTTCATCAATTAAGAATGAAAGAATTTTATTTACCAACAGTGGAGGGAACTTTTTTGTCGGTACGGCTTCTCACAACATTAATTCTGTGGTCTCAATAGAACAGTTTGTAGAGGTAGATGCTCCAGTAGTGAAAGTAACTTCCGGAATATTTGTAAATAGATTGTCGGTAACTTTAAATAATCTCGCTTTCCCTGCAACTTCTATCAAATCAGTCACTTTAAAAAATTCCAACTCAGAAATATATGTTACTGCACAAAATGACGGATCATTTACTAACAATACAAATGTTGTGGGAATTAATGTCTTATATAATGTTACCATTATACTTCCAAGTGATACGACTGCTGTGGCAGGAGATTACGCCACAGCAATAATAAACAATACAGATGTTTTCAATAATGTAAGTGGAGTTGGTAGTAGTAATGGAACTCAAATTACCATTCCGTCTTCTTCTATACACACATCAGCAAATAGTATTGTATTACTTGCCACATATATTGCTTCAGTTACTGATTTAGTTTCCTCCGCAATAACTAGCATACCAATTAGTAGGGCTGGTAATGGATTTTCATTATCTAATAATAATGGATTTACTAATTTCAGTATATCTAATATTTCGCGCCGCGAAAATTTGATTGTTCAAAAGAATTTAAGCAATCAATATTATGTAGAAACCTCATTAGTGGCAAATGACTTTATCTTCGCTCCTTCATCAGTTGTGGCTATTGTTAGATTAACTGATGGAAAATTATTATGGAATAGCGATAATGTTGGTAGCATAACCACTGGCATTAGTGGAAATTATCATCTTATATTGAGCGGATTTAATTCACCTGCGGTTAATGATAGGGTATTGGTAATTTATTATGCTCAGGATGTGAGAAGATTTCAGCCATTTAGTTTTGGCAACCAAATGTTGTCTACTAAGTTAAATAATTTGCTTCAAGATCCAACTACTAAAAGGCTTTATGTGCCTATTAATTATTTAACGAATCAGCTTTCAGGACTGAATTTCAAAATAATTGAACCAAACACCAATATTTCGTTGTTTTCGGTAACAGATGGATATATGAGCGTATCTAATGGTGTTGGAAGCATTACTAGCTTAAGTACAAACTTCAATACTCTTAATGATATTCTTGGAAAGAAAATACAGATTTCTCAAGCCAATGATCCAAATAATAATGGCGTTTATGATATCATTGCATATAATCCATTCACGAACATTATAACAATAAAAAATATTTTAGATCATATTACCCAAGATCAAGTATGTATTTTAAGAGTAATAGATGGAAAAGAGGTTTGGAATTATAATGGAACAATAGATATTGTAAATAATAAGTTATTGTTACCGGCTGGAGCCGCTGCTTTACCGAATGATTTAGTTTATGTAATGATTTTTAACATCAACAATTTGCGCAAGGGGTCTGCAAGACTGATTTCTACCACCACCGATCAAACAGTAAATACGGGGGTAATAACAATTGCTGGAACCACAATTGCCAAAGGCACTGATGTAGTTTTCACGGCAACAAATACGGGTTTGAAACTTAATCTTGCTGAGGCAGTAAGGAAATCATTAGGATTGAACTCTGCCGCCACAATTCCTTCCAATATTAGACTTGCCAAAATTGCTAAATTAGAAAAAGTAGTAACGGTTAGTGCTAATAGCGACGAAGTGCTTGAGGTCACTGCAACGTATGATGTTAAAAATACAAAAGTACAAAATAATTTATTGTACTTAAATGAAGAATTATCAGATAGCACATTAACATCTTTTGATTTTATTTTACCAAATACTGTAAATAATACTTTAAATACTGATATAGTTAATTTGCCTAAAATTGGAGATAAATTAAGAGTTACTTTTTATTATGTAACTGATAATGACAGTGAAAGTTTATCTTATACTCGTAATGGCGCCCTTTATAGCAATAAAAAGTTTGTTTTAGTTAATAGAGTTTATGTGTCTAGCGGATTCAAAACATCACAAGCTACTAAGATAACATTAACCGCATTTAATCAGCCAAGTTTAGGTTCAAGATATACTGTGTTCTATAGATATCTTGCGCCGAAACAAAATGAAAGAATATCTATAAGGTTTAATTATAATCAGTTAATTTCTGCCGTCACTTTTGCAATAGAAAATAATAGACCGATAAATGCTGATGTTATAGTCAGGGGCGCAAAGCAAGTTTTGCTGGATCTAACTTTGAACATAGTTCTTACTGATAGTTTTAAGAATTCAGCAACATCCGTAGTGCAATCTGTTAAAGATAAATTAATAACTGCCATGACAACCTCTCAAATGGGCACTATTATAGATAATCCTACATTAATTAACGTCGCTCAATCAGTTCAGGGAGTGGCTAGAGCAAGAATAGTTTATTTTAACAAGACCGGAGTTGCTGGACAGGTATTAAGTGTCCAAGCTCAAGGTGACGAGTACCTTGCTCCAAATACAATAATCGTTAACACCGAGACCAGATAATGCAAAATCTAAGAATAGTCAGCGTAGATGTAACTAGTAGTACCACTATTGATGTTGTTTTTACATCATCATTAACTACTAATTTGGTAACATCCAATGTTAAGATAAATCCTGATGGGCTCAATACTCCAATACCAGAAGTATTGCAATTAAAAATATTGGGAGCAACATTATCTATAACTTGTCAGCCACTGACCCCATTTGCAGTTTATAACTTAGAGTTTATTTCTTTAACGAATCATAAGTTTACTTCTATAAATGGTGATGCAATAATTGTTGAAGATGGGATCTCTAATAAGTATTTAATAAACGGTCCGCTTGAATCAGATAATCCAGTTTCCAACTATTTAAAATCATATTTTCATGATAATATTTATAATTTTGATGATCCCAACACATTAGTTAGTAAATATCTAAATGCGTTATCAACCGTTCTATCAAAAGCACTTTATGATATTAAGCAAAGTGTAAATGAAAATTATCTTACTCATACTATAATAGACGAGCAAAAAATTCGTAGTGATGGTCCTTTTGATAGATTAAATGAAGAAAGTGCTTATGAAATAATTAGAGTGGGTACTTCTCCAACACAAGCAAAAGTTACTCTAACTGATAGCTACGATTTCTTTGGGTCATCTCCAGTCACCCTGCAAAAACAAGTAAATACAGAAGTATTATCAATTGATTCGGTGGACGAGCTTGGCAAATTCAATATTAATAATTTAATATTGAACCTTAGTAATCAGCCGGTTACTAAATTGGTAAGTTTAACATTTGTGCAATCAGCTCTTGTTCCAGAATATGTGTATGATATTAATGCGCTTGGTTATCAAATAAATAATTCAAGATATGATCAAAGCTACGCCTCTACTTATGTAACACTAGGTGATAATCAAATAAAATTGAATGATAGGATTTTACAAGACTCAAACTTTTCGATTCATTCGCTTGTTAGAGTAGAAGCTAAGTATGAATCTAAAGATTTGGGAAGAGTAATTGATGATACTTCAGTTCAGGTATATACAGATCTAAAATCTATACGTGAAGTATTGCCTCCAATCATTAACATATTCAATTTGCAACATGCACCAATCATTGATTCTTCTGGGGCTATATCTACCATTGGCGGAGTAATTTTTACAGACGCCAATAATCCCACACTATCTCATTCGGCTTTTGCAACAGAAATACCGTTTAGAATTAATTCTTTACCAGCAATGCCTGGGCAATATTCTATTGATTATGCCACTGGCACTGTGTACGTATATGGCTCAGATATCTCTAGAGATGGAACTGGACCTTTCCCTCCGGTTGCTACTTATAATTATAAGTTTAATTATAAGTCCGAAATAGATTTTGTCTATGACTCTGATTTAAAAGAAATAGTTGCGCTTCCTTTAGGAAGTTTATTAGATTTCCCGGGCACTATTGAATTTAATTATGAACGAGTGCTTGTTCCTGACACGGATTATAGTGCCGCATTACATACGGAAATTTTAACCGAAAGAGTTGGTAACAATCAAGTTGCTCTTAATGCTTTCAAAACCGCTAAATCACCGATCACTAACGTTTTCAGAATATATAATGAAACAACTGGAGAAATATATTCGCTAACAAGATGGAATGATAATAAAATTTATTACTCTTATCACAATCCTCCAAATATAAAATCTACAACAGGAGAAAGAGCTTCATTTAATGATGTGGTCAATGAAGTATTATTTGTTAATTCTACACTAGTAAACCTATCCTCTACAAAGATATTTAAAATATTATTGAAGAATAACACAATAGTATCAGCCTCTGAAGATACAATTGGATTTGCATTTAATACAAGCGTATTTTTCTCTTACTCTAATGTATTTAAGTCTGAAAGATGGTTTGATAGAGATCAGAACGAATCAAGCAACATCAATAGATTAGTCGATGTTGGCGATTATATGATTGATTATTCTAATGGAATAGTGTACTGTGCAGTATCTAGTACACAGGGATCGGATATTGGAACAATATCATACAAAAATGATATTATTGTTCCAAAATCTGCGCATATAATTAGCGTAGAAGATATTTTCTATCGCATTAATGCGCTGTCAAATAAAAATAAGTCTTTTTCTTATACCTCTTTTGATGAAGGTCAAATAATTCCAGAAGTATTGGAATATAGTGATGAATTGACGTTAAATAATAGCACCACAAATTATCAATTGTATAATTCTAATGTCGGAGTTTTCTTAGATTCAGGATTTATAGCTGGGATTACTAACCAGATAAAATCTGTAAGAGGATTATATGAATATCAGGATCTGTTAAATAATCTTCATCCTATAAATTTTTCTGTCAGTAGCACGAGTAGTGGATTTAATATCTCCGTAGGCACAATAACAAAACAATCATTTGATGTAGTAGCATACGACGGGACAAATTATTTCATAGTATTGAATGAAAATTTCACTTCATTATCTCCAAACATCACATATTCAGTTTCTGTTGTTAGAACTTCAGATTCCGCTCAGTTATGGGATAATTCTGGCGTCATCGTCCCCGGAGAATCAGTTAAGTTAGTGTTATCTGGCGTTAACTCTCCAAATGTTGGAGACCTGGTATCGGTAGTTTACAGTTTTACAATCAATAACCTATCTCGCGTGATTGTAGATTATAATCGAGGAGATTTGTTTGTTGATTATACATATGTTGCGGATGAAATTATTGTAAGTTATGAATACGGAGATAACGTAATAGATTTTAGAAAGAACAAGAATCTTCCTGCTGGAACAACATATTATGTATCATATAAGGTTGGCGCCTTAAGAGATGCTTTATTAAAAAACTTTGGGACTCTAATAAACATACCACAACTAACTAATTTTGATATTGATTTTGATAGAGAGAGATATCGTGATGCATTATATGCAGCACTATCTTCCTTTATTAAAGGTCCAACCATAACTGCTATGAAAAATATTGGGCAAACCATATCTCACATAGAACCAGTTATTTCTGAATCTGTCTTCCAAGGTTGGACATTGGGCACAAGTTTATTAACTCCCGAGCAAATTACTACAAACGGATCATTTGAGTTGGTGCCTGGTAAATTTGGAAACGGAGTATTAGTTAATTCCAATTCTCAGTCCATACAATTCCCAGTTAATTCTAATATAAGGATAGAAGAGGGCACTTTTGAAGAATGGATAATTCCACAATGGAATGGACTGGATAATGATGCCTCTCTAACTTTCAATATCATTAGAAACAATTTACCAATAAATCCATTACAAATTTTTATTGGATCAGAAGAAGCTCATCCAAATTCAAATATTTTCTCTATTAGTAAGGAATCTGTTTCTTTCGGGAAACCGAATACAAATAAAGATGGAGTATTCATTTATTATGATAAAGATCCATCTGGGTTATTTAATAGATGGTTTATTGAAGTTTTAGACGGATATGTTACTACTGCCGGAAATTATAAAATCAAAATAAATACTGATGGCAAAATTTATGACTCTAAAAGCTTTAATCTTCCAACCCCTCCCAATGTACACATATTAACCACAACTAGTGGAGTGACGCTTACAATAAATAGCATTCCATTGATAAATGAAGGAATAACCTTCATTGCTGATGTCGAACATTATTTATTAGATTTTGGTCAAGATAAATCAAAATCAAGATTGTCTATCTATAAAGATGTTAGTGGTTATTTAAACTTTAGAGTATATGATAAAGACCAATCATCTTATCATATAAGTGCAGATGTTTCTGCTTGGAAAATAGGTGATCCTCACTTTGTTGCAGCTTCTTGGAAGCTTAATACTATAAATAATAAAGATGAAATGCACTTATTTATCGATGGATTTGAAGTCCCCAATATCATTAAATATGGTCAAAACTTATCGCCATTTCTTCATGAAAAATATAGAACGGTTGATCCAGAAGAAATAGTTGGATTAATCACGGCAGATATTGTAGGTTCTGTAGATTTAGTAACCTCTGTTGGAAGCTCAGTAGTAACTTCATCCATTAATTTTAGCGCATATAATATTTCTTCAGGCGATACCATATTTATTGATGAGACTGGATTCTCTCCGTCAGGATATACCATATCATCAATAAGTGGACAATCATTGACTTTATCTTCTGTGATGCCTCTTTCAATTACTAATGGAAGATTTTCTGTAAATAGAACGGCAATTAATGTATCTTCTGAAATAGATATCGCGACAAATATAACTGTTAGCACAATTAGCTCGGCATTAAATAACAATGATTTATTTACTGTTGCTGGAACTAATGTAGTTACATCATCTGGAACAAACTTTTCAACTAATAATGTATTGCCGGGATATTCTTTAAGAATAGATGCCCCTGGATTGCAAAAGATATTTACAATAGTTCAGGTTTCTGGAACCTCATTAACATTATTAGATAATGTAACGCTATCTTTATCAAATGCTACCTATCATATTTATCCTAATACGGAAAAGGAAATTCCAGGTATGCGCGCTGTTAGACCATCATACAGCGTTTCTAAAGATGTAAATAACAATAATCTATTGGTGTTATCAAATAACATATATGCTAATGATCTTGTAATTTTGAGAACTTTAGGTCTTAATTTTAGAAAAATAAAGAGACAATATTATGTTTGGGCAGATGGCTATGAAAATGTTTTAATGACAAGAATGCCTGCTCCAATATCCTTGGATGCAGTGAACATTAATAAAATAATACTTCCTCCAACATTGATTAGCTCATCTAACTCAACATATTCCGGGGGAGTGTTCTATTCAGATAATTTGCCAGCATCACAACCAATTTCTTCTACCACCGGAAGAACATTATCAGCAACTATCAATGGTAGTAATACGGATTTTTCTACACCGGTTCACGTCACTATTCATGGTATAGTGGGTGCCACTACCGTCACAGAAACTATTTTATTTACTAATTATGGTACATTAAATTTTGCAAATTCATATAGTTACGTGAACTATATTAGCGTGATTGCAAAACCAATTAATGTTTTACGCGGTGCATTATCTGTTACTATTAAAGAAAAATATCCGGTTACGCATAACGAGTCAAGTTTAATTTACCCAACGATACAATATAGTTATGTGATCAATGCGGGCTATGATTTGTACTCCTCGGGTTCTGCACAGGTAAGTGATAACTCTAAATTATTTAGCGAATTTGTAAATGGCAATTATTTATTCATAACTTCTCCAGGCGCGGCTGCCGGATATTACAAAATAACTGGAGTTTCAGCGGACCGTAAGTCTTTATATCTTGATAGAAACGTGCCGGTGTTTATTAATGGAGTATATCAAATATTAAATGTATCTTCTTATAGAAGTGGTTTACAAAATGGATTCTTCACATTAGAACAAGCAAATGCTCCAGGAAAGCCATTTTATTTGTCAGCAGGATTCTATGACATAGAATATTTCACCTACACTAGTATCCGTATGAACCCGCAAAATAATACTAGGGCACATTTGGGTCATGATATGTTCGGCAATAACAATGCTAATTGCGTAATTGACGAAACTTATTTGTATTCAACTATGTTGACAGATACCAGGGTTGGTGAAACAATACCTGCAAATCAAAAATCAATTACTAAAAATTTTAACTCATTGAAAACGGTTGCAAAAGACTCAAATACATTGATGATGCTTGATTTTGAAACTTTTCCTTTCGTTAACCAAGCCGATCATTATGTTAGGGTAGGAGAAATCAAAAATCAATTTGAATCTTCATTAGCAGTAAATGATAACTTTGGAAACAGTTTGGTATTGCTTGATGAACCAATAATAGTATCTAATGATGGAATATTAGATACTAGAAAAGAAGGAACTATTGAGTTCTGGACCTCACCATTATTTGATACCGGCAACGATCCAAATAATAGATTTTATTTTGACGCATACGGAGCTGTCACTGAAACTGTAACGAGTATTAATAATGTTTCCGTTAAAATAAGCTCGCCTGCCGGCAAAATACTAAAAGTTGTTTTGGCTGCCGGAGATCCTACCCTTGATTATTTTGCTGGTGGTAATTTAGAAATTGATACGCAGAATGCTATACAGGAAGAAGGTACAAGCATTACAAATAGTATGGTTGTTGTCTCAAAACCCGCTTTACAAATAATATCGGTAAAAATAGTTGGGGATTTTTCAGAGAAGGATTATTTCGGTAGCGGCTCTATTGGAGATGATCGTAAAACAATTTATTTAGGAAACACCCTCCCTCAAAACACACTATTGTTAGAAGTTACCTATCAACCAATCGAAAATAAAAATAAATTAAATTCCCAGATAATTAGATTAGGCAGAAAGCTTCCATCGCAAAATTCGGTGGTTAAAGTCACCTATCTTCCAAAAGGAATTCAGGGAGACAGGATTTCTATTTATAAAGATGAATTTGGATATATCAATTTTGGCGTTTCAGCCTCTGGCAAGGACTTTGTAGTACGTGCTCCTACGAGATGGGTCAAGGGTACATGGCACCGAGTAAAAGCTTCTTATAAATTCAATGGCGGGCTTGGACAGGATGAAATGCGACTGTTTGTAGATGGGTACGAATATACTGCCTCTGTTTTTGGTAGCAGCTTGTTATTTGGTGACTTCCCAATATTATTTGGATCGTCAACAACTGGAGACGGGTATGTTATTACTGATAACATTAGATTTAAAGACCCAATAAATCAATTAGTTATTGGCGCTCAATATAATCAAAGTTATCCGGTTTTTAGCTTATTGGATAACTTTAGAATAAGCAATATTTCCAGACCCCTATATGCTCCTTATGGAGAGTCTATCGATGTCAATTATAGTAGTAATATTGATATGAATTTCCCAGTTACGCCAGATCTTTATACCACATATTTGCTTGATTTTTCTGAGTCAGTTGTAAAAGTAAATGACTTTACAACACTTAAGAATAGCGCAAATGGTAATTTCGATTTTTCAATTAATATTTTAGATTCTTTCGGTATAGTTAATAGCAGTACGAAAGTACAAGAGGTGCTGGAAAAGTTGATAAAAACTCTAAAGCCAGCCAATAGTAGGGTATTTATACAATATACTAGATGAGAACACTATGACAAAACAGTGCGCCAAATGCTTTACTATTAAAAATGATTCAGATTTTTCTAAATCTCAATTAGATAGGAAATCTGGCGTTTGCAAAACGTGTATTAAGAATTATAAGAGAACATATTATTTAGAAAATAAAAAGTATATAGCACAAAAAGTGCTCAATTACAAAACAAACAATAAAGAAAAGATACAAGCATCATCTATAGTTTACTATCAAAATAATAAGATTAAAATAAATAGCAAAAATCTTGCTTATCAAAAAAATAGAAAAAAAATAGATAGGCAATTTAATTTAAGAGCCATTGTATCGAACTCTATTTGGTGCAGACTAAAAAGAAATAATTCTTCTAAGAACGGAAACTCAATATCCAAATTGCCATATACAATTCATGAGTTAAAAGATTATTTAGAAAATAAATTCGAGCCATGGATGAATTGGTCGAATTGGGGTAGATATAACTATAAAACATGGAATGATGATGATCAGTCAACATGGACATTGCAGATAGATCATATTATTCCGCACTCTACTTTTAAGTATATTTCTATGGACGATGATAGTTTTACGAGGTGTTGGGCATTAGAGAATCTAAGACCATTATCTTCTAAGCAAAACAATTTAAAAGGCAATAAATATGACTAAACGCATCCCAGTTAGCGCTCCCTCTAACATTTGGTTTGATGGAAGACAGGTTAGTGATACTGACCTTACAGTCGAGCAACAACATAATGATACAATACAGGCTGGCATCATTAATAATCATATAGGAAATGGTGTTTTACCAGAGGTTTTAGAGCAAGCGGTCTTATTTGATTCAACTTTAGTATCTGGATTTTTAGATGGTCTTGCAATTAGTGCGCAAAATCAGCCAGCCGATAATGATTTGGGAAATCAATTGGAAATTGAATTATCGGGATCTAATGTTGCCGGTAATAAGACTATTAAGGTAGCTATCATTGGTCTTGATTTCCAATCTAATCTTCAATATGAAACATTCGTATTTCATACAAATGAAATTCAGGTAAGTACAAGACATTTTACCAAAATATTAGTTTTGTTATTTAACGATTTGTTGGGCGATCCTGATCTTTCATTTAATCTTGGCGGAAAAATAACTATCAAAGAAGCCAAGCCAATAACATTGTCCAGAAGCGCCTTGATGTTGGCTCAAGATATTGAACCAAATTTATTTTTTAGAGACTTCTTTGTTAGTGGAACCGCATCGTTACAAACGTTATTAAAAACTGCCCTACCATATTACAACATCGATAATTTAAGTATCTTTACTGCGGAGAAAGATAATAAAGTTCTTTTAAATGGAGATGTCACCACTCAAATAGGTCAAAAATTTCAAGCATCAACTGATAACATACAAAAAATAACATTACTTCTTTCAGTTAGAAATCTGGATAATCCTTCTGATTTAGTTTGGAATGGTGATTTGATTGTTAGCGTATATCCTCTTCAATCGAATATTGAATGTCCAACCGATATAGTACCTAACTTACCAATAGATTTCGCGCCCAATAATGTCCCAGTCGCTCAAACCAGCATAAATTACAGCTCGTTACTATCTTCTGGATTAGTTTTAGATTCTGTTCCTCAGCCAATTGATTTTGTATTTAGTAATAGTCCAATAGCTGGCAAGAGTGGTCTCACAGTTGGTAATTATTATGCTATTTGTGTTAAGCGTTCTGGTTCAGCTAACAAAAGTGATATCTTATTGGCGGTTGGAAATGATAGAGTATCTAATTCCAGAATAACTACTTTCACAGGATCTCTGTGGGTAGATTTACCAGATGAAGATTTATGGTTTAGAATTTATACAGACGCCGCCAAGGTAACTGACGGGCAAGCCTATGACGCAGGAGTTGGTGTTACTATTCCAAAGATAGTTGAAGATACTTCAACTCAAAGCAACATTGACAATTGTGTTCGAAACATATCATTCTATGGAAACGACGTTTTTAGAGGCGTAGTTGCAGCAATTACTCAAGAAAGCGGATTAATACCAGATCAGCGCACTGGTGAAAATGTTTATTCCATAAAACAATCCGAGCCACAGATATCTTTATTAAACGCCCTTGATATTACAAATCTTCAAAAAGCCTCAGACCCACTATTAATTGGGGCTATTTCAGATCAGAATATTAAGTTTTTTGATTCAATTTCGGCTCAAATAACGGCGAAATTATATAGTGCCACCATTGTTGATAATGAAATGGTCATTAGATTAGTGGATGACCCAACAGACGTCGGAAGATTTGATACATCAGTTAATAGTCTTGCCTCTCATTTGTTGAATGGCGAGTTTGTAGGTGCTAAGATTTATCCAGATGCAAATAATATATCTGTTTTTTATAGAATAGCGGACGCTAGACTTTGCTCTATGATTGTTGGTGATGTTAATGGCGACGGCATCATTGATACGACCGATCTTGATCTATTAAATACTTATATTGGATATGACTTAAATAAAGGTCTGCCTCTTGATAGTTCGGTAACTACGGACGGTTATAGTACCACTACTTTTATTAACGGATATTCTACCTATACAAAACCATTTGTTAATAGTTATTCTGTCAGATTTCAGGTCGTAGATCCTGCTACTAATCTTATTTGGGCTCAAGGCACAGATGGTATTTTAATTGCTAATCCAAACAATCCAAGATTAGGTCAGTTCACCAGTGCTTCAGTAGATTTTAGCACTATTATTGGTCTTGGTACATTGAAGTTAGTTATCTTAACTCCACTTCCAGTAGAAAATTTTGGTGGATTTGATATCATTTCTAGCGATCTGCTTTCTGGCGTCATCACTCTTAGAAAAGTTTATCTAAATGGCGAGACATTCAATCAAATGTTGAGAGCCGATATTGATGGCGATTTCCATATTACGTATAATGATGGTTATTTATTAAACGAGTACATAAAAAGAGTTCCATTCTCTAGCTCACCAGGCACAACATATCCCGCCCCTTCTACGAACCCATATACTAAGATAGGCACGAAGTTTCAAGTAGTTAGATTTACATTAGAGAAGTTCATAGACAGAGTAGATGATTATACTTCTCTTGGTACGGGCAGATCTGCTGGATTACATACCAGTCCAGACATCTTCTTGGCAGATGGATATTTTGTAAGCCATGATTTTTATACGTCTCCTGTTCCTATTTTAATTGAAAAACAATTATCATGGAATGATTATTTGGTTGTAAGTAACTCTAATCCAAAATTAGTCCCATCCATTTTTAGTTCTCCATCTGGATTTGTAAAAAATTCTTGCAGTTTAGATGGTATTATATGTAATTTTTACCCCACCAAGCCAGCTTTTGATAAGGGGCGTACAAATTATTACATCCCAGATAATCTAATAATAGGAGATGGTGGCGAACTTCAAAGACAAGATGGATCTTTTTACAAGGTAGACTTTGAGGTTGGAACAATAGTCTTAGAAATCCCGGATGGTTTTTATGGAACTGAAAAGACACTTAATGTTGTCGAAGATTTCATTGCTTCAACATTAGATGGAAGTGGTTTACTTACCGGATTAACTAAACTTGGCTTCCCAGCAATGAAATTTGCTGATTGTTCACTAGTAACAACAGATGCTTTAGCAAAAGATCAGGTCAGGTTCTCAGTTTCTGTACAGTCATTTTCTCCAAACACAAATGGGTTAAGTCCTGATGGTTATTACGGCGCCATTGTTGATGGGAAAATGGGAGTATCCGTTGATTATGCAACCGGATTGCTAACACTTAATTTTACTAATTTATTCCAAGACGCAGTTCACCCAACATTAAGTACTAAATTACAAATCAATATTTTCTTGAAAAAAGGCGGATTTAACAACCAACCATTGTTTGTTGATTCTACAAAAGTACAGAATATGCTAGAGTTAATCAGCGTATTTAGTGGGGCGGCTGTAGGCGGACCATCCGCATTAGTCGATTTGGGCGGAGATATTACTGGGGTATTACCTATTGTTCATGGCGGAACTGGATTAAATAAAGTCGGACCAACTGGGACTGTATTAACAAGCAATGGAAGTAGTTTAAGTTATCAATTTGCTGCGGATATTTTCTTTGCAATAAATCATACAACTGGAGCTGCAGACGCTGATAAAGTTATTAAAACGAATGCTTCTGGCAAGTTAGACTCTTCGTTTACATATAAGAATCCATTATATATTTACGGGGCTGCCGGTGTATTTAATGAATCATTTGCCGTTCCAACAACAATTGGAGCTTTAATTTATGATACATCCAACATAATTAATACTCAAGTTTCTTCTATTGTTCTCGAAGTTATCCTAGAGACTACGGGAGCTAACGCGGCGCAAATACAATTATATGATATTACATCTGCCTCATATTTGAATTTAAGTGCCGGTCCAAGCACCATATTAAGCACAACAAATACTTCCCCAACATTTGTTCAGTCTCTTAATTTATACTCACAATTAACTTCTGGTCATATTTATGAAGTTATATTAAGCACGGCAAATGTGGCAAGTACCGCCGTATGTAAGATGGCAAGACTAACCGTTCATTACGCAAATTAATACAATACGAAATCCCGCCCGTTGTTATAACTAACGTTGGGCAGGTATATATGAAAATTTGTTGGTTTGGATTTTTAGGCAAAAATCATTCGTGGAGCGTGGTTGCTCAAAATATTTCCAGAGAATTAATCCATATGGGTCATGATGTGGATTTATTTTCTACTAATGGTATTACTCATTTTCCGGAAGATCTTAAAGCAAACTTGAGAGGGTTCGCTGAAGAAGAAGATTTTAGGGCAATGACGCCTAAGTTTTTCCAGGACAGAATTACCTCTAAACTATCATCAACTTATGATATGCAATTATCATATACTGCCATGGTAAATTTCCCTAATTATTTTATTCGAGGTAACAATAATAGATTTGGTATTTGGAATTATGAAACAACAGTTTTACCGAAGGGTTTTGCTAAAGCTGCTTTTTCTATAGATAAAGTGGTTCCTTCCTCTCAGTTTTCTAAAAATATATTTGTGGAAAACGGAATTCCAGAAGATCGGCAAATAGTAATTCCTCACGGAATTCATTTAGATAGATTTCAAAATCTTGGAAAATATCCACTAAAAACAACAAAAAAATATAAAATATTAGCCAATATTGCGCAGCCGCATTTGCGAAAAAACATTCCTGGTTTATTGGAAGCTTACGGTAAAGCTTTTACAAAAAAAGATGATGTTTGTTTGGTTCTTAAAATATCTAAGAAAGGACCCAACTCGCAATTCAATATCCCATTCGGAGAAATTTTTAACAAATGGGAGGCAAAATTTAAAAATCACGCAGACGTAGAAATTCTGGACCAATTTATTACGGACATCGAGCCCCTTTACAACGCATGCGACGTGGTTTATACTATGGCACACGCCGAGTGTTTCTGGATGCCAGGATTAGAGGGCTTCGCCGCCAATAAGGTGGTAGTTGCTCCTCGTTATGGCGGTCAATTAGAATACATGAATGATGACAACTCAATATTGATTGGCGGCAAAGAGATTCGAGCCGATTTGAAAATGCAATATTGGGAGCCGTCTCCCTACGCGCGCGCGTATGATCCTTATGTAGACGAGGCTGCCACCAAGCTGAAAGATTTAATTCAGAATTATGGCGATTATCACAAAAAATTTTCTCCAAAAATGCAAGAACTTCTTCCCAATTTTACCTGGAGAAAAGTGGCTGAACAATTTGTGGGACTATGTAAATAAATGAAGCATATTACAGATATGGCTATGCGTCAGAACCCAGTATTATCTATCGTGATTCCAGTATTCAATAAATGGAATTTTACCAAAGCCTGCTTAACTGACCTATTCAAACTTCCTAAAAATCATGAGATCATTGTAGTTGATAATGGAAGCATAGACGTAACACAAGAAAATCTTCATGATAACGAGGCAATCGTCTATCATAGACTTCCAGCAAATCAAGGATTTGCCGTGGCGTGTAACGAGGGTTACGCTTTAGCTAGTGCGCCTAATGTATTATTTTTGAATAACGATATTCGCGTGCGCGCAGACCACACAACGTGGACTCAAAAATTGATTGAAAAGTGTGGGAATGGGTTGGTCGGACCAACCATGGGTCAATTAGATAAAGATTTGAATTTCGTTCAAGAAGCCAATAAAGTGCTTGATGGAAAATCCTATATGTCGGGATGGTGCTTGGCAGCTTCTAAAGATGTTTGGAGTAAATTAGAAATTCCAAGAAATCCTCTTTTGATTCATGATTATACGCCTCCGCCACAAATTTTCTCTGAAGAGTTTGGGTTGGCGTATTTTGAAGATACTGATCTATCATTCAGGGCACGCGAATTACAAATTCCCATGCAGGTGGTGGATATTCCGGTTGTCCATTTTGGAAAACAAACCAGTCAACAGTTGAACACTTATCAATTGTATAAGCGGGCTAGACAGATTTTTGTAAACAAATGGCAAAAGAAATAACAATTGGAAAATTTACACTCGCTGAATGGAAACGCGAAGCCACCTCTATAAGGATATAGAGATGAGTGGTACGGTGATTTGTCTGGAGAAAATCACGAGAATTATTTGTATGGTGGCGTTAGGTCGGGTGTAAGATTAATACGAACTGATTATTGGAAAAATTAAGTATTTCAAGTATATTTTGTTGGCGAGCTGGAGTTTATGGTTAAGCCATTTTGGGGGAAATGCTCCCCATTGATGGTGGATGATAAACCGCTGAGCTTTAAATCAATTCAAGAAGCTCAAGATTTTATTGACGACTTCTTATTAAAAATGCATAAATTAATTGCTTTCATATAGGAGTGTATTGCAAAATGCCCGAAGGTCCCGAAGTAAGATTAAGTGCGGCTTTGATTTTCCCTTTGATTAAAGGGAAGCGAATGATTACGGCTCATGCCGCACCAAATTCTCGATATGCTCATGATCCAATTATTGGTCTTCAATATTTTCTGAAAGAAGTATCGGCTGGTCCAGTTATAGTGAAAGATATTTCAACTCATGGTAAATTTATGTATTGGTCATTTGATAATGATTGGTATATGTACTGTACCTTTGGTATGACTGGTCAATGGTCCCCCACCGAGGGGAAACATCCCTGCCTGGAAGTCTTTTATGAAGATGATAAAGAAATAAAATCATTATTCTTTAATGATCCCAGACATTTTGGAACTATTAAATTCGTTAAAGGACAAAATAAATTATTAGACAAGATAAGTGAGTTGGGTTGGGATCCATTTCGAGATTCATATACAGATTATGAAAAATGGATAAAGAGAACTCTCTCAAAATCTAACAAGCCAATTGGTCAGGTTTTATTGGATCAGAATATTTTTTCAGGCACAGGTAACTACATTCGAGCCGAAGCGTTATATCAAGCAAAGGTTTCTCCGTGGCGATCGTGCAGCTCTTTATCATCATCTGAAATAGATTTAATATGTGAGTCCATCAAAAATGTAATGCATGAGTCATATAATTACCAGGGAGCCACAATTCAAACCTATAAGACTGCTTATGGCGCAGAAGGCAAATATTCTAGCCAATTCAAAGTCTATGGGAAAAAGATTGATCCACTAGGAAACAAAATTAAATCAGAAACTACTCCCGAAGGCAGAACAATTCATTGGTGCCCTGCTTTGCAAGTGTAAGAAAGCGTACAAAAATGTCTCTTAGAAATAAAATCCTAATTGCTTTAGGAACAATGTTAATTGTTGGATTATTGTCATTTATTATTTACAAACAAATAGAAATTGCTAATCGCCAACAAGCAATAGAGACTCATGTAGTTGCACAAAAACAGTTGGCTGACGGTATAGTTCGCAGTCAAAATGAATACGCTACAAAAAAAGACATCGATCAGTTCATTAAAGATAATGGCGTAAATATTAAAGTTATTCAGGATGATTTAAAAAAACTTCATGCAGAGGTTGCGGCGGTTAATGTTGTAACCGTTATAAGTAATCCTCAAATTGGAAACCATATTCCAACCACCAATACTGGACCTGTTAACCCAAATCCACAACCAGATCCAGTATGTCCAGACGGAACGGTATGCCCTAATGTTGATCCTTATGGATATTTAAAAGCGCAACAGAATCTATCTTTGAACGAAAAGTTCGGAGATCAAAAAGTACCAATTGGTTCTGTAGGTTTTTCAGCCTGGCAAAAGGACCCTTGGAATATAGATATTAAAGCAAGAGAATATTCGGTCTCATCAGTTGTTGGTACGGACGAGAACCAAAGAACTTATTTCTACAATAAGTTTACCGTCACAGTTGATGGTAAAACCTATGTGGTGCCTATTTCAAAGGCAGAAACAAAACAAGAGTATCCAGAACCAAAATGGTCTTGGTGGAATCCGAGATTATTTATGGGAATAGATGCGGGAGTTTCGCTTACCTCACCACTTCACGCTGAATTTACTCCAAATATTAGCGTAGGAATTATGAGTTACGGACAGTTCAAAAAACAACCAGATTTTTCTGTTTTAGAATTGGGCGTTGGTTATGGTATGGTTAGTAAAACCCCACAGTTTTCATTCACTCCTTTTGCGTATAACGTAGGTAAACACATTCCACTCATGAACAACTTATATATTGGTCCATCTATTCAGGTAGGTACTGGTGGCGAAGTGGCAGTAATGGCAACTATAAAAGTAGGTTTATAACAATTAAAAGGCTGACAAAATGCTTTATCTATTAACCCTAACCTGGAATGGCGCAGAGAAACTATCTAAATTAAAAGAATCTCTTATTCCGGCTTTGCATGATTTGGATTATACTTGGCTTATCAAGGATAATGCCTCTAGAGATAATACTCTAGAAATGGCGTCTCAATGGAAAGAAAACATCAAGGTTATTCCTTACCATAATAATTCTCAAAACTTTTCAGAAGGAGTAAACTTCCTCTTCAAAGAAGCAAATCCTAAAGATGATGATATGATAATGTTATTGAATAATGATATCATTATAAATGATACAAAATCAATTCATTCCATGAAAAAGATTTTAGAAAGTGATTCGGCGGTGGGAGCGGTTGGCGCCCGTCTGTTGTTTACTGGAACTGATAAACTACAACACGCTGGAGTAGTATTTGATTCTAGATATAATGCCCCTATTCACTATAGGCTTAATGAAAAGTCTGATAGCAATGCAGAAAAAAATAGGGAATTTCAGGTAGTAACTGGAGCTGTTCTTTTAACTAGAGCCGGATATTTCAAAGAAGTTTGTACGACAAATAAGTCCGGAATCCATGGAATGGATGAAAAGTTTCATTGGGCATTTGATGATGTAGATTTTTGTTTATCCATTAAGCATAATCTTAAAAAGAAAATTGTATATTGTGGAAAAACTAATATCTTTCATGAAGAAAGCGCCTCTCTTAAAAAGAATCCCGCCAATAAATTATTTATGAATCACAACCTTACTCTCTTAAGAGATAAATGGACAAATAAAGCAGTTCTTGATAGGGAGCTATATGAAACTAGCACCAAATACAATTTATACAAGGAATAATAAATGACTCAAGGAGTTTATCGCCACTATACAGGTAATTTATATATGGTATTGGGTATTGCAAAAACACTCAGAAAATCTTGACAACATGGTCATGTATAGGGCGTTATATGTGGATGACAATTGGGGAGCATGCGCCTATTGGGTGCGCCCCTCATCTATGTTCTTAGATGAGGTAGAACTGGACGGAAACAAGATCCCTAGATTTTCAAAAATAAGTGAAGAAGAGTCTAGAGAGATTTTAGTCACATTTTGGAATGCATTGAATGGATGATAATGAATAAGAAAGTTTTAATAACTGGCACTTGTGGTTTTATTTTTGGAAATTTCATTAGAAAAGCTATTTATGAAAAACAACCATACCAATTCGTCAGTGTGGATAGGGTGGACCCTAAGTTCAAAAACTCTCTCTACATAAACAAAAGTCATATATTCTATGTGGCAGATATCCGAGATCAACATATTATTGATACGATTTTCAAATTTGAGCAACCTAACATTGTTATTCATGGGGCGGCGGAAACTTTTGTAGACTCTTCCCTTCAAGAGCCGAACTCATTTATCACATCCAATGTGCTAGGAACGCAAACAATAATCAATTCCTGCATTAAACATAATGTCGAGAGATTGATCTACATATCTACAGATGAAGTATATGGTCAATTAACCAAGGAATCTGATCCTCCTTGGTCTGAGGAGTCCGCACTTAATCCTAGAAATCCTTATTCGGCATCCAAAGCAGCCGGAGAATTATTGGTAAAGGCAGCTCATCAAAGTTATGGACTAACTTATAACATTACTAGGTCATCCAATAATTATGGACCAAGGCAAACAATGGAGAAGTTCATCCCCAAGATTATAAAATGCATTTTAAACGATCAAAAGATACCTATCTACGGTCAGGGGCTACAGATTAGAGATTGGACACATGTATTTGATAATTGCTCCGGCATATTGGAGGTCCTTAATAAAGGCGAAGACAATCAAACATATAATATTACGGCAAATCAAGAATATACAAATATAGAGGTTGTTCAAAAGATCTGTAATGTAATGGGCAAAGGACATGATTTAATTGAATTTGTCAAAGATAGACCGGGGCATGATTTCAGATATAGTATCAATTCTTCAAAGATTAAATCTTTAGGGTGGGAACCAAAGTATAAGTTTAAAGATGGAATTGAGCAATGTATTTCGTGGTATTTAGCAAATCAATGGTTTTTAAAGTGATATATTATAAATAGAAAATTTTTATTTAGGAGAATTTAATGGGTGCAACGTCAGTAACAGAAGAAAATCAATCAAAAGAAGAATTAGTGGATGATGTTTCCAATTCAGAAGTAAAAAAATCAGAAGACTCAATTGATTTGAGCAAACTTGCCGCATTAAAAGCAAAAAGTCAGGCGAAACAGCAGGAGAACAATATGTCAGCTAAAATCGTAACAAAGAAGGAAAGAAGTCTAGCATTAGGTGTCGTTGGGTCTGGTCAGGCTGGATCACGTATCGCAGAAACCTTCTATAAGTTAGGTTATGATTCGATAGTCATCAATACCGCTATGCAGGATTTGAAGTTTATTGATGTCCCAGATTCAAACAAATTATTATTAGAATATGGTTTGGGAGGCGCCGCCAAAGAAATTGAAATTGGTAAAGCTGCTGCCGAAGCTCATCGTGGAGAAATTGCACAATTAGTTAATGATAAGCTATCAAATGCACAAGTAAATGTTCTTTGTCTTAGCTTGGGAGGCGGCTCTGGAGCCGGATCTTGTGAGACTTTGGTTGACCTTCTTGCTGAGCAAGGCAAACCATTGGTTGTTATCACGGTTCTTCCAATGGATACGGAAGACGCCCAAACCAAAGCAAATGCTCTTGAAACATTATCTAAGCTAGCTAAGTTAACTCAGACAAAAAAGGTTAACAATCTTATTGTCGTAGACAATGCTAAGATTGAAGCTATTTATGCTAATGTAAGCCAGGTAGAATTTTATGGGATTGCTAATAAGGCAATTGTTGATCCAATTGATTCTTTCAATACATTGTCCTCTATGCCATCATCTGTCAAAGGATTAGATCCTATGGAATGGGGTAAGTTATTTACCGACGGCGAGGGCTTGACAGTTTACGGAGAATTAACCGTAGATAATTATGCAGAGGACACAGCCATTGCTGAGGCTGTCGTTAATAATCTAAATGGGAACTTGTTGGCTGGCGGTTTTGATCTTAAGCAGTCCAAATATGTTGGTGTCATTATCGCGGCAAATAAAGAAGTTTGGTCAAAAATTCCAAGTTCTAGTATTACATATGCGTTAGCTATGATCAATGATCAGTGCGGTACTCCAAAAGGAGTTTTTAAAGGAATCTATACGATAGATATTCCTGATCCTGTTGTTAAGGTTTATTCATTGTTCACTGGTTTGGGATTGCCCGAATCACGAGTAACTCAGTTAAAAAAAGATGCTCATGAGCACATGCAAGCCGTTAAGGGTAAAGATGAGCAGAGAAATCTCAATCTTCAGATTGATACGGGCACCAATGAAACGGTATCTGCAGCACAGAAGATTAAAGAAAAAATTGCAGCCAAGTCCTCATCGTTTGGTAAATTGGTAAGTGGAGTCGTGGATCGTAGAAAATGACAAGTAAAACAGAAATAACATTATCTTCAACTTTTGGTGCAAAATCTAGGTGTCCGTTATGCGGATCTAAGATACAATTATCTGGATCCACGATCACTCGAATGTTTTTCTGGACATACAAAATGGCGCCGCGGCGCCGTAGAATTAGATCTTTCGCATCATCATCTATGATGTCATCTATTCCGGGTAATAACATTTTTAGAACCAGGCAGAGAATATATTCAACAAACGTGCGCTTTCATAAAAATGAAAAATCAGATGGCGAATATTTCTCTGATGAAATGTGCATTACCTTATGTCCTAAATGTTTGAGAAGCCGTGGCAAAACATGGGCATTCAAATCATCTAACGATCAAAAACCAGAAGGCATTAATCGCAGGTGTAAAATAAACTATAAGTAAGATTAGAACTATGAAATTTAATTTTTGGCATGACGTAGATTTAAAAGGAAAAGAAGTGTGCTTAGTAATGGTTGGAAGCCATACTGTGCATCCAGGAACCATTGTTGGAACTGCTGATAGTTGTACCTGGCTAATCCTTGGTGATAAGTGAGCAAAACTCCATTATTTTAAAATCTCTGACATACAAAGTTTTTGGTTCAAAGAAGACGAGGAAGCATGATTGATGGGATTGATGTTGCATATCCACAAGGGTTAGTAGATTGGAAGGCAGTGGCTGCTTCTAATCAAGTTAGTTTTGCGGCGGCAAAAGCTACGCAAGGATTGAATATTGTTGACTCTCAGTTTCATAATAATTGGAACGGCATTAAAGATGCCGGACTAATTCGCGGGACATATCATTATGGATTAACTCAAAACGACCCAGTTAAAGAAGCCAACTTCTTTTTAGATATGGTAGGGCAATTAACTCCATTTGATTTCTTAGCCTTAGACATTGAGCAATCAACTCTTTCTGGAGCGGTATTTGTTAAGTGGGTTTTGACCTGGTTACAAACGGTAGAGAATAGGTCTGGAAAGATTCCTTTCGTTTACACGGGAGGACCTTTCTTTAATCAATATGCTGGTAAGGTAGATCCCACCGTAACCGCCACATTACAAAAGTATCCTTTATGGCTGGCAGGATATGTAACTAATCCTGATAATTTTGTTCCAACCATTTGGAAAGGAAGCGGTTGGTTAATTTGGCAAAAGTCCGGAGACGTTGCTGCCCCAGGCGGATCTTTATATCATGTTCCGGGCATCAAGTGTGTTGTGGATCATAACGTATTTAGAGGCTCTTCTAATGATCTTACTACATTGATTCTTAACCTACATTCGGGTCAGGATAACGCTTTAGCAAGCGCAATTGCATCGATTGTCGCCCAGCCATAATCATTAAAAAATGTCGAGAAAAGAGTACCGGATATATACGTAAAGGTATATTAATCCGGTACTACTTTATCATGACAAAAATAACGATTAGAAATAACAATTGCCAAATTACAGAAGAATCTGATTTAGATCATATCCTGGCGCTCGATAAACATCTTTCCTTCAAAGTTCAAGGAGCGGAACACACCGCTGCTTACAGGGGGTTTTTTAATAGAGATGGAGAGTTTGTTAAATGGGATGGGATGAAAAAATTGCTTACCCCAACCCTCCAATTTGCTACCGGACTATTAGATAGGGTAAAAGAATTTTATTCTGATGCAGGAAAAGAGTTTGAAATTATAGATAAAAGATCCCCCAAATCTACGGGAAATCCAAAAGATATATTGCCCAAATTAGAAAAGCTAAACAAATCTCCGTACCCCTACCAATTAGAAACTTTAGACGCGGTTGACAAAAATGATCGAGGAATTATTAAAGTAGCTACGGGTGGAGGCAAGTCACTAATTGCGGCATTAATTGCCGCAAAATTTGGGAAAAAGACAATTATTTATGTTATTGGCAAGGATTTATTGTATCAGTTTCATCAATTTTTTTCTGAAATTTTTGATGAGCCTATTGGTATTATAGGTGATGGTAAATGTGAGATACATGATATCAACATAGCTAGCATTTGGACAATAGGTCAAGCCATTGGTATGGATAAGAAATCCATTCTATTAGATGGAGATGATGACGAAGAATCATTAAACAAGAACAAATACACTGACATTAATAAGATGATGAGGGAAGCTAAAGTTCACATCATTGATGAATGCCACATGTCTGCCTGTGAAACTATTCAACAAATATTCAAACATTCATCTGCCGAACATTTATATGGACTAAGCGGAAGCCCTTGGAGAGATGATGGCGCGGATCTTCTTATAGAAGCCATTTTGGGAAAATATATTGTTAACATTTCCGCATCTCGCCTAATCAAAGGCGGATTTTTAGCTCAACCTCTAATTAGGTTCAGAGTCGTTCCACCATATCCATATGAATTAGAAAAATCGTATCCATCCATATACAAGAAGTATGTGGTTGAGAATGATGTACGTAATGGATTAGTTTTAGATGCTGCCAAAACTATGGTTGACAAAGGTTATCAAACCTTGGTCCTATTCAATAGCTTAAAACACGGAAAGATTTTATACGATACTTTTAAACAACATATGAAGTGCGCCATCCTTGATGGTAAAAATGATAAAGATGAACGAGAAAAAGTTAAGAAAGACCTATTAGACCATAAAATAGATTGCATATTAGCATCTAGAATTTTTGATATTGGAGTAGATATCCCAAGCTTATCTGGATTAGTAATTGCTTGTGGCGGAAAATCTACCGTAAAAGCATTGCAGAGAGTTGGAAGAGTTATTAGAAAATATGAATCAAAGAAAAATGCTGTCGTAGTTGATTTTATAGATCAGGCTCCATTCTTGCTAGAGCACTCTAAAACTAGATATAAAATCTATAGTTCTGAAGACGGATTTGATGTGAAACTTCCATCATCAGTTAAGTGGAGAAAAAAGTAAACCTATACATATTATTGCATTTAACTTGAGGTTAAATATGAATCAAGATTGCAAAATATGTAAAATGTCAAAAGATATTTCTGAATTTTATTTAAGATCTGATGGCGGCAGGCAAAAAACATGTAAAAAATGCTATTGCGAAAGAACTAATAAATACAAAAAAGATAATGTACTTAAAATTAAAAATAATACCAAACAATATTACAAAAAAAATAAAGAAAATTTAAGTAAATATAGGAAATCTTATTACGAAAATAATAAAGATAAAGAATATGAGCGAAATAGAAAATATGCAATAGCAAATAAAGAAAAGCTTAATGAATATTATCAATCATATAGAGATGATAATAAAGAAAAAATGAGATTATATTACAAAGAATATAGAATTAAAAATAAAAATACTATTAGTGTTAAGCAGAAAAATTATTCTAAAGCTAGGAAAATAGTAGATCCAAAATTCAAATTACGATCCAGATTATCAACTGCTATATGTATTCATTTAAAAGAAAATAATGGTTCAAAAAATAATAAATCTATTATTTCTGCACTTCCATATTCTATAGAAGATCTTAAAATTCATTTAGAAAAACAATTTGAACCATGGATGAATTGGTTTAATTATGGTTCTTATAAAATTTCATCATGGGATGATAATGATCAGTCAACTTGGACTTGGCAGATAGATCATATCATCCCTCATTCAACTTTCAAATATACTTCTATAGATGATGATAGTTTTAAAAACTGTTGGGCTTTAGAAAATCTGAGACCATTATCTGCAAAACAAAATATTTTAGATGGTGTATGTAAAATTCGCCATAAGGGATGATTTATGATTAAAAATAAAGATGATAATGTGGGTGGCAAATTAACAGATTTGCCTAATGAAAAATATAAAAAATTTTTTGATAAGTTTGAAGAAATAAATTTTTTAGAAATTGAAAAATGGGGACCTGCACACTTGTTAGGATATTTTTGTAAAAAATACTATGACACATATAATGTTAAGTATCAATTCAAGTTCAATAATCCTTCCCCAACAAAATCATTTGAGGTTTTTCAAATAAAAAAGCTGGCATCCATGTTATCAGCTAATCCTAAAATATTAAAAGAATACATTGAATGGATTTATGAAAACAAAGTGATTAAGGCGAAAAGAAGATTAACCTCAATTTCATTCATGACGGTCGAGGGAGTAGTAAACGACTATAAGATTAATGTCCTATTAAAAGGCAAGAAGAATCTAAATGTAGATAGATCAACTCCGTTGCCAGATAAATATAAAATTATTTTTCAACAAGCTGGAGTCACCATTACTAATTATGGCGAACTAGCATTCCTGTCACAAATGAGCGATATGCCAGAAGCATTAAATGAAGCTTTTCGGAAAGCAGAACAAGAAGGTTTTGATAAAGAAGTCCTGGAGAGGATTGTATGAAAATAGAAAAGGGGCAATATGTTGAGTGCCTGCTAAAGAATGGCTGGGTAATATCTGGAGTGGTTGAGGAGCTTGATAGCTCTGGATTAACTCTTTCAAGAAAAGATGAAAAAGGTAAAGTTATCATTTTAAGACCTTCCGAAGAAATTTCTGTTATTAAAGTATTTTTCAGCGGACAAGAGATTCTTAAAGAGAAGAAAAGCGTTCCCCGCCCTCAGCCGATAGTCAAAAGCGAAATTGAAGAAACGTTTGATTTGCCCAGTGATGCTCCCGATCGAATTAAAATGTTAGCCGAGCTTCGTCAGGAATTGAATAGGCGAGAACGGGAAGATATAGTTAACAGACTTCGTAGCCATGAGGTCGGAGACGTAAGAAAGGTAGAATATGGATATCCGGGACTTTTCAAGAAGCCGAGCACTAAATAATATTCCAACTAGAAAGTTGCAGGATTTTATTTCTACAATTGAGGGGAGCGAGGATACACAAGAAGCCAAACATTATAAACTAATTGCGGCGAACAGATATGCTGAAAGCAATATTCCATTTGAATATTGGACTTTGAAAATGGAAAAAGATTTTCAAGGAGACCCAAGACTTATGGCTAAGTATAAAGAGTATATTGCGGATCTTAAACAATCATATGTGACAGGATCTTCTATTTGCTTTGCGGGAGGTCATGGTTTAGGTAAAACTATGACGGTTACTTGCATTCTCAAGAAGGCTTGCCAAAAAGGATTTACTTGCCTTTATACTTCTTTAAGCGATATTGTTAGTGTAATGACGGGTGGGTATGGTGAAGATAAATACTTAGCCAAAAGAGAATTGGCGATGGTAGATTTTTTGGTTATTGATGAATTTGACCCAAGATTCATGCCATCAGAAAATGCGGCAGATTTGTATGCCCGAAGTTTGGAGAGTGTTTTTAGAACTCGGAGCCAGAACAAACTCCCAACTTTAATGTGTACCAACAGCCCAAATGTTGTCGAGAGTTTCAATGGACCTCTCAAGGCAAGTGTAGACAGTTTAATGCGCGGTTACTTAAAGATATTCCCGGTTCTTGGAGAAGATTTTAGAAAGAAGAAGGCGTAATGTGTATAGCGTAGGCAAAAATCAATTAGTAAGAAATCTTTGCAAATTAGCCGCCCATCATTGTTCGTATACTAAGCAGCCTTGTGATTGCAAATTTATTACAGAGGACGGAGATGTTGGTCAGCTCACTAAGACGGGTTCTGGATGCCCTGAACTTACTGTGGCTGCTATGATAATTTCGCAAATGTCAGCATTACAATTTGCAGAGTTAGCAAAATCTGCCGACATTAATATACATGAAGATAGCGTTTCTGTTATTGAAACAATAAAAGAATTTCAAGAGAAAAGAAATATAAAAAATATGCGCGCTGGTACAACCCAAACAATAGATTTAGAAGTTACGACAAAAGTGCCTGTCGGCTCATTTCGCAAAGGATCTCTATGAGTTTTAACGAGCTAGACCTATCAATTCTTAAAACAATTATCAGCAACAAAAAACATTCTGTGGAGTTTGTCAACGAGTATGATGATAGGTTGTTTTCTCCAGAAGTTTGGAATGCTGCTAAACTTATTGTGGGCTATGTAAAAACCTATAAGGAACTCCCAACCCTTAGAGTTATCTCCGATAAGTTATCTAAGGGCGGCAATGATAAGCTTATTGAACATGTTAAAAAAGTATGGGAAGCGCTTGAAGCCCATAACTATAATGACAAAGAATATAAATATGATCTAGAAAAGTTTAAGAGGCGCTTCGCCGAGAGACAATTGTCTCAGATGAAAGACTCCTTAAATAAAGTTGACCCGGTAGGAGCCGATATTGGTAAGACGCTTAACGATATCAATCGTACAGTTCAAAGCATCAAAAGCTTAAGTCAGAAAAAGACATTTGAACGTAAAACTTTGAAGGACGCCATTCCTCAATTTCGAGAAGAATACAATGCGAAGATGGAAAATCCAACCTTCGACCGAGGAATCCAAACCAGATATTCAGTTCTTGATAACGCAACGGACGGTTTGAGACCCGGAGAACTTCTTCTAATAGGCGGAGAGTCTTCTTCTGGTAAATCTATGTTATTGATGAATATGGCTGTTCAGATGTGGCTTCAACAAAACAATATAGATATGGAAGAAGGTTTTACGCCGGGCGAGAACGTACTATATTTCTCTTTGGAAATGCCTTTTAAACCCTGTTTAAATCGTGTGCTCGCAAGATTATCTTCCACACCATCTAAATTGATTAGAAATGCTAAGCTGAATAACGATGATGCTCTTAAGTTAAAAAAAGCATTGAAGTTTATTAATAGATATCCAAGTCAGTTTGAGATCGTAGATATTCCTCGTGGGGCAACCATGGAGAGCTTAGAGATGATCTATGAGGATGTCAAGTCGGTCTACGATCCTAAAGTTGTAGTTATTGACTATCTAGGTCTTATGGACTATGAGGGTACGGGAGACATGGACGACTGGTTAAAACTGGGCAAAATTTCTGAAAAGATGCACGAATTTTCTCGTGTACACAATTGCACGGTATTGAGTGCGGTTCAGTTAAACCGAGCCAAAAGCAAAGAACCAGAAGATAGAATTGGCATGCATCGAGTGGGTCGTTCAGCGTTGATTTTACAGAATGCAAATATTGCAATTCAAATTGAAACCAGACCAAATGAGAAGAATTATCCCGACATGATTTATCATCTTATTAAGAATCGTGATGGTGAATTGGTTAAGGGAACCCTGATTAAGAATCTAGCGTGTGGAACTTTACTAGATAATAGTGTTGAAGAAGATCAGACAGAATTTACCATGAGAGACCCGGATGATATTTCTCAGAAGATTGAATTATTAGACGTATAATAAGGAAGTCTCCGTCATGAAAAATTATGAAGAAATAGTTGGCGAGGCAGTTAGAATCGAGTACCACGAAAAAGATGGTAGACTATTTCTTGTATTTGAAATTACTAACGAGAAATATAAACAATCAATTAAAAATGATTGGACAAAAGATATAGAATTTGTTATAAAAGATAAACATTTAATTAAGGAAGACAATGAATAAAATATTATTAGACAAAATCTGTGTTGGTAGTTCGATTATTTGAATGCCAATATCTGATTGAATGGATCTTCTCAAGGAAGATTTCTTGAGGGAAATCAAAAGCGATGATACGGAGTATGTGACTGATAGGACAATTCTCCTTACCGGACATTATTCGACATATAAAAATGTTAAATTGTATGTTACCAGATATTTGGCTCCCGGGCAATATAGTTTTGCTGAAAATGAAGATGGAGTTATGAAAGAATATGGTTTCGTGAAATGAAGCACAATAATATTTGGAATAAGAAAATTTCCTGTGACGAGTATCAAGAAGCATGGAATAAAATTTATTTTACTAAGCAAGAGTTTTTTCAGTCTTTTGAAAATAAAAGCAAATATGTTCGCATTAGTTTGTTAGATTTCTCTCACCTATTATCTTCCTGCAATGAAGATACAGATATAGGCTTTATTTTCACTAACAATTTCAAAGATTTATCTAAGGGATATTTTGACACTTATAGAGGCATAAAGATCTATGTAGATAAGTCCGTTGATTTTGGAGATATACAATTTTCTGATAATGAAGATGATTTTATTAGGAGCAACAAATAATGCCAACGTATGATTATTTATGTCCAGTCCACGGTGAGTTTGAAGAAGTACATTCAATTACTACTGTTTTAACTCATTGTCCAAAATGCAAAGAGGACGGCAATGACACAGAAGTGAAAAGATTAATTAGTTGTGCTACTCCCGGTACAGTAGAGTTAACCGGACAGGAACTCATTGATAAGGTTAAATCAGACACTCAGCAATTAAAAAAGGATATGCAAAAATCTGACAAGGTGTATGCTAATATGTTAGGAGAGTCTCGTTATCACGATTTACAGACGCGTATGGATCGTAGAAAAAAAAGATAATAATCCATCATTGACACACAAAGTTTCGTAATTATCTTAAACAGTGGATATTGCTACCTTATTTGAGGAAAAATGCCGACGTATGTTTATCATTGTGAATTGCATGGCGAATTTGAAGAAATTCACTCTATGTCAGAACAATTAGAAGAATGTCCAAAATGCAAGGAAGAGGGTTTGGTGCCAAAAAAAGTAACCAGATTGATTGCATCTAATGGGGCTTTTATATTAACTGGCGGCGGTTGGGCTCGTGAGGGATATTCGTAATGGCGAAGAAAGCCAGCAAACAAAGCGAACGCAATCAGAAGCTCCAGAAAGTTGTGGGGCTTCTAAAATTTATCTTGTCTCTTGATGACCCAGAGATTACTAAATCAACCATTGAATCGGTGATTGAACTCCTTGAAGAAGAGATAAACAAGTAACATTTCGCCGCAAAACTGAGTATCAATAATTAAGTATATCCTTTACTTCAATTAGAGGAAAGAATAGATGTTAACAGAACAAGAAGCACAAGAATTAATGATTAAACTTATTGAATTGAGAGATTTCAATAAGAAAAAATGCAACGACAAAATTGCGCTTGAATTAAAGAAACACGAACAGTTGTGCATTGAAAAATTCAAATACCTAGTAAGTATGAAGACTGGTCGTTATAAAGCCTTCTCTAACTATGACGACTTGAATCAAGAGGGCTTTGAAGCCCTTATTAAGGCTATGGCAAACTACAACCCAAAGAAGGGGTCTTTCTTCTGGTGGGCTCACAAGTATATTGATACGAGAATCTCTAGAAGTGCCAATTTACATACAACAATTAGATATCCATTAAAAGTGGCAAAAAATAACGCTCCACATAAAGAAGCAGTTATGCCCACTTTGATTGAGGAGAGGCATTGCCCTGATCTCGAATTGGAAGATGTGCAAGTTAATGCGGCAATACAAAACGTAACTGCTTTACTTTCTGATGAGCAGAAAGAAATTATTGAATTAGCTTATGGGTTTGATGGTGACAAACCGATGTCCATAAACAAAATCTGTAAGAAGCTAAACATATCGAGACCTCATTGCGTGAAGGTTATTAATAGTGCCCTTTCATTAATGAAAGATCACATTAAAATATAAACATTTTATCTTAAGTACAGGACTTAATTCTCATGGGTGAATTATGAAGGGATACACTTATTCTCAGGTTTTAGAGGCATCGACAAAGTATTTTGGTGGAGATGAGTTTGCTGCGAAAGTTTTCGTAGATAAGTATGCGCTACAAAATCAACAGGGAGTTTTCTTAGAGTTAACACCTGATGATATGCATCATCGTCTCGCAAAAGAATTTGCACGTATTGAAAAGAAATATCCGAATCCACTTACGGAATCGAAGATATTTGGTTTGATTAAAAACTTTCAATATATAGTTCCACAAGGCAGCCCTATGTCTGCAATTGGTAATCCATATCAATTGCAAAGCCTCTCCAATTGCTTCGTAATTCAAGGAGTTCATTCTGATGAGTTTGATTCTTATGGCGGAATTATGCTTGCAGATCAAGAACTTGCTCAAATTATGAAGCGTCGCGGCGGTTGTGGATTAGATATTTCCGGTATTCGTCCTAAAAACGTTATCACTAATAACGCTGCAAAAACCACCGACGGCATTGCTGTGTTCATGGAAAGATTTAGCAATACCTGTAGAGAGGTTGCCCAAAATGGGCGCCGTGGCGCTGAAATGATAACGATCTCTGTAAATCATCCAGAGATCGAAACGTTTATTAAGATCAAACGCGATCTCACCAAAGTAACTGGTGCCAATATTTCAATCAGATTAACTGATGAATTTATGATGGCGGTTAAAAATGATTCCGAATATACTTTGCGCTGGCCAGCTCATTTATCTTTAGAAGAAGCGAAAGTTGTAAAGACAGTAAAGGCTAAAGAAATTTGGGATATGATAATAGATGCTGCTTGGTCTGCAGCAGAGCCAGGTCTTTTATTTTGGGACAATGTTAAAAAGAATACTCCTTCAGATATTTATGCTGAGGAAGGTCACAACTCAGTATCTACTAATCCTTGTGGAGAAATTATTCTACCAGCATATGACGCGTGCCGCCTATTAGTATTGAATTTATTATCATACGTCAAAAATCCATTTACCAAAGATGCATATTTTGATTTTGAACTGTTCAAAGAACACACAATTATTGCTCAAAGATTAATGGATGATGTTATTGATTTAGAAATTGAATCTATTGATAAGATCATTGCTAAAGTTAAAGCCGACAAAGAGCCAGAAGAGGTGAAGGCGGTTGAGTTGAATTTGTGGAATAAAATTCGTGCCATGAATGTCAGCGGGCGCCGCACTGGTTTAGGTATTACTGCTTTAGGAGATGCTTTAGCAGCATTGAATATCAAATATGGATCAGAAGAATCTATAAGTAAGACTGGCGAAATCTATCGTGCATTAGCTGTTGGAGCTCATACATCTTCTTGTATTATGGCAAAAGAACGAGGTGCTTTCCCTATTTTCTCTTTTGCTAAAGAGAAAAATCATGAATACCTTAGCAGTATTATAAAAGATGCCGGTAAAACAGTTATGGATATGTGGGAAAAAACTGGGCGTCGCAATATCGCGCTCACTACAACCGCTCCAACTGGATCTGTCTCCACGCTTACTCAAACTACTTCTGGAATTGAGCCGGCATATCTCCTTTCTTATGTTCGTAGAAAGAAGATTAACCCATCTGATAAAGATGCCAGAGTAGATTTTATAGATGCGCTTGGTGATAAGTGGCAAGAATTTACTATTTATCATCATGGTGTTAAGAAGTGGATGGAAATAACTGGCGAAACCGACATTACTAAATCACCATATTGGGGAGCTACATCTAATGAAATTGATTGGGTTGCCTCGGTGGATTTGCAGGCAGCTGCTCAAAAATCAGTTGACCATAGCATTAGTAAAACGTGCAACCTACCATCTAATGTAAGTAAAGACGTTGTTTCTCAAGTTTATATGAGGGCATGGGAATCTGGCTGTAAAGGATTTACAGTTTATCGTGACGGATGTAGAACGGGAGTTTTGGTTAGTCAAGATGCTGCCAAGAAAGTTACTACAACTGCTGATGGAAGACCAGACGAGATTGTTGGTGTAATGGCACCAAAACGTCCCGCGGAGCTTGCGTGCGAGATAAAAAAAGCAAAAATTAATGGTGAAGCTTGGACATTATTTGTGGGTCTATTTAATGGGCGTCCGTACGAAATTTTCGGAGGATTATCTAAATATGTAGATATTCCAAACAAATATAAAACCGGAAAGATTATCAAAAACGGGAAGAATGCCGATGGAATTACCTCTTATAACTTATCAGTTGGGGAGGGTGACGACCAAATGATGATCAAGGATATTGCCAACATTTTTGAAAACAAAAGTCATGGAGCATTCACAAGAATGATTTCTTTGAGTTTGAGACATGGCGTACCGATTGAATTTATTGTCGAACAACTAACCAAAGATCAATATGCAGAAATTACCTCTTTTTCTAAAATTATTGCTAGAGTTTTAAAGTCGTATATAAAAGATGGTGTGAAGGTCACTTCAGAAAAAAAATGTCCAGAGTGTGGTGCGGAAAATTCAATAATTTATTACGAACATTGTACAAAATGCATTGCGCCAGATTGTACGTACTCCAAATGCGGATAACTTGACATAGTATATGAGATGAAAGGCACAATTCTACTGAATTACGATGCTGACGTGAGGCGTGAAGCCGAGATCGAAAGGCATAGATTTCTAAAGGAATTATTAGACCAAATGGGCGTTCCAGTAACTGAGTTCTGGACCTCAGATGGTCTTTTGTCTATTCAGGAAAAAATAAAGTTACGCGAGATCCTTCTGACATACAGCGTCCAAGTTATAGACGATTTGGACGGGCACATGCAAGTATATGTTGAGGACGAGCTTGTTGGAGAGTGGCATAAATGTAATTACAAAATCAAAAGGGATCTGAGACAACGAGATCCCAGAAAACAACTTTTTATTGAAATGGAAGTCAACTGTTGGTCGCTTTTTGAGGAAACGGAACAACAATAAATATGCGTAAAACATACATTTTAGATACTTCGGTTTTGGTCAGTGATCCTAATGCATACAATCAATATCATAACAGTGATGTAATTATTCCAGTAGCAGTATTAAATGAATTGGATAATTTGAAAAAACTTGCCAGTGAATCTGGAAAGGGGGCGCGAGCTGCCATTCGCCTACTTGATGATATTAGTGCTCAGGGTAATATTAGTACAGGCATTTCGCTAGACAACGGCGTATCATTGAAGGTGGATGCAACCTATTATGATCCATTTTTACATTCATTTTATGGATTTGGAAATCCAAATTACGGTGATACACAAATTTTGTATTGTGCTTTAATCCATCATATGGAGCAAGGTAACGTTACTCTTGTAAGTAACGATATTAATTTGCGTGTAAAAGCGAAGTCTCGCGAAATTAATGCGATTGCACACATTAGTCAAAATTTTCATGCCACCGATTTATATGCCGGAATTCAAATAGTTACTGATCCGGATGCTGGATTAGAATTACAACAAAATGGAAGCATTGACCCAAGATTATTTAGATTAGATCTAAATCCGCATGAGTGTGTCTTGTTTGAAGACCAAGATGGTAATGGTATTGCTATGGGAAGAAAAGTTAATTTTGATAAGATAAAACTTATTAAGAAGAATTTTCCTTGGGGCATTTCTGCCAAAAATAAAGAGCAGGCTTTTGCAATAGATTTGATTATGGATAAAGGCGTAGATCTGGTGACTTTAATAGGTAAAGCCGGAACTGGCAAGAGCCTTATTACTTTGGCTGCCGCCCTTGATATGGTGGTTAATCAGAAGAAATTTAACAAATTCGTCATCTATCGTCCAATACAGCCAGTTGGTAACGATATAGGTTATCTTCCGGGTACAATGGAAGAGAAGCTTGGACCTTGGTTCCAAGCTATTTTGGACAATTTTGAGTTTTTGCTGGGGGCAAATGACAAAAGGGGCTCAAACAATTGGCGCCAAAGTTTAGAAATGTTTCAAAGAAAAGGTCAATTAGAAATGGAAGCCATTACGTATATTCGTGGTAGGAGCATTACAAATTCTATTATTTTGGTTGATGAATGCCAGAATTTAACCAAAGAAGAAGTAAAAACTATTTTAACTCGTGCAGGCGAGGGCTCAAAAATCATACTTACAGGTGATATAGAGCAGATTGATAATTCCGAATTGGATGCAACCAACAACGGCTTAACCTATATTATCGAGAAGTTTAAAGATTCCGAATTGGCGGGTCATATAACATTCGTGCAGGGCGAGCGCAGCAGACTAGCATCCAGGGCGGCGGAAATTTTATAAAAGGAAGCCAGAATGTCAGAAGATGTAAAAACTCCAACACTACCAGCCACTCCCTCTGAGCCTGTAATTATAGAAAAAATTTCAGATGCCGACAGATCTGCTTTAGATTTGGCAAAGGCAAAAAAGCAGGTAGCTTTAGCAGAAGCTAAAGCAGCTCTTGCTCAAAATGAAAATGCAGAGCTAGCATACAAGTATGTTGTTCTTCAAATATATATGAGATATGGTCTGACTGAGGCGGATGCTATTCATGAAGATGGCACCGTTATTCGTGGCGGAGCTTTACCACCAAAGGTATAATTATGAAACTGGACGAATTAACGTCCCTAATACAAATTAGGGGCTATTTAGCTACGTCACAAAACAATGGCAGTATAGATAGAAAAACGCTGGGGGAAATGAGCGCAATGCTCCTTCTTCTTGATAAGAAGATCATTAAAATATTAAGTACTCCAGAGTTTAAAGAATATATTGATTATGGTTCGGCGCGGCAAGCTTTAATTGAAAGCCGACAATTAAACAGCGGTGTTTTTGAAGAAGCTAATAGAATTAAGTCTGGATTAAAATCTAAATAATTCTCGGAGAAAGTTAAATGAGAATAAATACTAAAGAGCCATTTTCTACAAGTGGCTTTTTTACATTGAAAGATAACGAATGGCTGGAAAAGCAAAGAATTGCTGGCAGAATAGTGGCTCATTGTTTGACTCATTTACAGAGGTTGGTTGAACAAAAAACAAATCTAACCACTAGACAACTCAGTTTGGAAGCAGAACAAATCATCCTAGATTCCGGATGTACTGCGACTTTTAAAGGCTATAAAGGCTTTCCAGAAGCGGTTTGCATATCTGTAAATAAAGAGCTGGTGCATGGTATACCTAAAGATTATGTTCTTCAAGAAGGAGATGTCGTATCTTTTGATTTGGGAGCTACTTATGAGGGAGCTATTGCTGATTCGGCTATCACTTGCATTTATGGTAAGCCTAAAAATATAAGACACGTCGCTTTAATAAAAGCTACAGAAAATGCATTGCTCAAAGGAATCCAGGCAATTAGCGTTGGTAAAAGATTAGGGGTTATTGGCAATGCAATAGCTAAATCTGCAGCACATGATGGTTTTGGAATTGTTACACAATATGGCGGGCACGGCTTAGAGTATAATAAACCGCATGCAAGCCCATTCGTTGAGAATAAATCAGATCCAAATACCGGAATTAGAATAGCTGCCGGGTTATCAATTGCAATAGAACCGATGTTAACGATTTATCTTCCAGAAACCAAAGTAGCTTCTGATAATTGGACCGTTTTAACCCCAGATATTGGCGCCCACACAGAACACTCAATATTTGTGCATATGGATAGGGTCGAAATTATAACATGGAAACAGAATGACCCATATCCAAAAGAAATCCCATTCAAAATATAAAGTCAATCATAATATTTTTCAAGAAGAAACTGAACGATCTTTTTATTTAGCAGGATTTATGGCGGCAGATGGGTGCATTAGGATTTCTAAAACAAATAAAACTCGCAATTATATCAATCATAGATTACAGATTTCTGATTTCTGTATCGAAAAATGATGAAGATCATTTGAAATTAGTTAGAAATTTATTAGAAAGCACTAATCCAATTAAAAATTATCTAATAAAAAATTCTAAAAAGAATCCTAAATGGAATGATGTATGGGAGAGCAAATTACTAATTACATCAAAACAAATAGCAAATGATTTGATTAAATTCAATATTGTTCCAAAGAAAAGTTTGATTTATACATTTCCCAAATGGCTTGAAAAACATCCTCTTAAACATCATTTCATGAGAGGTTATTTCGATGGTGATGGTAGCTTTTTTATAAATTCAGAATTATCTAATAATAGACTATGTAGCTCTATACGTGGAACTGAAAAATTTCTTAAAACATATAAGAAGATATTACAAAAAGATTGTAGTTTTAAATGTTCAAATAATATAGACTATCATAATAAAAAACTCCACAACTTAGATTCAAGGGTAAGTTTGCATTAAAAGTTAGAGATTTTCTTTATAAAGACGCTTCGATCTATTTGTCTAGAAAACATAACGTGGCAATCTCAATAACGAATAGAGGAAATTGATATGCAATATATTGCTTTATTAGAAACTAAAAAATATACCTTGACAAGGCTATTCTAATTTATCATTTAATCAAGCCCTTCAACTATTGAATGAATTGATTGATGCAAATAAAACAGATATCAAAGAAGCTTTAACCTGACAGACCGCAGAAATCCCCTGCCTTTAGGCAGTGGGATGAATACGATGCAGAAAGTTGATCAAATCTACCAATAACTACGATATATAATATGGTAGGTGAAAAATCTATCGAACTGATAGAACTAACAACGCTGTTTTCTCGCTTTGCTACCACTTCATAACGGTAGTTAAATATCGCAAGAAAGTCTTCAAAGACGATCTGATGATTGCTGATTTGAAAACTATTATGAAAACTATTATGAAAACAATAGCAGAAGAGTTTGAGGTAGAAATTATTGAACAAGAATGTGGCGATGACCATTTGCATATCTTGTTTAGAACTAAACCCACTTTGGAACTAACCAAGTTCATCAATATCTTAAAAGGTCGTTCCAGCAGAATGTTAAGAGAAAAATACAAAGACTTTCTAAAAGATAAGCTATGGGGAGATAGTTTTTGGTCACCTTCTTATTTTCTTTCTACTACTGGAAATGTGTCTATTGATGTCTTAAAGAAGTATGTTGAAAATCAAAGAGCAGAGCAAGAGTGATAACCTTTCAATACCGCTTATATCCTACCAAAGATCAACAAGTCAAGCTATGGCAACACGCCAATAAACTTAACTGGTTGTACAACTATTTTCTCAATCAACGTATCGAAAACTATAAGAATGGCATTAAGATTGGTCGAAAAGAACAGCAAGCAGAATTAGTTAGCTTAAAAGCAAGCGAGCCAATATTAGATGAGATGCATAGTCAAGTATTGCAGCAAGTTCCACTACGATTAGATCGTAGCTATCAAGCCTTCTTTAGAAGAGTTAAGTCTAAAGAGACAGCTGGCTTTCCCAGATTTCGCAGCTGTCAAAACTTCTTTGGTATCTGTTATCCTCAATCTGGCTTCAAGATTGAAAATGGTATCTTAATCACTAAAGTATATGGCAAAATGTCATTCGTGCAACATCGAGATTTGAAAGGTCAAATCAAACAAGTTAGCATTTCAAATAAGAACAATAAGTTCTATCTCAATATTATAACAGATTATATCGAAGCTAAACAGGCTACTGGTAGTATCGGTATAGATATTGGATTGAAATATTTAGTAGTTACTACCGATGGAACAAAGATCAAGAATAGAACTGATAGCAAGTATTTCGATAAGCAAATCGCTAAAGTGCAAAGTAGAGCCGATCATTTGACGAAAGGCTCTAATCAGTATAAGTTTCTAAAAAAGTAGCAAATAGATTGTATGATGCGAAAGTCAGAAAGATCAATGACTATCAGCATAAGGTCTCTAAAAGACTTGGTTCAACATATGATACGATCTATGCGGAAGACCTATCTGTTAAATCAATGTCAGAAGGTAAATGGACGAACCTAAACAGAAGCATTCGTAATGCTAAATTAGCACAGTTTCTTTCTTTTCTCGGCTATAAGACCAATAATTTAGTTTTAGTTAATCCGAGAAACACTTCTAAAACCTGTAATAAGTGCGGCAAGATACATATTGATCTGAAGCTTTCAGATCGAACAATAACTTGTAGTTGTGGAAGTGTATATGATCGAGATGAGAATGCAGCAGATAACGTTTTTTGCCTGGAACAGGCTATGATGACTCAACCATCATATGTTGGATCAATGACGATCCAAGAAGCCCTCGCCTTTAGGCGATGAGTAGTTCACTATTAGAAGATGATGACGGTGGTGTTTGCAAGGTTATTGCTAGTGTAAGGAAATTCAAATGAAAATACAATTTGATGATAAGTCGTATATTGAATGTAAAAAATCAGATAACCCTGATAAAATAATTATTATAATTTCTGCAAAAGACCAGCTAAATAATCTTAAAAAGATAACTAATGCCGTTGAAATAACTAAAGAAGAGTTTAAAAGACTTACTTCAGACATATAAAATATACTAACATTTTGGCATTCTCATGAAACTTAATTAAAAGTTAATGAGGGTAAATGAGCTTCTTACGACCGGGCTATATTAGATGGGATGGTATTAAATATACCACTGATCCATCAATTGAGATTGTAGGACCTCCTGGTCCGCCAGGTCCGCCAGGTGCTACCGGAGCCACCGGAGCCACAGGCGCTACCGGCGCAACAGGAGCTACAGGTGCTACAGGAGCTACAGGTGCTACAGGAGCTACAGGTGCTACAGGTGCTACAGGTGCTACAGGCGCTACTGGCGCTACTGGCGCTACTGGCGCTACTGGCGCTACAGGCGCTACAGGCGCTACTGGAGGCATGTCTCCTATTATAGTAACATCGCCACTTATAACATCGAATTATGTAATTACACCTATTGCTGATTACTATATTGGAATTGGCACACTAACCGGAATTATTTCCATATCATTGCCGGCATCTCCATCACTTGGAGATGTTTATGAAATAAAAGATGTAAATGGAAGTGCCGCAGCATTTAATATTACTATTAATTCTGCAGATGCAAAAAACATAGATGGATCTTTGACATTTATTTTTAATATAAACTATCAGGCGGCTAGATTTATATATACTGGCGCACAATGGAGCGTATCATGAGTCATTCTGGAAAGCCAGCAAATATTAATGATTTCTTATATTGGGATGGACATAAATTTGTTACAGAAACTAAATTTACAACTGGTGGAGATTTATCTGGAACAAATACTAGCCAAACATTAAGTAAAATTCAAGGCACAACATTAACTGTACCTACATTGACTGGCGGTGAAATTATGGAGGTTGCAGGCGGTGCAGAGGGGGGGCGAACCCAACCGCAATAGCAGTTGAAGGGGGTGCCGGAACTGGCGGATCAGACGTAGTTTGGTCATTTAGCAATGGTTATTTAATTAGAACAGATGTAGGAAATAACTATGCATATACCTCATATGATGTATCATCATTTTCAACATCTAGTTTCCGATTGGCTTGTGGAAATGGTTGTGTTTTCATTCTAAATGGAACCCAATCTATGGGTGGAGACAATATTGCAAGGTTTGACCCAGTAACGAATAATATCTCAACAACTGGATCAATATTATTCCCTTTATCATATAAAGATATTGCGTGGGACTCTGCACATTCTAGGTTACTTATAGTTACAGCTAATATGTTTACTGGGTCAATTACTTTAAACACAATTACTTCTAGTAATCTTACCCCATCCACATTTGTGACTTTAGCTGCCCAAGGTATACCATCACGTTTAAAAATCTTTGATGGAAAGGCATGGGTATGTCATAAGCAAATACCAGGATCATTTGGTTTCCCGCCAAAGCCCCCTATTGGAACAACATCGCTTACAAGTGTTACTTTAGACGGAATAACAGAACAATCAAGTGCGACAGCAGAAATGATAGATTTTGATTGGAGCTATTTTGGTAATTTTATTGTTGGCGTTGATGGTGGCAATGGAGATGGATATTTTAATTATGCTGCAGGCGGAAGTATTTCCGAAGCAACATATACTCCATTAGCAGTTAGCCCAACTGCCCCTCATAATAGAATTATAAATTCAGCAGGCACGGCTAGTATGATTATCATATCTACAAATCAATATACTGGATATGCTAACGAATTAACGCCAGTTGATTGTTCGAATGGCGGTGCTGGCTATCCAGTTATTGGCGCAGCTGTATCACTTAATTTATCTCCAACATTAATAACTCTTAATGACATGGCGGTATCTACCACTAGCCATACTGTGTATATTTGCAGCTCTTCTAATAGTAATATCTTACATGGCTCATATGTAAATTCTATGACTCCATTTGCAGTTGGAGAACCTAAAAGATTTTATGCTCGCTCCATGACTGGAGATGTTTATAGACGCTCTGATAATAATGTAGTTACAAGATTACAAAGATATGGTATTGCACCTAATGTGCCAGTAGCAAATAATGTATTAGCGTGGTCACCAACAACTCAAACTGGATACGATCTATCTGGTAATCCAATTATTAATTATGGCAAATGGACTCCCACGCTCATAACAAATAATAATATTGCAGCAGATGCAAATATTGATGTGACTAAGATAATTGGAATAAGAAAAATGGATTTCCAGCCATTGGCTGGACCATATTCGCCATCAGAGACATCATGGAGGGTAGTTGCTGTTAATCAGTCTACGCCCGCACCATATACTTTAAATTTGCCAGCTACGCCACTTAATGGAGATATAGTTACTGTTAAAGACGCAAAAGGCGATGCAAATAGTAATAACATTACTATTAATGGAAATGGTAAAACAATAGATGGAGCATCTTCTAGCGTAATATCAGTTAATTGGGGATCAATTACACTTATTTATAATTCAATTGAATGGAATATAATTGAACAAGTTGCAGGAGCTACTGGGACATCTGCTTCAAGCGTATTCGATTTATATACGGGGACTAGCCCATATGCTCCTGCAAGAACTAGTTGGAGAATATTAGTTATAAATCAAACTATTGCTGGACCAATTACAATTAATTTACCAAATACATCTCTAGTTGCTGGAGATTTAATTGATATTAAAGATGGTAAAGGCGATGCCGCGACAAATAATATAACTATATCTGGAAATACAAATACAATAGATGGGTCATCAGTAAGCACAATTGCAATTAATTATGGCGCACGCTCTCTTGTATGGAATGGTACAGAATGGAATATATTATAATAGTTTAAATAACTTGATATTTAATCATAAGTGATAATAAATAAGTTTCGCTGGTAAACCTATAAATCAGTATGATGGTATATTTTGGGATGGATATAAATTTATATCCACTACAATTAATTTACCAAATCAAGAATCTAATAGATTTAAAATTGCAGATATTTCTGTTGGATCAACAGTTATAGCTACTGCATTAAAAAATTAACAGATAATAGTAATGCTGATGGATATCATACACATACTAGTATAATAGGACCAACTGGGGCTACAGGCGCTACCGGAGCCACAGGTGCTACTGGTGATGGTTATATATTTGCATTCACAGATGGTTATTTAGATGGCTCTGGCATATTAACAATTCCTCATAATTTCAATAATAAATATGTGGTAATTACTGTGTTTAATAATTTAGATAAGCAAATTATTCCGGGCGAAATAACGCTAACTGATGTTAATACAGCGTCAGTAGATCTAAATGCATTTAGAACATTAACTGGAACCTGGCACGCCGGCGCCTATTTAGGAGGAAGCGGAAGTGGTGGCGGGATATCATCAATTATAATATAAATGGCTCTAATATACCATATGGTGGATCTGGAGATGGATATACGTCACCATATCTTGCTATTAGCACAGATAGATATCTATCTATAAATCCGACTATAGGCACTATAAATATTATATTACCTTCAGCTCCAGGAACAATTCAACAGATATCTTTTAAGAATAGGACTGACTCTTTAATATGAAAATAGGCAAACTTTAAAATTATAATTTTTAAAGGCTATAGGTTAAACTGGTATATGTTGTAATATGACTTCAATCTGTCTGTCAATGATCGTTAAAAACGAAGCACACTGCATTAAAGATTGTCTCGACTCTGTAAAACAATTTATAAATTATTGGGTAATCTGTGATACCGGAAGCACAGATGAAACTCAAAAGATTATTAGAGATTATTTAAAAGATATTCCTGGCGAGCTTCATGAGCATGCCTGGGAAAATTTTGAAACGAATAGAAATTTAGCGCTCGACTTATCTTATAATAAATCTGATTATATTTTATGGATTGACGCAGATGATACATTATTGGTAAATGATAAATTAGCATTTAATGAATTGAAAGATCCTATCTATAAAATAGAAATCAAACATGGTTCAATTACGTATCAAAGACCTCATTTAATTAGAAACGATATTAGATGCAAATGGGTTGGAGTCCTTCATGAATATTTAGAGGCTCCTCCAAATACAGTTGTTTCAAAATTAGAAAATGTTAGCATTATTTTTGGAGGCACTGGTAGTAGATCAAAAGATCCAAATAAGTATTATAATGATGCATTAATATTTGAAAAGGCATTATTAAAAGAGCCAAATAATGAGAGATATGTTTTTTATTGCGCTCAATCATATAGAGATTCTAGTATAACAAATCATAATAATTGTTATAAGGCAATAGAGTTTTATAATAAAAGAATTTCTATGGGCGGATGGGTTGAAGAACAATTTGTTTCAGCGTTAGAAATCGGGAAATTATTAGAAAAAATTCAACCAAATGATCTAAATACGATAGAGACAAGTTATTTATTAGCTCACAACTTATTACCTATTAGAAACGAAGCATTATGCTATTTAAGTGCTTATTGTAGAAAGATGAAATTATTTAATAAAGCCTATTTTTATGCCAAAGTTGGGTCTAGTATATCTAGACCCCAAGATTCATTATTTGTAGATACAGGATGTTATGACTGGAAGATTATGGATGAGCTTGCAATTGCAGCGTTCTATATTGGTAAAAAACAAGAGGCTCTGTTTTTAAACAGAGCCCTGTTATCTAGTGGTAAACTTCCAGAAAATGAAGTTAATAGAATTAAATCTAATCTTAGTTTTTGTACATAATTATGGGGCGCTCCAACGCAAAACAAGCGGACCCTGACTATTTATTGATCCAGAACCTGGGAATGCTGCATCATAAGATACAATTGATTGAGCATTCGATAGAGAGCTAAGATTAGTTAAATATAATTTATTATTAACAGAATTATAATATATATTAGTAAACCTATCATTGGCACTATTTATATAAGTATTAACGACCGCATTTGTTAAAGTGTCAATTTGAACCATTCCAGCTCCAGTATTTTTTTCTACAGACCATATTGATGCCTCTGCATATACTGTGCCAACCCAGCTATTATTACTTGTATTAGTGCCTGTTATTAAAGTTGCTACTGGAGATGCTAAATTAGAAACATCTATTTTATAGATGCCTTCAAAAGCTGCATACCAAAGAAATCCATTTGCATATTTTAATGAATTGGCGCCATTTGCAAAAGGATGTGTCCACAAGCTTTTAGTATCAGGATTAGTTAACGTAGAATCTACGTAAAATAATTGCCCATTTTTATTAGAATAATATATGTATCTACCATCAGTCGCTAGTGCCGTATTATATACGCCAGTGCTGCTTAATACTATAGAGTATATTGGTTTTATAATCGGATATTTTCTATCAGTAACATTTATTAAATCATATTTGTCTAATGTAGTTAAACTTAATGTCCATAATTTATTATTAACAATAACACAATCTACTCTATCATCATTTGATGCTGTACCTTCAGTAATGCAAATTAATTTTTCTGCGTCCAAATCTATTACAAAAGTAGAATAATCTGAACTAAATGTTGGGGTTGCAAATAAATAACTGCCATTAATGGTAATATTCCTAATGCCATCAATTCCTTTATTATATTTATTTAGTTTGATATTATTAACATTTAGCTCACCAAGCTCATACATTTTATATGAAAAATTATCTTGTTCATTATATTTGTATAGAAAAGATGTTCCAGCATCAGAAATCCATAAGTTATTTTTATTAGAATCATATGCCAATCCTGATGGTGTATCAAAATAGTTTTGTTCTGATTTCAAAACCATATTAGCATGACCTAAATCATTCATTATTCTTGCACCATTAATTATATTAACTTTAGTATTATTAATGTCTGTTCTAATATCTCCACTTATAGCAGTATATTTTTGTGTTACACTAAATTGCTCTTTATTAAGAAACAAATGACCTGTTTGCCCTGTTGTTCTTACAAAATAATCAATTGCCCATGCACCATGATCTGCAAAATATATATTGTTTCCAGATATTGCAATACCTTCAACCTGTCCATTTGACCCCATTTGAAAATATTCATGAACATTTGTAGCCGGATTAATGCTACTAAATCCAGAAGCCTCTTGATCTGAAATATACATTAAAGTATTTGGTATCCCATTTTTATTTGGACCCATAACTATATCGCCAGGAGTATTATTATTTACGCAAGTAATTGGATATCCAGCATTTGTTGTATATGTATTTGGATCTAATCTATAAACATCTCCACTTTCCATTGCGACCCAAATAGATCCGAATGCATAAGTAGCGACCATAGAACTATCGCTTCCTCCTAAAGTTGAAACGGTATGCGTTAAGCCCATATTTACAGGATTAATTTGTTTTAATGCAAATGCTTTATTTCCAGTTACCCATAAATTGCCATTTGCATATGTTACCCAACGAACATGAAGTGTGTCTAAATTATATCCAGAAGCTGCCACATTATTTAATGGCTCTTGACCCAATAATACTGAAGTCTCAAATTTACTAATTCTTTGTACATCTCCAACTGATGTCACATAAAAAAATCCATCTGTAATTCCATCATAATCATAACTAGTTGCAACGCTTACTGCATTTAATTTTGCATTTCCGACATTTCTTTGAATAGATGCCCATCCAACAACTGTAAAAGTAGATTTTTGAATAATTGCAACTTGTCCAGTATCCCAGCATGTTGCATACAAATATGTAGCATCATGCGCTATATCCCTAACAGTCATTGCTTGTTTAGTTCTAAAATGAAGTGACAATATTGGATATAAATCTACATAAGTCGCATCAGTAACATCAGTGCCATTTAGAGTAAATCTCCAAATTTTATTAGCCTCAATATTTCCATAGGGATCATGCTGTCCCACATACATATAATTACCATCAATAATTATTGATTTAGGACTAATAAGACTTACATTAAGACCGCTTTTAGTCATTGCTACTTCAATGATATCTTTATTAAGCTGATGTCCGTCGACAGAAACACCGCCGCCACCACTTCCAGAAGCATATGACACTGTAATATTTCTTAATTCACCTGGAGAATATCCAGAATTTGTACCAGTTGCATCTGGAGCATTTTCTACAGACCAATGAACATAACCAGTTGGCGCACTAGTTTTGTATGCTCTCATAAAATATGTTGTCATTTATTCCTCATTATCCTATAATAAACCAAGAACTGCTTCCGTTGTATATTACTTTCATACGACCATAATTGGTGGCGATTGATTGTGTTGAAGCGCCATCAATGGTATGACCGTCAGGAGGAGTAATAATCAAATTATGTGTGGCGGCGGTTCCAGCAGCATCTTTGATAGTAAATTCCTGCCCAACCACTGCATTTGCAGGAAGATTAACAACTACATTGGAAGCGTCGTACCCGCCAGAAGGAGATACTAAAATTATATTTTCATTTTCATTAACATTTGTACTGACTGTTAATGGCGGTTGAGATAACCTGACTCTCTCAACTAGCGGACCAGCATTATTGATTCCATATGTATTTACATATTTTCTTTTAGACATTTGTACAACATAAGATTGTCCAGACGTCCAAATAGAATCGTTATCATATGTCATGTCATATACGTAAGTAGTGTTTCCAGACGCTTGAATTCCCCAAGCCACTATACAATTAGTGCTATTACTTGTATATAATAATGGATCTGTGGCATATAGATAATTTTTTCCATCATATCCCCTATTTAATAGCCAAATATATCTACCATCAAATACTAATTTGTTTGCTGAGGCTAAAACACTAGTAAAATACTTATTTAAGGATTGAATACCAAAAGAAGCAGAGACTCCATTTTTATTTGTAACATTATTTGCGTGGACAGTATAAATATAGTTTCCGTCATATGCAACAGTATTGTATTGAGCAAAAGCATTTTGTACAAGTGTGCAGGTGGCACCAATATTATCAAATATGTAAACATTTGAATAATAGTTGGGAGATGGACCCAATGTAATAAAAATTATTCCAACATTTGTTTTAATAAAAATGGAAGGAGCCCAGGTATCTGGAATGGCAACGGCGCTTGTAACGGTAAGACCGCCGGGATTACCAAACGCATCAATCTTAGCAATTACTCCATTTGCGCTATCTAATTGGTATGCTGCCCACAGATATTTGCCATCAAAGAAAAGGGCTCGTGTTTGCCCCGTGCTTACACTTAATGTTGTTTTAGTTAATACATTTGTTGTCGGATCAAATACAGCCAATACTGGTAAGTTGGTGGAGGTTTGTTTGTACCCTATATAAATATAGAATTTCTCTCCATTAAGACCGTTTCCATAAACTCCACACGCATATTTTTGAGTAACCAAATATCCATAACTGGATGCAGCTACAACAGAATATGTAGCATCAGCATCATATATTCCAGTTCTACTAGAATCAATGTTGCCAGTTATTTTATTTATGCAAGTGATGTATAAATTACCACTAACAATACCAATAACCCATAAATTATAACCATCATGGATATGAACGTCTCCAGGGTTAGATCCTATATTTATATTTTTCTCTAATCTATATTCTACAGACGCTCCAATAGAATCTGTAACTCTAGCAGCATTAGCATTATCATATGCTAATGGCAACCAACTAGCATTTCCAGATGCAGTTGCGGTTAATATAACATTATCAACAGGAGAGGTGTATGCGGACCCATTAATAAAAGTACCAGCTATTGTGGTGATATCTTGCCAAGATGCAGTAGTATTAGAATTTGCTAGTATGGCTTGTCCAAATGCTGGAACACCAGAAACTGTAACTCCATCAATTACATTTGATGTTTTGGTTTCCCAGTCTGCTGTTGTAGAAGAAGTAGCAGTTAATACTTGACCAATAGACGGCGTACCACTAACTGTTACGCCACTAATTGTTTGAGGAGACATATATTCTAATTGAACTGGTCCCAACCATGTTGCCGTAGTATAATCATCTCCTGCTGATCCAGTGTCTGAATTGATATTTAATGCATGCCAGCCGGTTGGCGCCCAAATTTCAGAAGTTGATTTGGAATAAACTACTGATGGTACACTTGGAAAACCAATATGACCCCCGATCAAATTATCTTGTTTAATAGAGTCAAAAAATATAAAGTGAGATTCATCAAACCTATAAATTAAAGCATTATAATTATCGGCTACTAAAATTAATTTATTTACATCATCATAAACTGGATATGCTAATCTATAAGTACCTGGTACAATAATACCAATATTTCTTGTTGTAATAGAGCCTGGACCCGGGAATAATGACGGACTAATTTTTACTAAAGATCTATTATTGGATCCAGCATATACGTTACCATTTATATATGACATACCATAATAGTTTGTAAAATTAGAAAGCGATGCTCCACCCGAAGATATGATGTTGGCAGACTCATTTAATCTGTATACAGTATGGCTTGGGTCATTTGAACCTGCCCAAACTTCATTATCTCCATAGCAAATTGCACTAAATTGATTATCAATCATAGTAGCAACACTTGCATTAAGAACATATGTTGCCGGAAATGATGCTAAAATTGGCTGTAAACTATATCTTCTAACGTTGGTAAATCCTGGTGGCGGAGAGTCTGGATACCCGGCAAAATTAACAGTTACCCATAAATTACCTTTGTTATCTGGTGATAGATCTACTACAGGATCAGTAGTATTTAATACTCCCACTACTTTTTTAGTTTTTTTGCTAATGACAAATATTAATGAAGGATCACTATCAGAGTTATCATTAATATAAACATAATCGTCATCTGCTGTTAGTCTTAATCCATAATCAGTAGTTTGACCTTCATTAACATTTAATTCCCATGTAAATGAAGATTCCATTGGTTGAATAACATTATTTAATCTAATAGTTGCTATTACTTGTCTTTTTTTGGTATCTATGGCATGTACATAAGGATAATTATAATCAGTGACCCAAAGTAAACCGGTGTTAACATCATAATGCGATCCTGTTGGCATGCTAAATATATTTAAAGTTTTTAACCCTAAAACGTCATTATCAGGCTCTCCCTTATATTCTGGTACTGATATTCCTTTTATTGATTCTAAAACTACATTGGTTATTGGTCCAGATATATCCCCACCAATTTTAGAATAAGCCAAATATGGTGGAGGGGCTGGAGGAGCTGGAGGAACATAACCCACTAAAGATTTATTAGATTGATTAAATGAACTAAATACTCTAACTTGAGCTGTGGAGAATTTATTTGATGGCACCATACCATATACAAATCTACCAATTGAAGCTATTCCCGCAATAACATTATTATTATTGGAAGACATAGGATATACATTAACAGATCCGGTATTTATATTTATTTGACCAATTACAGAATTATATCTATCCGACGCATAAATACAATTATGCAAATTTCCAGAATTATCTGGACCCCCACATAGCTGAACGATCGTGTTAAATGATGCAGGTATTGATAGTACATAATAATTTAGAGTAGATAAATCTGTAGGGTTTAATTTGAATACTATACTTCCAGTGCCTGCCCACACAAAAGAATTACTATACAATATGGCATCTGCCTGAGTAAGAGTGGTATCTCCAACTAGATTTGCTTCTAATTCTACAGCTAAAGTAGTTGAATTAAATCTTGTTACCGCATAATCCGATTCGCCACCATTACATCCCCAAATTTTACCACCACCAAACGTTATTTTATAAATAGTATTGGTTAGCAATGCCGATACCTTGGATGTTGGAGCAGTTGTAGGAATGGTTCCTAAACAATCTGCTGTTATAAATTTTTCAATATATACATTTCCTACACCACTATTATAACTGATACAATAAAAATTACCAGCATTATCGGCACAAATGGAATTTCCATTGCCTTGTAAAGCGCCATAACCAGCAATTACCATAGTTGATTTATTAATGATGGCGGCAAATACATCGCCATGTTCACCAAAGACAGTATATAAATAATTATCATCTTCTGCCAAATCATAAATACTATCACAAATGCTCGACAAATCAATTAATGAAGATCCATAAACAACATTTCCGTCTACGTTAATTTTATATACTTTTGCGTATGGAGAAGGAATAGGAACAGGACCCGGACCCATATCTGGAAAGTTTTGTCCAACATAAATATACCCATCGGAAGAGCTTACTACAAAACAAGGTGATGTAATATTTGGAACCTCAACCGCTGGCGGAGGTGGTGTAGTATCAGATTTAACTTCAATTAAATCAGCTACAGCAATATGTGCAGGATCTGGAGAAGCAATTCCTTTAATATAAGAAACGATATTGGTAGATGAATCTCCTGTAACATCACCATCTAGCGTATTGGATCCACCGCCTGGAGTCCATGTAGATCCATTCCAAACTAATGATTGTCCAGTAGTTGGAGCGGTATTAGAAACTGGTCTTCCTTGAATTCCAATAACTCGTTGAGAGTTTGTATCTCCGGAAAGATCTCCAGAAATTATTACTCCATGTAGCCCAATAGCATGAGGCGCCCAGGCAATTCCATTCCAAACAATGGCGTCAAATAAGTTTGGATTTGCGCTAGAAACTGGTCTTCCCTGAATTCCGATGACTTTTGGTGCATCTAAAGTTCCACCCAAATCTTGATTTAATTTAATTATTTGAAGATTATTCAAACCATTTTCAATGATATCTAATCTTGATCTAACTGTAGAATACACTCCGCTTGGTTTTACACCAAGTTCTGACTCTGTAGCAATAATGGCAGCACGCAACCTATTAACTACGTCTGCTTGAACAGGAGTTTTATTATCTACAGCCTTTGGAAGACTAGCATTATCATCTAATTGAGCTGGATATTTTGTTTGTACCATTGTTTAACCTCTATAAATTTCACATATATACTAAAAATTTAGTATATCCTGTGCCTGATAAATTGGGCGTAAAGGCGGTCATTATGTCATTTGATAGTTTAGTTTCTAGTGCAAAAGAAAATTTCCCAGATCTTCAGATTAAATACAAAGATCAATCTACTTTTATGAAAATATTGGGCAAATTACTATTTTTCAATAAAGATTTTATGAGTAGTTATATCACTACTATTGGTTCCACCGTTTATTTCCCTACCGAAAGTTCTGTTAAAGCAAGACCAGTATCAAGCTCTATAGTCTTACTTCATGAATTAATACATATTAATGATGCCAAAAAGATTAGTAAATTTCTCTTTGGGTTCTTATATTTGTTTCCACAGATATTAGTTTTATTATTTCTACCTCTTCTATTATTGTCTTGGAAGATATTCTTGCCTTTATTAATTATCGCTGCTTTGCCAATTCCAGCTTATTTTAGAATGTATTTTGAAAAGAGGGCTTATATTGTCTCGATGTACTCTTTGTATAAATTAAGTAAAAAACTAAATTTTAGTGTAGACCTAAATATGAGCAAACGGGGCTATCTAGAACAGTTTAAAGAAAGATACTATTATTATATGTGGCCATTTTCTAATATCGACAGGCAATTTGATGGTGCTATTCAAAAGATTTTAAATAACCAGCACCCATATGATGATAAAGTGCTTGATACTATTGATGTATTGATCGAAAAAGTGTAAAAGAAATTTACCTCATGATATAATACTCGGCGTGTGCATAAGCACATTTGCGGAATATTAAAATATGAGTAATTTCGATATAGGAATCATTGGTGCCGGTGTGGCGGGAGCTTTTGCAACTTTGAAGATTGCAAAAGAGTATCGTGACGTTAAAACTATAGTTTTTGATTTGGGCAGACCGCCCATGAAAAGGCGCCGCCAGCTAGAGGGTTGGCTCGGGTGTCTTCCAAACAGTGATGGAAAGTTCTATCTTAGCGATATTGATAGAGTGGCAGAAATCACTGGATTACGCAGAGCAAAATCAGCCAATACTTGGTTAAATAAAGCATTGTCAAATATTGATTTGTTTAAAATCATACGTGATAAGGCTCCCAATGCGGCTCTCACCAAGAAAATTAATAAACTTAATTTTCAGATAGTTACGAATGATTACATTCAAATGTACCCAAAAGAAGTACATTCATTGTCTAAATACATTTCTGATGCAGCCGAAGATTGTAAAAACGTTACTTTGAGTTTTGATAATGAAATCAAAACCATTTACAAACAAAAGGGATACTTCGTTATTATTGGAGGCGAAGGTCAAGAGTATAAATGTAAAAAAGTAATTATTGCAGCTGGTAGGAGTGGTTGGAGATGGGCTAAAGATCTATTCAATTCATTTGGAATTGTAGATAATAACGATATTGCTAGATTTGGAATTAGAGTGGAAATTAATTCTTCATATATGAAGGATTTTAATAAGTCCAACTGTTCTTTAATACGAGATGATTTGGAGTTAGGACCATTTTCATGGAATGGAACGGTTATTCCAGAAGATCATATCGACATGGCTATATCTGCATTTAGATCCAATGAAAATAGATGGTTATCAGATAAGGTTTCATTTTCTTTAATAGGAAATAGACCCTTTCCAAATAAAGGATTTGAACAAACAGATAGAATTGGTAAATTAACATTTGTTTTAACTAACGATAGAGTTATTAAAGAAAGAATAACTCATATTTTGTCTGGTAAATCTAAAATATCAGATATTAAAGAATATGATTGGTTAAAAGAATCAATTAATGAATTGACGGCAATCATTCCAGATTTAGCTACCAAAGGTTATTATCATGCCCCAACTATCATGCCTCTGGCTCCAAAAATAAATATTGGTAATAATTTAGAGACAGAAGTAGGGGGCATGTTTGTTGTTGGCGAAAGTGCCGGCATCCCTGGTTTATTAAGTGCGGGCGTTTCTGGCTTAATAGCAGTTGATAGTATTTGCAAATAATTGAGAAAGAACATGTCCACTAAAACTAATAATGATAATTCTTTTGTTACCCCGATTACTGATGAAGTAAAGGAACAAAATTCAAAATATACTTTCAGTAAGTTTGAATATGATCTTTATCATGAAGAAGATGATATTGCTGAGAAAGTAATTAGAGTTAAGCGATCCTCCATGCCAAACAAGGGAGAAAAATGGAAGGTCATGCAAGATAATAAAGTTATTTTTACTATTGAAAGTACTAAAATCTCTAAAAGAGAAAGAGAATACCTTCAAACAGTTGAGGGTTTTAATTTCATTTTAGCTCAAGCGAAAACTGGAATAAAATCATTAAACAGTTTTCGAACAGAGCTAAAAAAGACTATCAGTAAATCAGAAGAAGTAAAAGTAGAAGCTAGTAATAAAAAAGTCCCAAAGAAGCGCGGGCGCAAAAAGATAAATAAATCCTGAGCTTGACAGCCGGCGGCAGCCGCCTTATATTAGTGCGGAATAACTAACAAAGGGTGTTAAATGAAATATACGCTTTATGTGGCTGACGTAGAAACAACAGGATTGGACAGCAGGACTCATGATGTAATTGAGTTATCTCTGCTTCGTCTTTCGGACGGCATCCAAAAGACTTGGTTTTTGAAACCTCTTAACCCAGATCAAGCAGAGTCTGCCGCATTAAGAATCAATGGTCATAAATTAGAGGATCTTAAGTTGCTTACGAAATATGGCAAAGATACCTATAAAGATCCCAACGCTGCCTTGGTAGAAATAGAAAACTGGATCCAGGAAGATGGGTCTCCTGCCGAAGATAGAATTCTTGTTGGTCAAAATATTGCATTTGACCGAGACATGCTTCAACAATTATGGAACAAGTGTAATGCCAAGGACACCTATCCTTTTGGAAGACGATCTCTAGACACCATGCAATTAGAGTTCTTTATGGATTTTTGCAAAGGTAAAATGGCTGAAGGATACAGCTTATCCAATTTGGTCAAGAAATATGGTGTGAAAAACGAAAAAGCGCACTCAGCCGAAGCTGACGTGAAAGCTACCAAGGAAGTTTTTGAAAAACAAGTTGAGTTTTTCAAATCTGTATTAAATAAATGAAGATATTGTACGCGGCAGGAAACAATTACAATTCCAAAATTCAATTGTGGAGAGTTTACCAGGAATTAAGTAAAACCACAATTCAATTAAAAATAGCCGCTTACAAAAAATCTAGCCCTCCAATTAATATAGATTGGACTCTGGATGCATTATTATCTCCCAATGGATCAATATCCTTAAATAACGATAATGTTCATGTCTATTATGAACAAATAAAAACTTATGGTCCAGATCTGATTATTTCGGATCTGGACTATTTTACTTCTTATATTGCCCGGTTATTAAACATACCACTTTGGCAATATAGCTCATCACTTATAAATTTTGCCATATCACATAAAAGCAAATATAATACAGGCTTATCTAATCAATATTTAGGTCTCTTAAAACAAGATTCTGATCATTATCAGAAAATAGTAAACATTATTATTAATTCTGATAGAAGAATGGTGTATTCTCATTTTGGCGACATAAATACGCCTCCCAATATAAAATCAGAATATGAGTGGACTAGACCATATCACCAAATTGGCAAACCGTATAAACCATGCACACACCAAATAGTAGCAGGATTACTTTTACCCAATGTACAGATTTCTCACATGTTAAAACATCAAGATGACTCCGTTATATTTTCAGAATTCCCGTATGAAAAATATTCTACGGTTATATCAAAACCAATTTGGAAATCTGAAGATTATTATTGTAACATATTTAACTCTCCACTATTTGTGTGTGAGGGTCAAACAAGTTTTTTAGCAGATGCATTTTATAACGGAAAATTTAGTATAACAGTTACTAATTATAAAGATCTAGAATGTATTACTAATTCATTGTATTCAAGACATCTTGGTTTGAGCGCATCATATTATCTTGGTGATGATATCAACCAATTTATGGATAAAAAAATACAACCATTATACAGCGCAAGCATAAGCTTATTGCATGAGGATTTAAAAGACGCATGAAGTATTTAGCTATAGATATAGGTAACGTTTTATGTTATGTTGATTTTAGAAAGTTGTTTGAAGCAATCTCCAAGCACGCCAATACCACGTTGGAGGAAGCCAAATACTTTATTCAAAGGATTCAAAAATCTCATGATCTCGGGCTTACAGATATTGCAGCAGAACTACGAGATAAATTACATATTAGATCTGAAGTAATTATAGATATCATTAAATATGAGTGGGAAGGATGTATAACTGCAAACCCATATTTTTTAGGCAAACTAGATGAGTGGCAAGAAAAATATGATCTTAAGATTGCTTTATTATCTAATATAGGACCCGAACACGCCGAAATGATGAAAAAAACACTTGGAAGTTATAATTTCTATAGAGAAGCTATTAAACATTTTAGTTGCCAAGTTGGTGCCCGCAAACCAAATGATCTGTTCTATATTAGTTTTTTAATGTCTAATCCAGAATTCAAAAATTGTGTTTACATAGATGATCTGTCAGAAAATTTGGAAGCCTCCCAAAAATTTGGATTCAAAACATTTCAGTTTACATTAGATGATGCAAAAAACTATTTCGGCAAGATGGGCGAGCTTGAAAACATTGTGGAGAGATTATGATTTTTTTATTCGACAACACTCATTACATTGATGACAATCATACACATGAAGGCAGAGCAGATCAGATAAATGAATCGGTTGTTCTAAATGGTTTAGCTTCTAAACTTGCATCGAGCGTCTTAGAAAATGCCGCCTTTTCATTTATTTTGCGAGAAAAAGATAAAACCAAACCAAGATATGACGGGCTGATTAGCGCAATTTGCGCAGTATTTCATTTAATGAAAAACGCCAATAACAAGCCGATTTTCTTAATAACGGACTCTTATTCATCGGAATTGGTTACTGGGTTTTACTTTTTTATCGGTCATTTCGATGAGGTAAAAAACAAATTAGAAAAGCTAGCAGAAGATCCAGAAAACCTAAAAGACTTCGATCGCTGATATATAGTAGTGCGTGGAGTAATTAAGGAACATAAAATGAGCAAACCACTAACTAACACCGAAGAAAAGAATAGATTTCAGCCAATGGGCAAAACCAAATTGATCAAGGGAAGCATTTTAGCTCCAGAAAATGCTGGATTAAGATTCGTCCTATCCATTAATAATATGGCAGGAAAGACTGAAAGTCCCCTTTACCCCTTATTCGATAAGAAGTGGAAGAAGGTAAAGGAAGAGGCTAAAGGCTGGTATAATACCCGTACTGGAGACTATAAATTGGGCGCGACCAACACTACCGCGGTTCAGAGCGATACCTGGGTAATTCACATGCTTTGTCAAACCGACAAATTAGATACCGACCTTGATGCTCTTGAATCGTGCTTGAATAAAGTTTGTGCGTCTGCCAAATATGAAAAAGCAACTGTTCACGTTTCTACATTACTAACGGATTCGATCCCGGAACTTAGCGCGCTTCTTTCAAAATGTTTGATTGAAAAAGGCGTCTCGGTTTACTTCTACGAAGAACCAGTCTAAAATAATTTTCTGAAATTTAAAATCCCACGAATATTTTATATTCGTGGGATTTTTGTTTCTTAGCATTCTGCTAATTTTTCTGTATTTCTCCATGAGAAAAATTAGCCAGTACATCGCTCAAATAGACCAACAATTACAGGATCTATACGAGCAGATAGAAAAAGAAATTCCAGGCTCGGGGGTGCAGCAAAAACCTCAAATGAGTGATGAGGTTCAAACTCTTCGTGCCAAGCATGATAGTGGGGCTAGGGATCTCAAAAATATTAAGTGGGTTGTTATACATTCCACCGAAAGCGGAAGCGCCAAGAGTACGGCGCAATACTTCCAAGCCCCTCAATCAACTGGTTCAACTCAGTTTGTTGTAGGTGAGGATGGAGTATTTAGAACTTTGCCAGATGCGGCAGAGCCTTGGGCAGCACCGGGGGCTAACAGGGACGGTTTACATATCGAGATTGTTGGATATGCCTCTATGAAAAGAGAAGACTGGCTTAAGCGCCAGAAAACCTTAAAGAATGCAGCTTCAATTATTTCTAGTTGGTGTAGTACTTATGGAATACCAACTCAATTCGTGGATGCTGCTGGACTTATAGCTGGCAAGAAAGGCATAACTACCCACGCAGAAGTGTCCAAGGCATTTAAAAAATCTAATCACACAGATCCCGGCTCAGGATTTCCGCTAGATGTGATTCTCGGTATGATCTAATATTTCTGATATAAAAGATGAAGCAATCCATCTTCACCAGGATCTGACCTTACAATTCTAAATTGACATGGATTAATCCATGGAAATCTTGCTATATCATGTGTGTGATATGGATTTATAGTTTCTGGTATAATAGTAAGATCAATATAATCAGCAATACCCATTGATTGCAGATAAATAGATGCTCCGCCAATAATCCAAACATTGGATGTCGGATGTACATAAAATGATTCTCTAACAGCAGTAAACGGTCTATTTACTACCGACACTTCTGGATATAAGTGTGGCTGGCTACTTACCACATAGTTATGTCTATTTGGCAGTGGTTTGCCAATGGATTGGTATGTTTTGGATCCCATCACCACACTGGCTCCAGATGTTAATCTTTTAAAGCGTTTAAGATCGGAAGGATATTTCCCAATCCAAGGTATCTTGCCATCTACTCCCAAAACTCCATCTTGGGAGACGGCAGCTATCATAGTTACCGTGGGAAACATTATATCGCCATCTCTGCCTTAATTGCCGGATGACTTCGGTATCCTTCAATTACGAAATTTTCTAATTTTAGATTTTCGATTGCCTGAATTTTTTCATCAATATTACCGCCAGATAAGTTGGCGTTTATGGTCAATGTAGGAAATTCATGTGGGTTGCGACCGATCTGTGTCACCACCTGCTGAAGATGATTCTTATAAACATGTGTGTCGCCGCCCACGAAAACAATTTCTTTGGCTTCCATACCCACTGTCTGAGCCACAATACGGGTCAAAATAGCATAGCTCAAGATATTAAACGGAAGTCCTAAAAAGGAATCTACCGATCTCATATAAAACTGAGAAGATAATTTATTGTCAGAACTTACATAGAACTGAACTAATATATGACATGGGGGTAATGCCATTTCGTCTAACTGATTTGGGTTCCAAGCAGTTATAATATGTCTGCGACCGAAAGGATCTTTTTGTAACCCATCAATTAATTCTAGTAATTGATCGGTTCCGGGAGGAGACGACATAATTTTCCAAAAGTGCGGAGAAGAGTTGTTATAGGTTTGTCCTCCAAAATTTCTCCATTGAAAACCATATCCTTTTCCCATATCTCCTTCTGGAAGATATGCCAAACCTCGTTTATCTAAGAAGTCTCGGGTAGTATTACCCTTCCAAATATTGACGCCAGCTTCTTCCAATATTTTAGTATCCGTATCTCCTCGAAGGAAGAAGAGAAGCTCTTCGATAACGCCTTTAGAAAACATCTTTTTAGTAGTCAACATTGGTATTTGATTATTTTCCAATGAGAATCTAAGCTGACTCCCAAATAAAGAATATGTACCTACGCCCGTCCTATCTAACCTCTCATCGCCAAGGTTAATTATCTTGGTCAATAAGTCTAGGTAAGCTCTTTCTTCTGTATTCATGTATTCTCAAATTTGTTTGAATTGACTAATTTTGTAATAGTAATAAGCAGTTCCTAACACCGCCCCAACCAATAAAACAATAAACCCGCCCCAACAACCATATTTTATACCAGATATAAGACTTTGAATAATGACAATTCCTGCAAAAATCCAAGAAATTATCTGTAATAGATCTTTTTTAGTCTTCCACATATTTAACTCATTTAACGATAACGTCGTGTGGGTGAGACTCTTTCAAACCAGCAGATGTTATCTTAACAAATGTCGGATTAACCCTAAGATCTGTTAAATTTCTTGCGCCTTGATAAGAACATCCGGAACGTAACCCCTCTAATAATTTAGTAAGTACATCCTGAAATCTTCCCTTAGAATTAACTAGGGCGACCACACCTTCCTTATGAGAATTCTTATGAGTAGAGCTGCCAGCATATTCTTTATATGAATGCCCGTCAATCAATAACGTTGTTCCGGGAGTTTCCACACACCCAGCAAATAAATTGCCAGCCATGACCATATCTGAAAAACATAGGGCTTTAACAATATCTCCAGCGGATTTAATCCCACCATCTGCGATAATATAAATCTCTCGCGAGATTGAGCTTTTCCATCTACGAGTCTCATCACACCAATATTGCTTGCGCAATGTGGTTTTTTCATTATATACGTCTTCTAAAGCTGTAAGTTGAGGCACCCCATTTCCAGTTTCAATTCTGGTCGTACAAAGTGAGCCAGGTCCAATACCAACTTTTACAGCATCAGCCCCTGCCAGCCACAATCTTCTAGCGCCTTCTCTGGTTGCAATATTTCCCGCAATCAAAAATATGTCTGGATAAGTTTCTTTCATCCATTTTGTCATGGATTCACAATGAGCTGAATCACCATGCGCAATATCTATGCAAAAAATCCTAACTCCTATTTCATAAAAAGTATTAACCGATAATTTATCTTCGTTTTTAATTCCAACAGAAACCGCAAATTGTTTTGATAAACCAAATTCATCTATCATGTCTTTAGCGATTTCAAACTGATCTTCAATTGGCATAAATCTATGTAAAATAGATAGCCCACCAGATCTAGAGACTTCTAGTGCCATCTCTCTTCCAGTTATGGTTTTCATATTAGCGGGTATGATAGGATGATTGAATTTATAATCACCCATACTCGCTGAAATATCTATTTCCGACCTACTACCAACCAAAGAATATTTGGGGACAAGTAGGACGTCATCAAATGTTAAACCTTCAATTATGTTCATAATTACTCCGCAAATGAAGCGCGTTTTTCTAAACCATAATTACTAAAAATTAGAAGTCAAGCCTGTCTTAAATAGAATATTTTTACATACAAGTATGTAAGTTAAAGGGAGATGGTTATGACAATAGATATTTTTAGTGCTCTTAATGGTATTGCAGGTAGCGGTGGTCCTATTCCTCCGCGCGACCCAGGATCTATAACGGGTTCTGCCTTCATTCAAAACAATATGAATTTGAGCGGAGCTGTTCGTGAACAAAATATTCTTAGTGAATTTATTCACGGTAACATTCCGGACTTTTTAAGAAGAATGGTCCCTATTGAATTATCTGATGGCACAAATAAAATTACCTATTTAGTAATGCCCGATGTATTATCTATTGGAAGTGAACAAGATTATGTTCGTATGCCAATGAATCCTCATACTGCTCAAGCCATCGCTGATAAATATGATTGTACTTTACCAACTAGAAAAATGTGCAATGATATTTGGAGTTCTGCTAAAAATAAGTTAGCGCCTAAACCTTGGGGACCCCCTTACAATCTAGAAATGCTATCAACCTATAGAATAGGTGTTCATAACTCAACCATTAATAATCAATTGGTTGGTCTAGATCACAGTGCCTTGACGACAGGGCACAAGAAAGATGTGGTTCTTACCAATGCTTTAAGACCAAATAATCCTAATAAAAGGGTAGCCATCTATGGGTGGTTCCTTTTGCCAGACGGCAAGCCAATTCAAGATCTAAATCCATCAGATCACGATGATTTATATGCTGACTATAGTCATGGTATTAGATTAATCGCTAATGATATAATGGTAAATGGATCTCCCATGAGAATACACCAGGCTTTTACTGATCCAGTATTAAGTAAATTGCTTAGCGATGAGGGTCCTCTACTATTTACCAGGTATTAATACATGAGTCGTTTTGAATCAGATAGAATAGTGCAACTCAGGAGCTGGGCAATCTTAAAAAGAAAAGAGGCTCTTCAGAAATTAGGCGCCCCAATCGCTCCAAAAAAAGGATCTTTCCGAGAAAGATTCATGGCTCTTCCTATGGGGAAAGATAGGGATGAACTGGTCTATCAAGAAGCGATTAAGATGCCACCACCCAGAATGGTGGCAGTGACATTACCTCCGGTAAACGGAGTGTCCGCCAGCTATGACGTCATGCCAGATTATCTGACCATTGATGGTCTTAAGGTGCCGGTCTCTCCTGTTGTTGCGGAGAGGATCGCCCACCACTTTGGACTAAGTTTACCAACAGGTAAGATGTCCAAACAAATTTATGAAGCTTCTACTGCGAAGATACCACCGAAGCCCATTGATCCTAGCTCTCATGCCATTACTTCTTCTAAAGAAATTGCTAATTTTAGCGATTCATATCAAAAAGAGATGGCGAAGTACAAGGCTGATGATAATACCATTTATGGTGGCGGCATGAAAGATCTCATAGTTCCAGAAGGAGATCCAAACTTTGTGCATGCAACTGGTTGGTATGATACTAATGGTAAACCAATTCAGGGATTTAGACAATCTAACCATGGGCTTGATTATGCTGATTATTCACATGGGACCAGATTAACAGGCAATTTTATATTTAAAAAAAATGGCAAAACCATTGGTCCTTTAACTTTAGAACAGATAATGACGGATCCAAAGTATAAAGAATTTATACCGTTCATTTCTGATAAGCCTGGCTCATATAAAACTTATGCCAGCGCTGCTGAAGCTAAAACACAAAAAACTCCTGCACCAACCGTTCCACAAACTCAAGCGAGATCGGAACAGGTGATGCAGAAGTATGATGAGTTCTTAGACCAGATAGAAGAAGCCGTTGTTTAATTCACTTAAAACGGTGAACGATTCTTCCCTTGGTCGTATCGTATGGCGATACTTCAATTCTAACTTTATCCCCAGTAAGGATTTTGATTGAATTCATGCGAATTTTACCGCTCAAAGAGCAAAGAACAATGACATTTTCATTGACTTTAACTTTGAATTGACCTTTGTTAGAATCTATTACTTCGCCCTCGAACTCTAATTTATCGTCTGACATATTTGCTTCATTTTCCTTTTTGTTTTATAACTGAGTAAAGAGCCTCATGCTCCTTATCTGCATATCGTTCAAGGTCCATCGGGACCGGAATACAACTTAGCCACGCCCGACCCGAAAGGCAAGGGAATGGTAATTTTTCTTTATTCGGGAATTCTATAAAATAGCGGACGTCCAAATTTGTAAAAATATTGGATAAATGTTTCATTCCAAGTATTAAAGGAGAAACTCTAATCCATTCTCCATCACCAAAATTAATAAAACTTCTAAGATAATTATCCAATCCTAAATATGTAACACAGTACATTTTAGTAAAATCGTCATCATCTTGCCCATAGCAAATATATAATAATTTACTTATCTTTAATTGTCTATCCAAATCTAAACCATAATATAAATCTGATGTAGGTAATTTAGATCTATCAATGGATAGATCATTTAAAGAAATGATAGGTTTTTTGTTTTTATCAATTGATAATTTATTTCCAAACTCGTCTATCCAATCTCGATAGATTGTTATTTTTCTTTGCACTTTATCTTGCGGGACGAGACGACAAGCTTTTATGATTTTTGATAGTTCTGGAATTTCCGAATATGACTCAATCAACAAAATATCTTTTCTGATTTTGAAATAAAAAGATTCCAGGCTGTAGTTTCTCATAAATCTAATAATGAAGGATCAAGACCATCATCTGATCCAGATGATGCAAAATCGTGAATAGCAGTTTTTATAAGAGGAAGGTAATCCACTTGTTTTACTTCAACTAAATCTCTATGAAGCAGATAGGTGTTTCTAGAGTCTACCTTTGCATTATGTGCTTCAGAAATCTTCTTAATTCCAACAATATCACATGCGGCGTGTAAGTTGACCTTTGGTTTAACCAAACCAATTTGTTTGGCGTAAACTTTGGTTAAAGCAATGGTGTCCAACCACAAATTAGCTGGAAATTGTTCTCCACATTGTTCCCATAACGCGTGTAAAAATTTACGATCAAAGGGGGCATTGTGCGCGACAATGCAACGATGAGCGGGAGTTGCTCCATCTTCCTGAAAAAACTTATTACATTCAGATACGACGGCTGCTCGATCGCTACCGCGCTCCAAATCAGCTAATGTTTTTTTAGTGATAGCCAAAGCGTCAAAATTAGCCCTCTCTGGATATTCGCACTTAATCAACCTATGTAGTTGAACCCTATCTGTACATCTAATAATACCAATTTCTGTCATTTCATGATAATTGGCTTTTAATCCAGTTGTTTCAGTATCTATCACATAGAATTTTAAACTCATTTATTACCGTCCCTGAAAAGCTTTCTCCGCCAAAAATATTGGCACAATTCCAAGTTTCTTATAATTATTCTTTACTTCTTCACTTAAATATTGATATCCACTAATTATTTTCCTACAATTTGTAGACTCACATTTACAGTCCATCTTCCAAGAATCATAGGTATCTGTAGCAGACAAAGAATAATCAAATGTGATTTCCGTATTAGCCGGAATCATATATAAAGAAATCAATATAGCCCTTTTCCCTACGATATGTAAATAGGAATTAGGATCACAACTATGATTAAATAAATCATCTAAACCACCAGACGGTCCGATAAACCACAGATGACTAATTTGTAAAAACATATCAGGATTCACTACCTGATCATAGGTAACAATATCACCCACCATTTCGGTGATGGGCTGACCGGCAGGAATATCAACCGTAGAAGATACTCCTCTACCTGTTTTGGTTTGTATTTCCTTAAGAAATCTATTATACATTATTTTCCAAATAATTCTTTTACAAATCTAATCATAGAGCTGCCCGCATCATAAACTTTTAGTCTCAATTCTTTTCTTCCAATCAATTTATGATTAACAGAATTAGGTTGTAAGTTTTTTATCATTGCTGCTGCTTGATTGGCATCTTCCGCCAAGACCCTATAGGTTAGGGTTGCCGGAAGCATTACTTCAACCTTTACATCATAATAATATTTTGGTTTGGGCTCTTTTTTATCATCTTTTTTTGCGATGACAATTTTAACATTTGGGCGTGGATTTTCTTCATTCATACATTATTTATATCAAATATAATAATTGATTTACTTGAGAAAAGCAAATCTTTTAAGGAACAATTCCTTAGCTTCTTTGGGAGATAGCGGAATTATTTTGGCTGGGAAAGGTTCAAACTCTAAGGTCCAATCGGGTCTTGGACCGCCCATTAAATCTCTCACCTCGGTTGCCAAAGCAATCTGGTCTGCCACCTTAACAGATATTGGCTCTTCTTTTGGCAAATGAAATCTTTCACAAATGGCATCCTGCATATTTTTTTCGAATTCTAGGTACTTATCAAACTTTCCAGATATTTTAAGAGGTCTGGGCACATCTACTAGATAAGCTTCTGAGGCGTCATGCATTAATCCCCAAAGAGCGTCTTGAACGCCGCAAAGATAGCTAACTAATACGGAATGCTGGGCAACTGAATAGAATTCGCTACAATGACCAGCAAATCTACACTGCAATGACAAAGAATGAGCTATATCTTCAAGATCAATGGCTTGAACCATTGGTTTTGTTGGAGTGAATCTAGCCCTGGTATGTGTTTGAATCCAGGCTTCATTTGGGTAAAATGAAGATGCGTGTTCTTTTTTCAATGACCCAAACATTTCCGGGTGCCTTGATTGAAGATCATTTATTGCTTTCTGATCTTCTTCAGAAGCTAAAACCACTGCTTGCTTAGGAAGCTTCTTCAGCGGCTCATATTCTTCAGACTCATATTCTTCATACTCATACTGAGGAAATTCTTCATCCCATGATTTTTCGGTTTCAGATCGAATCTGGTCTATAAGACCTTTTTTAGCGCTCAAAATCTTTTCATGCATCATATTTCTTTCTAGTTCGGCATGAGGATCATACCATGGTTCAACATATTTTTCGGAAGAACCTACAATGTCTTCACGAGGATCAAAATCATATCCTTTAATTGATTTTTTTTGTGTTGTTGTTTTATTATTAACTTTCATTTGCTGGTAGAGCCAAATCCGCCAGCGCCACGTTCCGCGCCTCTTTGCTTATAGAGATCTTCTATCTCCGAATTGGAGACACGCGTGACAATCATGTCTTGACGACGAACTGGAATGATTTGACCAATCGCTTCACCAAACTCTATTTTTAGAGATTTAAACTGACGGCAGTATAATCCCTCTAAACCCTGTTGAAAATCTATATCTGGAAGATACTGACAGGCAAACACCAATTCGCCCTCAAAATCCTCATCAATGGTTCCATATAAAGCATGGAGATTCTTTTTACCGAAAGTTGAAGAACGCGGCTTCAATTCGTACCACCAACCATCTGGACAAAAAGCGCGAAACCCTAAAGGAATCTTAGCACAATCGCCAAAATTCATTTCAAGAGGCGCGCGGTCTTTCATTGCGGCTTTTACATCCCAACCAGCAGATCGAGCTGTAGCCCGATGTGGTACGAATAAATCTTTTGTATCGTTCAAATCTTCACGAATTGCGAACTTAAACTCTGGAATTTCCAAATCAGACATGGTTACCTCGTAATATGGACATATTAATCTTTGAACTTTGCCTGTCAAGGGCAATAAAATACTATTATTTATATGACTACCGTCCCTTCCGCCATAATTTTCGTAAATAGTGATATTAATCCTCCTATTAAGAATAAATTAATTCAACAGCTACTTATTGACGACTCAATGAGTGGTCAGGAATTCGATAGCAAAATGCTTGTTGATCCAAATTACCCGCAGAATGTGGAATTAAACCAATTGCGCATCCTCGTAATTCGAGATAATTTGTCAGACTATACCAACCGTGAGTATGCGGACGTCGTAATTTTTGTCAAGGCGGGGGTTGCCAGCATATTAGCAAACAAATACGGACCGCCGGGTGTTACACTAGATATTGAAAGGTTAAATATCTATAGCTTATTAGCCAACAAAAATCTACCAGCTGGGGGTCCATCCAGTACATTGCCAAGACCAATTCAAGATATGTTATTTGATCCAAATGACCCTAGTCATGTACATGACGCCAATCCAGATAATATATTTAACAACCAAGATTTTCTTAATAGGAAGTAATTATGGGAATAACTGTGCATAACTGTGCATAATTTACAGGTCTAGATAAAGGATATGTATGATGAAGGAAATCGACAAATTACTAGCAAAAGCAAAATCATTCGAAAGAATTGCCACCTATGGTGATAGAAAAGCTTTTCTAAAAGCATTAGCTCAAACAGAACCAGGATTACCTCCAGGACCATATGAACCAATTAGTTCTCATGAACCGGTAGTTGATACAAAAAATCAAAGTACTCTTCCAGAAGAACCTTCATATCCACAATCGAGAGTACCAGAATCTCAACTTAAAGATATCAATAAGATGCCTCAAACAACAACTCCTGCAATTGTAGATAAGTTTAAAGATACGATTTATCCTAAATATGATTTTATGACATCATCTGAGCCAAAGGTAAATGAGGCAAATGCATTATTACAAAAAGCCGAACCATTATTGGTAGCCGGAAAACCATGGCTTAAAGTGCAGGAATATACAGATATTCGTTCAAAATTATTAGATATGCTAACTAAACTAAAAGGAACAAAAGGCGCGTTATTAACCGAACCTAAAACGCAAGAAGCCGGACCAAGAATAGCTGAAAGAATAAAGGACATTAATAATACTATTCCAAAATTAGAATCAATGGTTGATAAATTATTTAGTATATATAATAAACTTAACACAAGTGGTATAAAAGAAAAATTCTAAACTTGACATATGTGCCTTATGCAGCGAGGCATTATGAAAGTCCTCCTATCAGGTTAGAAAGTTGGTAGTATTGCCGCACAAATTAGCTTAATGCCGGATTGAAAAGTCCGGCATTTTTTTTATTTTCCACCTTTTGCAAGCTTTTCTCGACAAACGTGAGGGGGATATTATAGGGGGAGTGGGTTATATACAGTGCATGGAAGCCATAACTAATTTGGGGAGTTATTCGAATATAAGTCTACTTGCTTATGTGGAGAACCACTTACACCTCTTTATTATGACATGTCTGACCCAGCATATATTAATGGTTATGAGACCAGTTTCTCTCCAAGTAAATCATTTAACAATGATGGTGAAAGGATAATTTTTCCGCTTAAAGTTAGATTGTATAATGGAACTATTAATTTTAATGTGGTTGTTAGTATGACTAACGACTCTTGTGACATGGAGGGAAAAGATGATGAGATTGATTATCTGAAAGTATTTTTACAAGAGATATTCAAGAGAACATGAATGTGAATACAGTTTAAAATTGGAATTAGATAAGATGTATTTTCAATTTTATTGGTCATCGACCCGTTAAGGAAAGTTATTATATACAAGATATCAATGGTGGATATTTTAAAGTAATTAATGAGTTTTTGCCATCTAAAACTTTTATAAGTGACACTCTTAAAGCGTCAAAATTACAATACAGATATGCTAACTATGAACCACTTTTGGTATTACCAATTAACAAATTATATAAATATAGGGCTGATCCTGAAAAATAAGAAAAAAGATCCAAACTTTAGTATTATTTTCCTGATTGCAATGTTTTGCCGAAGTGTTATGTTGTAGGGAATGAGGCTACATGAATTTATCTGATTTTCTTAACCGACGTTCCCATTGTCCTTTTTGCGGGTCTTCACTTAGGTGTGTTTTTCATTCCAAAAGAAAACAAAGATGGAAGTTAGAAAATAATAGCAGACTAATTATTTTTGATCTTCTCAAAAAGAATAAACAAAAAGAATACGCTGTAGGTTTTTCAATAGAACATGAAACTAATAATTTTTGTATAGAGTTTTATAATAAAAATGTTCATTTGCATGATTATGTTAGCATATCGATTATTAATCGATTTAAAGAATTTTATGATAACCTGGGCGCGTTCTCTTTTTATATGTTCTGCGATAATTATGATTGCCAAAGATATTCCTGCAATTCAAATCAATTAAATATTGATTTTAATGCTTGCAAAATCGACATCCCTGGGATACATTCAGAATTTTTTGGACTTTTTCTTCAAATGGAAAACGGTACCTATAAAATATATAGGTTAATAAATAATCCTTCTAAAGAAAAAAGCCACATATTCTATTTCAAATCTAACCATCAGTTAGATGCTGTTCATGACGCTATCGCTCATAATGCAAACTTCTTAGAAGTTCCGCTTATAGATTTCGTTTCTGAGTCAGAGACGACGAATAGAATTAAACGATTAATCATTTTTTCTTAAAGAAAAGCACAAAGTTTGGTAATGGCTTGTAACCATCTAACAATATCCACTACTACATCAGTGGGTATTCCGATACCATAACTCCTGCCTTTGGTATTAAAATAAGAAAGCCAGGCTCTATTTTTGAACCTACTATCTTTCATGATGTCGATATCAAAATCCATATTACATGGACTCCCATTTGGGGTTTTGATCCTATGTTCCATTAATCTAATGTCTAGTGCTAATGAAGATTCCGCATCTCCGGGGATTCCATAATATTTATTGATGGTTAATGTAAATTTACCAATTTTAAACTTCGTACTTTTAAATAAAAGCTCTTGAATGTCGTCCTTCTTACAATTGGTAAGATCAATAATAGATTCGCTGGGCGGTTTAAAATGTAGGAATTTTTCTAGTTTTTTGTACTTATCCGGAAGATAGTAATGATCATTTGCCCAAACTTCTTCTTCACTCTCGGTGGTATAATCTTCTTCCTGAGAGTCTTGAATTAGTTTCAAAAAATCTTCAACAGATATTCTGTTCATATTATATATGAATATAACCAAATATTAATAACTTTGTATTTACCGTATGAATACTAATAAACTATTGAGATTTGCTGGCATATTTTTATCCTTGGCAAAAGCTGAAGAGCTGCCCAAGGATTCTAAAGATGTTAAGACAGTATTAGATAATCTCAAAAAACTAGAAACGTATCATGCGCGTAAAAAATACGCGGAACGCAATTTTAAGCATTTATCCTCTGGATCTTCAAGAATTGTATACTTGACACCCGACAAAACAGTAGTTAAATTGGCTAAAAATGATAAGGGCATTGCTCAAAATAAAGCAGAAGCAAACCCTAAATTAAAGTCAAAATATGTTAATAAGATCATAAAACATGCCGACAACTTTACCTGGATTGAAACTCATTTCCTAAAGAAAATAACTGCTAAACAATTTGAAAAAGCCACGGGTATAGATTTTGATGATTTCGGAGAATGTATTAGATACGGTTTAAAAAATGTTAGCGGTAATACAGATAAAGATAAGCCGGAATCATTTGATGAGGTAAGTAAAAATGATTTTTATAAAGAAATCAAAGAGTTAGGTGATGAATTTAAGTTAATGCCAGGAGATTTGGCAAAAGAATCATCTTGGGGGCTTAAAGATGGAGTTCCTGTTTTAATAGACACTGGATTAACTAAGAAAGTATTTGAAGATTTTTACGAATCATGATAACTTTTACTAGTTTGAAGCATGCTTTAAATTTTATCATACATTGTCCAGTGTGTAACGAGCGTTTATTTTTAGATTCTAAAAATCAACATGAAGATATAAGTAGAATAAAATTTCCACTATCTAACAAAACAAATGATGCGTATGTGGTTCATATAGATACTGGAAATGTTCTTCTTATAAAAGAAGATAACCAAAAAACACAAAAGAAATTTTTGAATTTTAATGGAATTTTTTGGTCTACATTGCTTGTAGACTGTCAAGAGTGTTCTAAATTTTCTACAGTTTATAGTGTTCAATTTGATACTACAAAACCAGAGATAACCAGAGTAGATCTTAATTTTATGTCAGTTACGTTCGAAGAAAATAACCTAATATCAGAAGTAAGAACTTACTATGAGCTAGAGGAAACTTGGTTCATTACGTATGATAGCGCTGGTAAAACTAGGACAACTAAGTTTCCCATGATAGATATAAATCTAAATAATCCTGATGAGACGTTAGCCAGGATAAGAAAATTGGTAATATTTTCATGATCCAGTTTAATAATATCCAAGAGTTTGTTGACTATAAAAAGAAATGTGTATTTTGTAAAAATGATTTATACCCAACGCTTTGCCAGGGAGTTGCGGATAAATTAAAGATCTATAATCCATACAAAAATGGAAAAATCTCTTTTAAGATAAAAAATGGTCGCTCGGGATATCCTAATATAATGGGTACGATCGATGGTTCGACCGGAGAAATAAAACATAGATATGAAGGTGCTGATGAATTCATTCATGATTTTGTTATAGAGTCAATAGTTTTTAATACTTTACGGAGAAATTTTATACATATGGAATTATCCTGTGACAGAGATGATTGCTGTCATTATTATCTTACATCTAGCAATCTTACTATTTTTAATAGTAAGATCGGCTCTTTTAATTTGTCCTGGGAATCATTCAATGTTAATTCATCATGGGTTCAAAATGATTGGGCGGAAAATAAAACAAAAATTTATTCTACTGAAAATGTAGAGGCTGTTCCTATAGAACTGGATCTTATTCCTTTTGATTCGGTCCCAAAAGAAAAGTTGTTAAAAAAGATCCAAACAATTATCACATTTTCATAAAATAATTTATATCCTTGCCGGCGCCTTGACAAATTTTTAGCAATTGTTATGTTGTGCGAGGAGGAAAAGTGCATCATGTCTACAAATTTGCATCAACTGATTGAATCCTGTGTAGAGAAATTAGTTTCTCTCAAAAAGATGATTCCAGTTAAAACATATCAATTACGAGTAGAGGAAATAGATCACCTTGTCAGTAAACCTGATGCGTGGTCGGATCCTCAAAAGGCTTCTGCCTTAATGAAGGAGCGACAAAAATTAGCCACTCTTTTGCATAAATTGCAAACGTTTGATGATGAAGTATCTTTCTATAAAGAAGGGTTAGAAGTAGTTCCAGATGAGATTGCAGCCATCTCTCACCTGGTAGAAAAGGCTCATAAAGATCTATCCGACTTTGAATTCAGACAGATGATGTCTGGACCGAACGATGATAATCCAGCTATTTTATCAATTAATGCTGGGGCTGGTGGATTAGAAGCTGCTAATTGGGTAACTATATTGCTGCGTATGTATTGTCGTTGGGCAGGCTCAAATGACTTTAAGATAGAGATATTAGACACCAAGCCTTCAGAAGAACATAGTGCTATTTGTACGGATTCCGTATCAATTAGAATTGAGGGACCATATGCTTATGGTTTCTTAAAAGGCGAAGCAGGAGTTCATCGTCTAATTAGAAATTCTCCATTTAATGCCGGTGATGCCAGACATACCTCATTCGCCGCTGTGGCAGTAACCCCAGATATTGAAGATACCATCGATATTCAAATTAATGAAAAAGATTTAGAAATCTCAACCATGCGTGCTTCTGGCGCCGGCGGGCAAAATGTTAATAAGGTTGAGTCCGCAGTTAGGTTGAAACATATTCCCACAGGAATTGTAATTAATTCTAGATCCGAAAGAGACCAGCATGTTAATAGAAAAATGGCTATTAAAATGCTAAAATCTAAACTCTATGAATTAGAGATGAAAAAAAGACAGACAGAAAAAGACAAATATATAGATAGTATGTCTGATATTTCTTTTGGAAATCATATTAGAACATATACATTGATGCCGTATAAGCTGGTTAAAGATCATAGGACGGATTGGGAATCACGAGATTCTGATTCGGTATTAGACGGAAACATACAATCTTTTCTTCTTTCATATTTGAAAACTGGAACCGATAAACTTGCATAACACTTATGAAAAAGTTTACGATCAAAGACTTTATTCTATATGATAGTCCTTGTTTTAGTTGTGGAAGACCGGCTCTATTCAGATTATGTTCAAAAATAAATTCAAGTAGTGACCATCTCATCGGCGATGAGACTTATCTTACACCTAATATTAGTGGCACTAACTTAGAGGTGGATGTCGCGATTCGTTATGTGGGGTCAGTAAAATTAAAAATTGACTGCAAAACCAATAAATTCAATATTACAAATACTGCAGGCTTGACAAAGTACCTCGCCGATCATAAATTGTTCTTAGACTATTACTGCAACAAATGCCACACGCGCGTGCGAAGCATTCCATTAAAGTTCAATTTGGAATATGGATTTATATTTCCAACTGAGATATTGTTGGAGTTCGTCATTATAAATGACGAATATAATGTATATTCTTTGCACTCTTTTGCCACTTTAAATAAAAGTGAGCTTGTTGTTAGGAGAATAGATTCATCAAGAATTATTGCCCCTTCAACGGTACGCCTTCCATATATTCCGATGAGAAAATATAGAAGCAAAAAGAAACTACTAGAGAAACTTAAAATGTACGTTTTATTCTCTTAAATAAATGCTTTCAGATAATTTAATCTTTTACAGTGGTAGATAATCTCTTCTAGATCTTTTAACGCGTAGTTATTTTTCTGTACCCAGTGTTGTTCTTTGAACCTACCGTCTTGGCGCAGATTAATTTCACGGGCGCTTTTGTTTCCGGTTTCAAAGATTTTGATTTTGAAATCTCCAAACTCTTTTAACTTATGGCTTGTGAAACGAGATATTGCGGGAGGCAATAAGAGACTTATCCTATACATGCCCACCTGTATTTCATTATCAATACATATGAATTGATCCCCGATTAGATGGTTGGAAACATCCTTAAATAAGGGTTCAATATTTAAATCTCTCAGAGATCTTTTAATATTGCATTTCGTCAATTTTTGATCACTAAAATCTAGTATAATTTTGTGTTGGTGTTTAACTTTACTAACGCTCATTTTATTCTTATTATATATCAGTTTATGAGTAAAAAATATGGAAATTGAGACGAAAAATTGCCCTATTTGTTCGCGTCAAATGGATACAGATTACAAGATCAAGTATCTTGATTATTCGTGTTTAAGCGATGATCATGCGTATCTCATGCGCTTTGTAGAAAACGCTTTCTCTAAAAACATAGAGAGAACCAAAATCAGAATTAGATTAGGGAAAATGCAAGACAAGCATTATCTTCTTAAGATTAATTTTGATGAAGGATATTCTGAAATTTGGTCCAGTGTTGGCACGACATCTGGCAAAGATCTTAATAAAAGAATCAAGATTGAAAAGACTTGGAATCCAGATGTCTCCAACTTAGAGAAATTGACAAACAAAATTAAAATGTATTTAACATTCTCATGAAGATGATAAACAAGTGTCCATTTTGTAATAAGTCAATGCCATATAGCGAAATACCCATTTATGGAACTATTGGCAATAATAGCTCTCTTACAAGTGTTTCTGTAACTGCGGAGAGTAGATCATGTACGTCTGTGTATCATTGCGTAATTATTGTATCCAACATCATTAATTTAGATTCCATCGGCACAATTAAATTATTAGTGGACCCTCTGAAAAAAATGTGGGCAATTTGGAATTTTTACGAAAACTCATTTCGTATTGAATTTGTAGACAAAAAAAGTATAGTCCAACTTCCATTTTTCGAGCCCGATTTTTCTCTAGGTTATCAAAAACTTGCGAATAAGATAAAGACTTATATTACCTTTTCGTGAGTCATTTCGGCAGGTTATATACCTGTGTATGGATGACTTCAAAAATTGCCCAGTTTGTGGGTGCAAAATGAGAAATAAACACGATGTAAGTGTGAAATTTCCTAACAAAATATCCTCTCTCACAACAAGACTTTGCACCGGCACCAATCATACTTTACAAATTTTTTCTGATCCCAAAGATAATTCTGTGAAGATATTTAAAGTATCTTTGAATCCAAAATATACTAAATTTGTGGAGATCAATTATGTTACTGGCACCACAGATATTCGATGTTTTAAGGAAGGGATCGAGAGGACATTAACACTTAATAAAATATTAGAGCCAGATTTACCGACTCTAGAAAAGTTGAAGAAAAAAGTTGACCTCTATGTCGTCTTTTCCTGAAGAAGAACATCACATTTGCAAATTTTGCAACCTTCAATTAAGAAAATCTACACATTTCTGGTTTGTACTGGATTGGTGGATATGTGATTCATGTCAAGTTAGGTATAATTACGTCAATGGGTTTAGGTATTCTTGGATAATGTATACCAGAATAAGTGATAATAGAATTGGCGAAGCTTTCGTTTCTCCACAATCTATTACATTTTATGTAATTCAAGATGATCAATTTAATATTGATAATTACAAAGGTCCCTCCAAAGTAATTAGGAAGTTCTCTTTGGAAGAGATGCCTAATCTAACTCCAAAAAATTTCAATGCGAAGATTAAGACGATACTTGTTTTTTCTTAATCATTGTACACGCAATAACTCAATTTAGACATGGGTAGGCTCCATTTGTCAGCAACTTGTTGTATTGCGGACTTATCAATGCATTGATATTCGATTTTAGAATAATTAGGGCTCATAAGGTATCTGGGTGTATGTTCTGCTCCCAATAAATGTCCCAATTCATGCATGGTAATATTGATGATATCGCTATCATCCAATCTATCTCTTACTATCCATAACCAATTTCCGCCCACTTTATTAGCCAAACCTAGGGCAATATAGTTTGCGTGGTCTCTAGAACTTATAATTGGATTGGAACTATAGGTTTTAAGAATTAGATAAACCTTGCCACCTTCAGCAAGATTGATAGTTCGCCGATCAAGCTTAAATTCAGTGGAAGATATTTTTAATACCAAATACCCACAAAGAGATTCGTTCCAATTTTTAACAGCAACCTTAATGGCTTCTTTGTCTTTTATTGTGAAATTATCATCTATGTAAACTGGTATCACGTAAAGCGGCGTAGGATGAGTCTCGTGAATCACATATGCTGGACCGATAAAATCTTTGTCGATATGGCAGCCCATTAATGTTATAAACATAACCCAGAAAAAAATTCTAAGTATTATTTTCATAATTTACTGAAATTAGGGGTTACACAATAATTAAGTATATTAACATCTAATCCCATATAGCTGGCTACTTGGGCGACTGATATTTTATCAATGCAATCGGCTTGATCTTTACCATAAATTGGAACCATTAAACTGTTTTTTATATTTATGTGATAGCAGTCAAAGCAGCCAAAAATGTGACCAAATTCATGCATAATGATTGTTTTAATGTTGCGGTCTCCTAATCTATCGCCTACAACTACCATTAGATGATCGCTAAAACGACGAACGAAGGTTAATTCATTGATGGCTGCTTTAATTGACTTAATTTGTTCTGCTTTAAAACTACCATTAACCCAAACCGGAATGGTTTGCAAATTGTTTATGTGCAATGGTGGACTTACGTGCGTGTATAACCATGGTGCCACTGGTTTATGTGTTGCACAGCCTATGGTAAAACTGAACGTCATCAGCGCCATGGCTATTATTGATGCAAAAAGTAGAGAATGCTTCATGTCTAAGCTCCCGCTAGACCCCAAATGAAGCCACAGAAGACCCCGTGGCAGTGCATCGAGGTCTTAAAGATTATACATTAATAATCCCAGACGTGCTATATCTACGTCCGAAGCAGATGTCAATGAACCTCAATCTACCAAAAGATTTTCCTAAAGTAACTCTATGCTGGTTCTGCCAAAAAGATATTCAGAACCATTCTGGAGCCTGGCAAATAAAAGAATCACCAGGATCATTAGGTCGAGAAAGTATAAGAATTAGATGTTTTCGACATGTTCCGGAAAATGAAATCATTTATTCTTGGATTAAAGAAGATGGCGTTTGGATTATGTCATCTATAATTCTTAATTACAAAAACTTTATCATCTATTCAATCATTCAAGCTCCACGAGCTAGTAACATTCTGGTGGATGGCGCCTCAATTATGTATGAACGTAGAAAAAATGCCGATCTACTAACCGTTATGGAATTACCTCCATATTGGATTCTACAATCAAATCTCCAAAAAATTAATCAAAAGATCCTTACCTACTCCATATTGAAATGACAGAAAATTATACCGACAATTTACCTAATGCCGTTTGTTTTATGTGTAATTCCGCAATGGAAAATCTTGAGGTTAATAAAACAACAACAATAAATAATTCCAATAAAATAACTTTCATATATAAATCTCTGTCTATCTGCCATCACCAATTTAACGGATCTGATTTTCAATTGGTTTATAGTTGGAATAGAGAAGATATTAAAGAATGGGTAGTAGATGCAGTGGTAGCTACATATAAGGACCTATGTATTCATATGTGGTGTTTTAACGGATCTACTGTTCTTAAATCATTTAAAGTAGAATGGAATAATTTTTCCAGCAACGTCAATACTAAAATGATTTCCGAACTCGAAGATTGGTTCTTATTCAACCATAATATGGATATTATAGTTAAAAAACTTAAGATGTATAGCGTATTCTCATGATGGAATTTTGCCGTTATTATTGTTACTACTATTATTACTGTAATAAGGAATTTCAAGAAGAAGATTATCGCTATGATGAAGCATTCCGACACGTATATTGCTCGTATTGCAAAACTATTTATATTATCTTGCGAAACGTTTATATTCAAGTAATCCGCTCCATTAATATAGAAATTGACGATACTAATACCGAAATTCATTTATTATAGCGGTAATGCTTGCACAATGAAAAAATATAAAGAATATGGAATATATAGAACATATACATTATTTGAGATTCCAATGGAACAGGTTCTGTATTTAACCATCCCGGAACTAAAACACAAAATTAAGAAATTATTGCCATTCATATGAAACTAACCCATTGTTTTTCTTGTAATCAAGAGACCAATAATGAGGCTTATTCTCTTAAAACTTCTCTTAGAAGAATTAGATGTTAGTTATTCATCCTATATGAAAGATCCCGTTGATATAAATGAAGATCCCAATTATTGGGTGATAAGCTAGCTTTGATAATAAATGTTTCTCCTGAAAGGGATGGTATGACTCATCTTTATCCAATAAATAAAATAGCTCTTAATAATATATTCCTATTGGATCCATCATTCATCTCCCGCTTTAAACCCTTAAAAATAAGGTCTTAAGACTTATTCCGTTTTCATGAAACCAACCTGTTTTTATTGCAATAAAGAAATACCAAGCCTCCATCAAGAAGGCGCTTTTCTTATTGATTTTGTAAATAACAAAAGTCCATATGTTCAAAATCCACCAATCCAGGGTTGGTTCGCCTACTGCCATAATTGCCAGGTTGGTTATTCCGTCAAAACAGATAAAATTAATTGGGTTCTAAATTATTTTGAAATCTATATAAAAGATAATCTTTACGTTTTAGCAAACTTAAAAGAAAATAAGACTTATATTGGAACCTTTTCAGGAATTAATCATAATGTAATTAACATTCCATTCTCTTTTGTTCTCAAAGATCTAAAATTAATTAGAAATCAAGTTAAAAGACTTATGCCATTTTTATAAATGAAATTTTCTTTTGCTGGAGCTGCACAAAACAAATATCTCAACCTAAGAACAAGAGGGTTACTTTGCATTCTGTCTGTTCAATGTCAAGCTTATCATCTCTCCTCAGAGAATTTTGTTCACATAATAAATGTTGATGTTCCATTTTCTGATCTTTGCTTAAGTACTTACCATATCCACAATGATGCCCCGCTTGAATAAAAATTCAAAGCCCAAGGAAAATATTCTCTCATGCCCCCTCTCTTTAGATTATGTCCCGCCCCGCCCCGCCCCGCCCAATAATTTGGATGTCATATTCAAAAGAATTAACAAACTTATTCCATTTGCATGAATTCCATTTGCATGAACCCAACGCCCCATTGTTGGTTTTGTAATAATATTCTCCTCTCCCCCGAAGAGGTCGATAATAAATTTAAAGGGTATGATCAACTTCCATTCAAATTAAATACTTTTATTATTATTAATTGCACCAAATGCAAAATCTCATACTTTTGGACGCGCTCCACACTCGGATTCGAGGTGGAAAGATTTATGCTCCATATTTCCGATAACCTTTTTATCGAATTCCTGTTCAAAAATTTTGAAGCCAAATTATTCGAGCTAAAAACTAACCCATTCAAATGCTCAATCATTATGATTTTGAACCCAATTTGGCTGTTATCTTCTCCTATTCAATATATTCATAAACGATTTAATAAATTATTGCCATTCCTATGATTGCCAATTCTTTTCATATTCAATGCCATTATTGCAAAACTCCATATGTTTATACCGAATTAAAAGCTTATTCATTCTCAATTCGAGAATTTCAAAAAACTTCGCGCTGCCCACAATGTCATACCCTCTTCGTTCTTAAATATCATGATAAACCAGATATCAAATTCTGGGAAATTGATGTTAAAACCAATATAAGAGCCAGAATATATCCGGAGGGAGGTTATGCCATCGTGGATCGAGATAATATCCTAGCCAGCGGCGAACAAAATCTTCTCCATATGTCCATCGAACAAATTAAAAAGAAAGTAAACCAATTGATCTTTTTCTTATGATTCCCGCTTGTTGGCTCTGCAATAAAGAAATTAATTTGGTCCGCAATCAACATGGAGATGCCACCAATCATTCTCCATGCCAATATGCAATGACTGCTCCTCTGCCTATAATGCCTATTTCTATGATCGCAATCATCCCGAACAAATATCCGATTTTTATTTCAAAAATTTATACCTCGGATTTCTCCCGCATTCCAATCAGCTAATTATCTCCACACATAATCAAATCGGAAAAAATAATCTTGCCCCCATCTCAATAAAGATCAAATTTCCAATAAATTAAAGAAATTAATCCCTTTCCTATGATCTAAATGCTCCGCCCAAGCAAATCACCTGCTGGTTTTGTAATAAAATAATTCCACAATCTGCAAGACTGATTACATGGGAAATCATTTATTATTATTGCCAAATATACTTGCGACACCACAAATCATCAATCCACCCTCCGATCTTTTCAAAAGATCGTCGTTTATTATGGAACCAAAACCCCCGGGACCAATTTATCAATTTGCTTAAACCCCCTCCGCTCTCCTATGGTCCCCGCCCAATAATAAAGTTAAACTAACACAACGCCCGAACTTGGTCCCCGGATAAAATCCACAAAAATCAAAACTTATCTCGCGCCCTCATGAATATTCAATGCCGGCTTTGCAATAAAATCAAATGCTCCATTGCCAAAAATGTGGAAACCCCCACCTCATCTCCCCAATAAATGACAACCAAATCAAATGTTATCGAAATTCGTCTTAATTTTCAAAAACAATCCCTCGATATCTCCCGCCTCAATCTCCTTCAATCTCCTTCAATCTCCTGTCCACTCCTCCCATTCATATGATCTTCCTCGATTCCCAAATCTATTCCTCGCTGGTTCTGCCTAAATGATATTCCAAATGCCCCGCAATGAAGATCTCGAAGCCGTCTATATTGTCAGGTCCAATATCCCATGAAAACACAAATCAATTGAAAACACAAATCAATGGTTAGCCATCTCCATCGGAGAACAAGATGGCTCCTGCCTCTCCATCGCTTTTCTACAACCTCCATAATATAGCCCTCGATCATATCCCCTTAATAAAATTCATATTAATAAAATTTATAACTTACCTAAAGAAAGTTCCTTGCTGGCTTCCCGTATTGCAAAAATCTTTATTGCCAAAATCCTTGCATGACGCCACCCGCCCCATGATTATCAATTGCTACAATTGTAACCCCTCTCCCCCACAAAATTGATGACCCAAATGATTCGTGGAATATATTATCACCATATCCAACATCTCTCTGGCTGAAGATCTCGGTTATACAAAATCTCCTTCTTCGGTAAAGATAATGATCACGCTAATAAATTTCTTAATATGACACCCCCAGAACTTAAACATAAAATGAAAACTTATCTCATATTCTCATGAAACCTGAACAATTATAATCTGGCTCCCTAACTACAAAATATCACCGATAATGTCTATGGCATCTGGATCAATTGTAAATATTGTAAAATAAAATATGTTATGCATTTCCAAAATACCGTACAAATTAATATTCCGTTTAACTTCTCTTCAACCTAAGAACCAGATAAGCTTCACTAAACCAGATAAGCCTCACTAACTTATGCCTTTCAATCATCTCAAAAATGTGGACGCCTCAATATCATATTCTCTAAACTAATTCGGAAAATAAAACGATTAATATTTTTAATATTTTTACCTAAAAAGCAAATTATTTCTAATTACACAAGATGTTTGGTTAAAAAACATAATTATAAAGGTGTCATTTGGTGGGGAGAAGTGGTAATAAGTCCCATTTGAATCATTATAGGGACTCTAATTGGGTTCTATTGACTAACTTTCTAGAGGTATAAGGGGCGATTTGAAATGGTGTGCAGAGGTAGGTGGGTGGTGGTTTTATGGTTTTTTAGTAACTTTTAATCAATATAAGCCACAGATGCTCCTGTTTGCCAGGCACACATCTACCACCTCCACCCACATCGCCTACCTTTTCGCCCATTGGGCGCTTATTGGTTACCTCTACCACCTTCTCTTATAGCTCCTACGATGTCGTATAAATACTTTTTATTATTACATCACACTACATGAAGTATAAAGTAATTTTTTATCTTACATGTAGTATAAGATTTTTATTTTCCGATTGGAATGTTTGGCATCTGTGGTTTCGGTCTTTTTAGCCTACAATGTAGGTGGCATGGTAGTTGCTAATAGCGGTCGAGCGAGTGTCGTGGAGCCTATCCTACATCACCCTACCGCTGGCATAAGGTGTGCTAATAGCGCCGGTTCCGTCCCGACTGGAATCCGGTCTCCCATCGATCGGCAATGGAAGGCTGAGACAGGGAACGAAAAAGGGAACGAACCGAAGTGGGAGGGGGAAACCAGGTACCATCGATCGGCAAGGTGATTCCAAGGTGCAGCGAGACAAAGTTCTCGCCCCTACTACTGGCGGACGGCGCGAAAGGCAAGGGAATTCATCGCGGGGCGCAAGCTCCGCCCGAACCCAAACCCTAAGAGGTTTTCAATGGACTTTTCCTCTCTCCTCTCCGATGCGACTGGCACCGTTTCCAGCTTGGTCGAAGACCCGAAGCTGGACGATACGTCGCGAACGGTCAAGGCGGTCAAGGCTCCCAAGGTGGAGCGCGTTGCCGGCGCGGCGAGCGCCAAGGTCATTCCGCATGAGACGGTGGGCGTGGTGCTCGATTTGAACGAGACGAACGACGCGGTGGAGTTTCTCAGGCTCGCGTCGATGGTTGGCGTTCGTCAAGCCATCGATCCAGTGACCGGGGCGCCCGCTGTCAACCTGAAGCGGAAGCCCGTCACGTTCAAGAATCCGCACGAAGTGCGTCACGACACCATTCTTCTGCTCCAGTGCTGCGGCTTCAAGGTCGACGACCTGGGGACCGCGCTCGCGGCGGCGACTCGCCGCGCCCGTCTCACCCTCGATCCAAACCCGGGCGAGGGGAAGGCGCCGCGTCTCTCGCCCACGGTTGCCGGTTACGTTGCCGGTATGCCCGCGCCCGCTCGGCGCCTGGTCGCCGACATGAAGGCGAAGCAGCGCGTCCTGCTCGACGCCGCCAGCAAGGCGGACAAGGAGGGTAACGTGACGCTCGCGAACAAGCTGCTGGCGCAGGCGCGCCAGCTCGACGACGCAAGCAACGCCTACTGATACTGACGGACGAAAGCCCGCCGCTGAAAAGCGAGCGGGCTTTCGTCGTTTATCCTACATGTAAGCATCTGTCCACACGGTGAGTGAAGGTGGTTTAGGGCGCCCGACGCTTATCTGGCACGTTTCCCCCGATATATTCCTGATTACATTGTGGTTGGTACGCGCGTTGCTAATAAAGGGCGTGTGGTGTGGTCGTCGCCGCGTATAATAAGGAACGTGCGGCGGCGGTCCACCATCGATCGACAATGAAAGGCGAGGGCAGGGAACGAAAACAAAAAAAGCGACGGCTGCCATCGATCGACAATGAAAGGCGAGAATGTGAGCGATGCTGATAGCGCACTGACGGAAAACGTCCGGGTCGCAAAGGCGCTACAGGGCAGCTAAGGCGTGAAAGCTGCCATCCTTCTATTGAAGTCAAGCCTCAAGTCGGAGGTAACATACATGGGCACCAAGTTCGTCGTTACCGCCCTCACGTTCGATACCGCCACGGGCAAGTTGACTCGGCGTGACATCAAGGGCTTCGCCTCGATTGGCGCCGCCACTCACTTCGCCATGACCAAGAACCATGCCAAGGGTGGCAGCGTGGTGGGTGACGCCAAGGTCGAGGTCGTCATCACCTCCTACAAGGTGGAGGAGCGGGCGGTCTTCTAAAGTCTTCCATCGATCGACAACCGATCGACAACACAGTAAGAGGTACTAATGTTCAAGATGTTCATCGACAGGAGCGAATGGGATGCTATCGCAGACGAGCTGGTCAAGGACGACAAGCTCGGTCCCCCGCCGCGCGATGCCTGCGCCAAGGGTAGCAGGTTTCCCGTCTACGAGAACAAGATCCAGCGCATCAAGGAGTTTCGCGACCGCACCGGCGCAGGCATCGAGGAGTCGAAGGAAGCCATCGAAGACGCGTCCCTGCGCAAGTGGAACAAGGACCAGTATCAAGCGCCTCTCAAGGACGTCTAGCGCATGAGATAGTGGGGTGTTGTAAGAGGTGTCATCAATGGTCGAAATCACGTTCCGTTCCATCTTCGACGCCGAAACCGAGTTTATGGCGGCGCCCAAGGGAGGCGCGCCCAAACTCATGCGTCACGAGGTTCTGCTGTTCAAGGGTGACGAGCCCTTCCATGGTTACGTGGTCACGTTCCAGTCTATCGAGAAGTGGTGCGAGGCGCACGGCTATCGTCTGGATAAGGTCTATTCATCCAGTCCCGCGCACCCCAACCAGGAGACCGTTCTCCTCTAGAAGTTACCAGCGATCGACACAGAAGTTCGGAGGTATGAACATGAACGTCTCCAAGGTTCTCAAGGAAATCTACGAAGCGTGCCAACAGGCGGGCTCCGAGTTGCGTCCGCTCATGAACGCGTTCGAGGAGCGGCGTCTCGAACTTGTCGCCAGCGTCTTCGACAAGTTCGAGCCGCAGTTGCCCCCGAACATCCGCGCCGCCTACAGCGCCGCCATCAGCAACGCCAGGAACGAAGTCGAGATCAAGATCATCAAGGGTGAGTGCGTCGCCGACGCCGTGCGCGTCTACAAGCTCGTCTCCACGGCGCAGGCGCATCCGTCGTCGGATCCCGTCCCCTTCCTGGGCAGCAAGCTCAACTAGCCATCCCATCGATCGACAAGTAACCTCACCTAGATATTGCGGGGCAATAATGCAAGATCCACCGTATTGACGTGCGGGTGATGCCCGCAAAGGACGCCCTAGCGGTCGCCTCTCTTTTGCTCCCGATTGGCACGTGGGCGCGGAGGGGAACATATATATTATGTGACTGAGAAAGGCGTGGGAGCCTCGGCGGTTTCGCTAGCAATGATCTAGGAGCCGCCGAGGCTATGTCTTGGGCAAGTGCAAGCGGGGCGGAAGGGAAGGGAAAGGTAAGAAAGACCCTAAAAGTAAGGAAAGGTACGACACCCTGCGTTTTTATGTGTGCAGGTAGGTGGCACGGCGTTTGCTAATAACGCTCCGCGGATCACCTTCCACCTTTGATTACTCGCCCCGACATATCTCACTTGGGATGACAAGTCATGCTTGGGATGACAAGTCATCCATTTTATTACATTCACACACAATGTAGGATATTGAGCGCAGGGGAAGTTGGCACCAAGTTTGCTAATAGAGATCCGCAAGTTTATAGATACCAAGGTAGGATAATGTAGGATGCCTTACAAGCGGCGATGCCTTACAAGCGGCGATGCCTTACAAGCGGCGATGCCTTACAAGCGGCGATGCCTTCCATCGATCGACAAGCGGTGGCGAGAATGCCCCGAGCGAAAACGCGAAACGACGGGGCGTGATTCATTGTGCGACATTGTGAGACGCGGTGTGGTTCCATCGATCGACAATGCGCACCGAAAGCAGGAAAGCGAAACGGGATGCGCCGTCGAATGGTTTGACGGCATTCCATCGATCGGCAAGGTGGAGCGAAGCTATGACGGAAGCCAAGAAAGAACGCAAGATGACCCCTAAGGGGTTCTTGCGCAAGTTGTCCACCGCGAAGTCGGCAATCGGCTTCATCGAAGCGCATCGCGCTTACCTCACGACCGGGGAGTTGGCTCCTCTGACGTCGCCCATTGTTCACATGGTGGACAGTGGTGCTCTGATGCCGACTCCTGCCTTGACTGAGATTCAGTCTGCGGTCTGGTCTCATATCATGCTTCAGGATCAATCTAAGGCTGAGCGATTCCTTCTCCCCAAGGAAGAGAAGGAGCCCAAAGCATACGTTGCTCAGATTCTCGACGAGCTGGGCAGAGTCCAGTTTCATGTCACCGATTCTGGTGACATGAAAGAGTTGATTGCCGACTTCGACATGCCCCAAGATGCGGAGCGGTGGGTCGACCGTCAGCTCGTTGACGGCGCGCCCAATTGGCACGGAAGCATCACTTGGCTTCTCTGTCCCGAGAAGCTGAATCCCGTGCGAATCGTCTCACGCGATGAGTCCATGAAGCGACTTCTGCGGGCTCCCCGCATGGCGGTCCACAAGACCGTCAAGGTTGGCACCAGTGGTGGCTTGGGGTTCGGAGTCAAGGTCAAGCAAGACGCCGCCAAGTTTTCGCGCGGCTGAACGCCCGCGAACGAAACTCATAACTCATATTCCATACCGAAAAGGTTTTGGTATGGAAAGGTGTGGTTCGACAGTTATAATGGTAATCATCGCGCCAAGCGTGATCCATCAATCGACAAGAGGTTCAAGATGGCGAAGAGCAAGAAGTCGGCGGGCGTCAAGGTGGAACCGTGCGTGTGTTCCAAGTGCGGACAGAAGTCCAATGCGGCTCCGCACTCGCAGCACGCCTATTGCCGAGGGTTTGCGATTCTCAAGCCCCTTCCGCCCATGTTCGCCAACCTGCGCAAGCCCGTCAAGGGAACCTGGGTTCCCGTCTCCTTGTCGTCTGGAATGACGAGGCACATCGTTACGAATGGGTAGAAGAGTTGCGAATCGACAAGCGGAGGAACGAGGGTCATGGGTAAGTCGTTCAAAAAGATCGGCGGTAATTCCAAGGTGAAAGAGATCAAGGGGCGCAGCTTCGATACCTACGAAGATCTCCGCAGATGCAAGTCTGGTGGTCCGCACAAGGAGCGCAAGGGCGATCGGCACGCCGCCGAGCGTGATGCCATCGAAGCATCCATGGATGCGGATGGTGATTGACCAAGAATCGAGTAAGTGATCGTCAAGGTTCCCATCGATCAACATCGCCCCTATCCACGTTTACAACCTTCAAACTCGGAGTCTGACAATGCAGGTTTTCAAGCCGCTGGGCGAGCAGTGTTTGTTCACGGGCGGGAACGAGGACACTCCGATGGTCGAAGTGGTGATGAGCAATCCTCATCCCCTTTCGACTCAGAAGAACGCAAAGGTTCTCCGCATCGAGCAGAATGGTCAATCTGTGCAGGTGAGCATGGATACGCTATCCGCCATTCTTGCATGGGCGGGTAAGCCCTGAACATGTTCGTTCCGTGATCTGATTGGGATTGGGGACCGGGCAATCGAGCCCGGTCCTCGGTTCCATCGATCGACAAGCATGAGGCAAGCAATCGAAGAGTTCTGGAATGACCCCTTGACCCCATGTTGTGGGGTCGGAAAGCGAAGGTTCCGCATGAGCATCCGTTTCCGCAAGAGCGTCACGTTCAATCGCCATGATTCCAAGCTGGTTCGCAGGGGTGACCGCATCGAGGTGAGCCTGGGGCTCAAGAAGCGATGCGAGCTGACCCTGCTCGCCGTTCTCCGATTCGGAGCCGAGGGTGTGAGCACGCAGGATCTCACCGATCACTTGAACGGTCGGTTCAAGAACGCCTACAGTGAATCCGACGTGTCGAGCGCCTGCACCAAGCTGGCTCGCGGGGGATTCGTCACCCGGCGTGGTCATGGTTCGACCGCGACGGTGCGCGCCACCAAGAACGCGCTCGAAAAGTGGCGAAAGACGGAGAAGATCTCCGTCTGATACAAGTTCGGAATATCTGAGTTTCGTCTATCGTCTAAGAGAGCCTTGCGGAAGGACGCCGACATCACAATCGGAAATATGGGTTCGATTCCCATTAGACGAACTAATGCGCATGAGAGTTCTCGTGATTGGTCACTCTGCCAGCAAGGTAAAGAGGTGGAGACGTGCGAGTCATCGTCCTCGATAATCCCAGCGATTCCCTCGTTCTCGCCCTCCTTCGACACGGGCACACGATCATGCGCCCGTCGATCGACAAGCGCATCGAGGAGATTCAGGAAAATCTGAGCGAGGAAGAGAAGGCAAAGCTGGATGAGCTTGCCGAAAAGATCAACTCTGATGAAGTGGAGTTGTTCGAGACCGAATCCAGTCGCCCTCGTGGGCGTCCATTCAATGGCGGTTCCATTCGCGCCTGTGTGGGTCAAGTCCTATCCAAAGGCGCCATGAGTCGCCTCGACGTCATCGAGCAAGTGACGGCAATGCGCGAATCCTTTGGTTACAAGACTTCGGTCGGCTTGGCGAAAAGCATCGACACCATCGCTGGTACGCTTGGTGTTAGGAAGCGCAACGGTATCTGGACCCTTCCCACGTAGGGTGGCGGCATCCGAATCGTTTTCGGACGCTTGGATTCACGCGCGGTTCATTCCCCATCAGCCATGATGGCTGGTGGGGGACCCAATCCCAAACATACCAACGGATAACGCAAAATCCACCCCTTTCCGGGGCGGATTTTTGCGCCGGACGCATTTACCCATTTCCCTCCCCTATGGGTTTTTATAGGGATATTGTATTTTTCTACCCGGATGTAGGTGCATGTGGGTTTTGCTAATCGTGCTTGGCACGGAACGTGCTAATAGCGAACAACATACCAGGTTTATGATTCCAGTGAGATTGTAATGTGGCGTGGCGCGGGACGTGCTAATAGAGGGTAATCCTTTTGCGCGCGCGCGATACCTTACATGCAACGGGCGCCGGGTTACCATCGATCGACAATATGAGACACAATCGCAGCAAGCGACGCGACACGGTGTAGCGGAAACGCAAGCGGTGCGCGTTGTGAACGCTGGTTGACGGTTCGCTCGATTCCCGATTCCGTTGACGATGAATGTCCATCGATCGACAATGCGGGCGAAGGGAGCAAAGCGAGCGTGAAGGCGCGCGGCGCGATGCAAGTCGATGGATTCCATCGATCTACAATGCGGCGCGGGAATGCGACGGTGAGCGAATGACGCGGCGCAACGTTGGCGGCAAGGCTCCATCGATCGACAAGAGACTTGAAACTTGGGAGGGCGACAACGCTCTCTGGCATCTTGGGAAGACAAAGCGGGCAGTTGACGCATTCCATCGATCGACAAGGCGGGGCATCATTGAAGGTGCCAAGCAGCTTGGATACGTTAGATACGACTCACCTTCTCCCGGTTTCCGGGGTTGGAATGGGAAGTATCTTGGAACCCGAAAGGTTCCAATGGTTCGTGGTAATAGAAGCCCCAAAGGGCATTCGGAAAGTAAGGTATAACAATGAGCAATGTGGTTCCCTTCCTGGTTCGGTATGCGGACGGTTCTCTCAACTTCGCGGAGACCTGTTCTCGGTTTGAGGCGGAGCTGGTCAAGTATGCCTCGGAGCGTGAGGTGGAGACTCAGACCATCGCGAATGCGGTGGATGCGGTCTTTGATGCATATCCGGCGCTGGTCAAGATGAATGTTCCGGCGCTCATCACGATGACGCTGGTCAAGATGAATGCACAGCCCGAGAACCACAAGGTTCTCTCGGATCGCATCCACAGCTACATTCGCGACAATGCGCAGGGCGAGATCGCGGAGGACGGGACGCAGGAGCGTCCCAGCTCGAAGTTCCTCATCGGCAAGGGCAAGGGCGGCGGTGTGGGTCTTCGTGCCCGCATCGAGGCGGAGAAGGCTGCCAAGAAGTAATCGAGCGAAGCGAGATTCGTTCAGTGATCGGTTAGGGGATTGGGGAGCCGGCTTCGGTCGGTTCCCCGGTTCCCATCGATCGACAAGCCTCTCTTGAAAAGCAAGCAAAACGAACCGAACGGTTCCTTATACAAAGCAAAGTATAAGTAGAGGCGGGTGTGATTCGCTGGCGAATCCAGGGCAGCAATGAATCGCCCATAAGGATTCGCGCCCATCCGTGGTTGAACGGAGACAGCATAGCTGATTCCCCATAGGGGATGTTTCGCCTATAGCTCAACTGGTAGAGCGAGCGCATTGGCGTAGGTAGGTGCAGGTTCGAGTCCTGCTAGGCGATCCGCGATTTCGGAGTGTGTCCCCGTGCTTGATTTCGTGACAAACCTTGAGTGTTGTGAACGGGGAGTTTCGTCTAGAGAATACCCTGGGTGGCTGCCCATGTCTGAGAGCATGGAGACGAGGTAGGTTCGATTCCTACTAGGCGATCTGGGAAACGCTTTAGTAACCTCTGGTGAATGCAAAGCGAATCCCTGCTACGAACGGACCCATCGATCGACAAGCGAGGGTGAGAGCATGATTGACAAGAGCGATCCTGCATACATTCAATGGTTGTTGATGCAACGGGACGATGCGGTGGAGCGTGCGATCCTTGCCATCTATGCGTGTCAAACCGCGGATGAGCAAGCCACGAAAACCACCAGACATTCCAATGGTCGAGGATTCTCGGGCGCGGATGCGAGCTTGGGTTCGTATTATGCCCGATGGATCTTGGAAGGAAAGCATCTGAGCGGACGGCATCTCGCTCGCGCTAGAACCATGTCACTCAAGTACGTGGGTCAGCTTGCGGATATCGCCAAGAATCGGATGGCATCGAGCCCATCGATCGATCAGCCGGGGGCATGAACATGCAAGCCAAAGCCACGCAACTCATCGCGGTGTTGTCTTACGTCAGCATCGAAGGCGAGAACATCATCGAAGTGGAGTGTAGGGATTACGACCATTACAAGTCGTTGCCCGAAGTGGTGGACGTGAGCGGAGAGCTATTCACCCGCACGGGTTGGAATAGCGACACGCAACTTGCGTGCTATAAGAGCAATCGCAAGGTGGCATATCCGGTTCCCATCGATCGACAAAGAGGTTGAATGACCGCAGACGAGCGCAGGGCAATCATCGAGAATATCAATGCCAATCGCAAGAAGGCATTGGAAGCCATGAAGGAAGCGGCGCAAACGAATCCTCACATGGATCCGAAGATGCGCGAGGCGATTCTCAAACTCAAGTGAGGGCACATGAGCGGATATCGCGTTCCGATTCAGAAGGTCCAACTGGTTCGTGATGGTTCTGTTATGATTCCAAGCGCGAACCTGCACGACTCCGAAGCATCAGCGGCATTGGTGCATGAGCTGATTGGTACGCCCGATCGCGAGCATTTGCTCGCCATTGGATTGGATGCCAGGAATCGAGCCCTGGGCGTTACCATTGTCGCCATTGGTTCGGAGTCTGCTGCGTGGTGTGCTTCGCCCAATTTTGCTAATGGGTGCGCGCGGGTTCATTCTCGCGCACAACCATCCCTCGGGCAACGACATTATCCTTACCCGGAGGGTTGCGCAAGCGGCAAGGCATGTGGATCTTCAGTTGCTCGATCACTTGATTATTGGCGTGAATGAGCATGGAATGCGCAGTCACTTCAGTCTCCGAGCCAATAACATGATTGAGTAAATTTGGTTTTGGGTTCCTTCATGTATGCGAACCCACCATGGTTCAGTGTCTAGGACGGCAAACGATGAGTTGCCGGCATCCGCACGTCTCTTCCATCGATCGACAATCGATCGACAAGATGCCACATGGGGCGCAACCAACGGAAAAGAAAAGCGCGGCTCGCAAGATCAAGAAGAACAAGCGCAAGTATATAGACACTTGCGTACGTGGTCCCCGCGGGGCTTGGATACCAGAGCAACTGCTAAAGAGGCGATAGCTTGATATTCGCCTCACTATCTTCTACGATGCTGGTGTTCTCCGGCTCAAGAACGCAATTGAGCGGGCGGCGGCTTGAAACTGCGCCGAATCAAATGACCAAAGGGAGGCGAATATGCCTGTCTCAGATCTTCGAGAAGAAAGCGTCGGATCTTTTCTCATGAACGAGATTCAGCTGGCGGCGATCCTATGTTCTAGCTTGGCGGGACGGCAAGGCTTTAGCTTGCGTGAAGCCGTGCGCAAGTTCATGCTAATGCCTTCTGGATTGCAAGAGATCTGGTTGGTCGATTCGCGCCGTTTCTTGCGCGAAGGTCCGGTGGATGTCAAGTCATTGGCAGCAATCATGCGGCTTTGGTCCCTGTGTGTAGACAAAGATATCTCGCGTCACGCAATCGTGAGCGGTTTCGAGAATCTCTCATGGGAATATTCCCATCCATGGATGGAGCGAGCCGAACGCTTGCTCAAGGAATCCAAAGAGGCGGAAGATTCCAAAGGATAAACTTCACAGATCAATTTCCTAAGTTCCTGGAAGGCTTGCTTGTGTCTGCGCCTGGCGGGCTGGGAACGGTTCGTTATACATTACGTTGGCTCTCGAATATGTGGAGCCAGCGCATGTGAACGATCGTCTGGATCGAGACGTGCGAGCGGATTACGAGATTGTTGTCTATGAGTGATTGTTCAATATCTGATAATCCATGATGATGGGTTGCCGGTGCGAGCCTTTCGTTCGAGTCTGAATGATCATTTCCTCAAGGCAACCAATCCCAGGGGGATGCGCGTCAGTGGGGTGGTGTGTTGTGGTATGGTAAGAGCCTGCACCATTCGCTGGGGCTGATGAAGCTCAAGTATTAGGAGAATAAAATGAGCGAACCTGTAACCTATAGCATCATTTGTTTCTTCTTCGAAGGTGAGAATCAGGTCATCAAGACAGGTCTGACCTTGGAAGAGGCGCAGGAGCATTGCAGGGATCCCGAAACCTCCCTCTACTTCGGCAGTTTCGGTAGCGTGCAATACTCTCGTCATGAGTCGATGTGAAGGGTATGCCTACGTTGATTTTACCAACCGTGGCAAAGTAAACATGCAAGCGATTCCGGTTGGAGCATGAACATGCGCGATTCCCGTCCAGTGATTGGTTCCATGTGTGTGGGAATGTCGATGAGCTGGAAAGGTATCTTGGTCACTTCAAGTACAGGGGTGAGGGGTGGTATCACGACCCCATTGGCAATGGAGCGGTTCTTCTCGTCACCGATGTTCATGGTCTCTTGTGGATTCGCTATTGGACGCAGGACCCGCGCAACGCCTTGCGTGAAGTGGCGTCCATGACCGAATACAAGTAAGGAAACACTCATGTACGTCTACGTCGCCAAGAGCATGATCTAATATGAGTTGGCATTCCCGGATCATCAATCAATAGGCGAAGAGATTGATCTGGGCGAGTCGGAACTTCGTATCATTGGCATTGATTACCATATGGTATATGTGCGCAATATCATCAAAGGATACCAAAGGATACCAAAGGATAATGATCATGAGCGAGTTCAAGCTGGTTCGTGTGCCTGGAAATCCTGGTCGGTTCTATGGCGTGAAGTTTGGTGGTGGAATGGTTGCTAGCATTCAGGCTAGCGAATTTCACTATTCGTCTCCTCGCGACACGCTTGCATCTTCGGATGATTACGAGTCATTCGAGGTGGCGCTTCTTATCAATGGCGAGTGGTTTCACCCGGAGACGGATGAGCGGTTCCAACATACGGATTGGGCTAAGAACTGGTCGGAATGCGATGATGTGGCTGGATGGGTTATTCGCCCGCATATTGAGCAGATGCTTGAGCATCTTCGCACGGTCTTTGGGGATGGACCTGAAGAATAAATATATGTTCACAATGTCGTCCGTGCGCCAGCATGTTCTGACATGGAAGTAATCCTACATCTGATTCCATTCTTGGTTGTCGGTGGAGGAATGTTCACCGGCATTGGAATGGCGATCTTCGGGACCAAAGGATAAAGTGATGCCTGCATTCCCCGAGAACACTCGTGTGAATGCGCCGAAGGATCCTGGCAAGATTCGATATGCTCGATTGGCTCCATCTGATTACGTGGAGCCGATTGCATAATGTCAGGCGTTCTCATCCGTGAGCGCAGCGCGCGATAAGCGGGGCTGCGCAAACAATCATTCAATGGTGGAGGTTCCAATGTCGCGTGGTTGGGTAATGGAAAAGGACCATGAGGATGAGGGCGAGATCGAATGCGAATGCGAATGCGAGGGAGACTGCAAGTGTCCCTCTGAGGATTCGTACGAAGCTCAAGTCAAAGCCATGAAGGCGCAGGTCCGCGAGGAGATGATCAATAAGCTCGCGGCGGAATGGAATGAGATTCATACTCAAATCGAGCATCGCTCGTGGCGTTCGCGCGAGGAGCGCGAGGATGAGGCTGATTACCTTAGTGAGATGTTGGCTGAGCGCCAGGGCGATGCCGAATATCAGGCATTGCAGAAGAATCCCGATCTGACCAAGGATCAGATTCGCGCCATTCGCGATAAGGTTCGAGACGATTTCGAGAAAGAGATTCGCCTTCGTGAAGAGAAGGACCATATGCGTCTGGAAGTGATCCAGGGATTGCTTTCGGATCTTGGGGCGCGAATGATGCGTCCTTACGAGCACTGGAATGAAGAGGAGCGGTACATGGAATACATGGAGAACCGCTATGATGAGCGAAACGGCTACGATTACTGACTTGATTCGACTGTGTACGTCAAGAACCGCGTGTTTCCGCAGCCCATGCACATTGTGCAATTGGATGAGGGCAGATACATTCGCGAGGGCATGGATGGCAATGGTCCAATGAGGGGTTATGTCTCCATGCTCGTCGTTCACGAGGATAATCTGACTCTCGACTATAAAGGAGCCTAACATGAGACTCATTCGCGAGGAAGAGATCGTTCGTGGTGTGATTGGTCGTCTGACTGGAATGGGCATCTATTCTGCCGTCACCATTACGATGATTCGTGATGGCGAGGTATATCTGAGCCGTCCATTCGTCTATGCTCATGAGCATTTCGATTCGCGAAATGGTTTGATGGGGTGTGAGAACTTCTCTATGTCAATCAGGCGAGCAACGCAGTGTATTGAGGTAGAAACGGATCGTGATGACAAGCCCACCATGATGGTTACTTGAGCAGAGGTTCCAATAAAATAACCATCACAGTAACTTCTGAGTTGAAGTCTTTTCTTGGCACGATTGTTGGTTGTGTCAAGGTGAATAAGACTTTCGTGCCTATAGTTATGCGTGGGAGGATTCTGAGATTCAGACGGGCGTGTATCCGCTGATTGCGGCTCTCATCGAGAAGATCGATGGTGGAAGGCAAAGCGAGGGACTTTCTCTCCGCACCAAGGGCGGATGTACGTCGGGCAAGATTATGGAAAGGAAGAGATCGATGACCACTCCTAGCATTTTGCTTCTCAGTATCGCTTTGTACGTTGGTTCCTATACGATGGGGATTTCTCCCTATCTGGTTTGCGGAATGTTCATGGGCGGATGGCTGATCATGAACTTCATGCAAAATAAGCATTTCGGTAGGTGACAGGATCAATCCAAAAGAGCTTCACGCCTTGACCGAGCCTGTTCGATGCGATTGAAGCCAAATCGTGATTATGCCGAATTCCCTTCGGGCAAGATACGTTGATGACGACTTCAAGAACTATGTTTTTGAGAGAACTATGTTCTTGAGTATGTCATGTCCATATCTGTCTATTTGTCTGTTTATCTGTCTGTCTGTCTGTCTGTCTGTCTGTCTGTCTGTCTGTCTGTCTGTCTGTCTGTCTGTCTGTCTGTCTGTCTGTCTGTCTGTCTATGAAAACGATTTCTGGAAGTGGTGGAACGTAACTTTACGAAGGTATAAATAAACATGCCCAATCATTGCGATCAAGATTTGTTTGTGACTGGTCCCAAGGACGATCTCACGGCGTTCGTAGAATTTTCACGCGAAACCCGTGATGGCGATATTGTGGTACTGAGTCATAACAAGTACATTCCATATCCCAAGCACTTTGAGGAGATGGATAAAGCTGCAAATGAAGCCAGGAAGAACATGAAGCCTGGAGATGATTGGCGCAAGATTCCCCCGGACGGTTATAACTCGGGCGGTTATGAATGGTGCTGCGAGAATTGGGGAACTAAGGCTGGCATCTATGGTGCAGCGATGGTTTACTGCAAGAAGAATCGAGCCAAGTATACGTTCCAATCGGCTTGG